TTGATGATCTTCATAATTATTTCCCTGCGCTTCTCTATGAGCCCGAGGCCTTTAACACTGTTCCACAGGTTCTTCAGTATGTGCGTGAGCAAATCCAGAGAACATTTAATCCTCTTGCAGTTGGAATGCGACAGTATCAAGCTCAGCGTCCTTTTATGAATGTTCCAGTAAATCTGAATCCAACTGCAATGTCGGCCTTTGAGGCATTGCTGGAGGCATCATTGCTTTTGAATCCCAGGGCAACAGTCGGCGTAAATAATACAAATGCAAATGCTACCAACTTTATGGCACCGGTTCGTGTATCTCCTTCTACTGCACAGGTTGCAGCGGGCACACGACTTGAATCGGTAATGGTAGAGGGAGAGGTCTGCGCCGTCTGCCAAGATACACTTGAGATTGCGGATGAAAAACGGGTGATCAATGCATGTAACCATGGATTCCATAGAGGATGTATTGATACGTGGTTTCAAGAGAATGTTCATTGCCCAGTCTGCAGACATGATATTCGCACAGCGGCTTCACAAACCTAAATCATCATTAAAGGCTCAGCTTCGCCAGATCCTCGGGTAGTGCTTCCACCTTCGTAGAGTAATGGCTCTCAATCTCCGCCATAAGTGATGCCTCCTCACCCGCAATCAGATTGATCGCAACACCCTTGCGGCCAAAGCGGCCCGAGCGACCAATGCGGTGGATGTAATTCTCTCTCTGCACAGGGAGCTCATAGTTAATAACCAGACTTACCTGCTGAACATCAATTCCGCGGGCAAGAAGATCTGTGCTAATAAGAACGCGAATATTGCCCGTACGGAAATCCTTCATGCGCCGACGTCTCTCCTCCACATCCATCTCTCCGTGAATACATGTGAGAGGAAATCCCTGGCCACCCATTTTTTCCGCCAGCCACTCAGCACGCTGTCTCTTGTTGCAGTAAATAATGGCCTGATTGATATTGAGCTGCTGGTACAGGTCGCAGAGAACATCATACTTCCACTCCTCTCTCTGCAAAGTAACCACATACTGTTTGATACCATCCAGGGTTACCTCCTCAGGTGGGACTAGAATGCGCACAGGGTTATTTAGAAGCTTCTCAGCAAACTCAATCACCTCCGTCGGCATCGTCGCACTGAAAAGGGCGACCTGCATATCCTTGGGGAATCCCTTCTGCAGAATACAGAGAATCTGCTCACGGAAACGGTCCTCGAGCATCTGATCTGCCTCATCCATGACGAGGACCCTGATAAACTGGCGATTAAGAGCGCCGCGGTGAATCAAATCATAGATTCTCCCAGGTGTTCCCACTAGAAATTGCACTCCCTTCTCGAGGGCGCGTAGGTCCGTACCAAGAGGAGTTCCTCCCGTCGCGGAGTACACGGATAAAGGAAGGTGCTGTCCCAGGTTATTTGCAACCGTCTCAATCTGCTGAGCGAGCTCACGCGTGGGAACAAGGACAAGAACCTGTGTCTTTTTATTTGTTATATCGATCTTACACATTGCACCGATGCTGAATGTACCTGTCTTTCCCGTGCCCGACTGGGCCTGTGCGAGGAGGTCGCGGCCCTCCTTGAGGGGAACAATTCCTTTCTGCTGGATTGCACTTGGCTTCTCAAAACCAAATGAATACACTCCGCGCAGAAGAGAATCAGGTAGACTCATATCATCGAATGAGGTGTAGGAACGTAATTCGTTGCTTTCAACAACAGGGGCTTCAGACATTTCTAGCTATAAACGCAGGGTTTGCTTAAGTTCAAATTTAGTGCGTGTGTGGTAAATTTGAACCTTCCTATTTCTAGAGGTCTAGTAGCAACATGGCCGATGAAGAAGGAGACGCAGGTGTAGATATCGATGATCAGGAGGATTTCTTAGCAGAGGAAGTTGAAGAGGAAGTTGTTCGCGCCGCCGTTCCCGACCCTCTTGCTCACCTCTATAAGTTTCACCCCGAGACAGTGATTGATTATGCAGAGACAGTTCTTCCTAAGATTCCTCTTCTATCTGCACCACCTTCGCAGAAAAAGCCTGATGAGGGGCACAAGTCTCAACCTTTTCTGAGCACATTCGAGAGAACGAAGCTCATTGGATTTCGTGCGAACCAGATTTCTCAGGGTGCTCGTCCCTACATTCTTGTACCCGAGTCTGTTACAAGCACTGTGGAGATTGCGAAGATGGAGCTGGAGCAGCGCCGCCTTCCCTTCATTATCAAGAGGCCAATGCCCGATGGCACATTCGAGTACTGGCGTCTCTCAGACCTCATGATTATCTAATCAAATAAAATTGAAGTCGCCACCCCCCTTTTTTCACCTAATCGAATGGACTCCTTTCTTAAGAAGGCGCAAACACCTGTGCACTTTACCTATCTTGGCATTGGGACGAATCCCCATACCACGACAGTCGACGCGCTAACAGATGCATGGGATCAATTGATGCCGGTCTTTGTTCGAGACCAACTCCGCCGCCGCCAAAAGGTCCGTGTCTTTCATATTGATCCTCAGTTTAAATACAACCTCGAGTTTCTGAGGGAGTACTTTGCAACGAGGTTTCCGCGCCTCACCTATGATGGAGAGTATAACTGGACATCTTCCACTCTAGATGTGCATGTTTCGGATAGTTCTTTCTATCATAATAACAAATACGATACGAATAATGACGACCCGTTCTTGTTGGAGCTGTCCGAGATCTGCCTTAACACGGGTAGTCGTCTGGTTGTTCAAGAATTCACAGGGCATATTCTTATTCCTACATTTAAAGAGTGTTTTGCCTCTACAACACGGCCCTCCCTGTTCAAAAAGAAGATCCTCTTTGATATAACGTATGGCAATGCTTCCTGTATGACCGATCTAACCAAACATAGTCCACTCTATGATAAGAATGGAGATTTCATTAACTTTGCACTCTGTACATACGATGAAATTAAGGGACTTATTGATCTGAAGAGGACCGACCTTAATACTCTTATTATCCCCTACTTCAAGAAAGCCTTTATCCATTCACTCGAATACCACCATGTGAACTATAGGCGGCGAGTGAATGGAGATATATGTATGAACAAGAGTGAACTGTACGAGGAGACCGCATCTTCTTCTTTGATCATGGGTACCCTACAGGAAGAACTCCGCATGTCTTTCGACGTGCTCCGACTACTTGATTTAGTAGATGAAGAGAAGAATGCGAGCTTCATTAGACTTATGGATTCGTACCCGCGCGTAAATATGTATGATTGGAATACAGAGGTGAAGAAACTGTTCTAACGTCATGACTAAAAGGTAAGGAAGTTAAAACTTCCTTAACTTTTATGTCCAACGACGAACTAACCGATGAGTAAGAAAGCTCTTTGAGCTTCCTTAATTCTAAGTTCATATGGTAACGTCGTTCTTTACATTCAGGACAGATCTCATACTGGGGTCCCTTGTCTGGCTGAACAGTCACAAATCGACTAAAATGCAGCCTATTATCCTCTCTCCATCCATAAGCCTTTGCAGATTCCAATGCTTTTACGTGATTTCTATATTCGAGCATGAAATGTTCAAATATATCACCACCGTCTAAATTTGCGCCGCAGTGCTTACAGATATAACTTTGCATTCTATTTACCGCTTAGATGGTATACCTTCAATTTTATATCACTAAAATATCCTCACCCGCTCCTCTGGATGTAAAAAGAGATCGTCTTCTGTTTTCACCCCAAATACGGAATACCATTCATCGAACTGGCTCACAATGAGATTCACGCGAAGTTCGGTCGGTGCGTGCACATCAAGGAAGAGTCCCTGCAGCGCCTTTTTCTCTCTCTCTTTAATTCTCCATGAAACCGCGTACCCGATAAAAAAATCTCGCAGTGCTTCTCTTTTCTCCGCCTCGGTGGCCCCTTTCATATCTTCCTTCAGGGCGTCCAGTGCAATACCAAGCCCCCCTAAATCCGATATATTCTCTGAAAGAGTCATCGCGCCGTCGACTGGCCGCCCCTGAACTTTTTGTTTTCCAAATAACTTTACGAGAGCGCGCGTCCGTTTATTATAATCGCGATTATCGCCCAGTGTCCACCAATTCTTTTTTTCACCAAATTCATTGTATTCTTTTCCATCTATATCAAACGCGTGCGTAAATTCATGGCCTATCATTGCACCGAGTGAGCCATAGTTCCACCCCATCTTTGCAGGGGTCTTGTAGAAAAAGGGTACATATAGGCTTCCCGCTGGAAGAATAAACTGGTTTGATTGAATATTATAATACGCATTTACTGTATATGCCGGTTCTTCCCAGTATTTAGATGAAGGCGGTGCATGGTGCTTCATTGTATTCATTTCACGACAGGCATATAAATTATAGAGTAAATTCTCTGTATCAAGCGCCGGCATCTCAATATCAGGAAATGAACTTGGATGAGAAATACTCATAATCATTTTCTCAAGCTTTGCAACTGCTGTCTTTTTTGTAGGTTCATCTAACCATGGAAGCTCCTGTATACGCCGAATAGCAGAACTTTGAAGATGTTCAACAAACTGTTTCACCTTTGGTTTCAGTGAATGATCTAATTTTGTATTTATATACAGCATGGAAAGAGGTTGCGAACACACCTGTTTTGCTAGAAGTAGTAAAAGCTCCTTCTGAGGCAGTTTTTCTTGTTGCCCACGAAGTCTTTTTCCATATAGTTCAAAATTATACTCATCATAAGGTGCAGGAAGTACTGAAATTGCATCGATCACCGTGTGAAGAGTGAATATCTCTTTATACATATCAAGCGGCCATGTCCGAAAGAGTCTATTCATGAAATGAATCCATTGCAAACTGGGTATATAAAACTTTCTCTTTTTCCAGTTTGGAAGGCCAAAGCTTGTGAAAAACTCTTGCCACGGTATATCTTTGTAGTCATGTGAAAGCTGGTTTCCTGATAGCGTCTGCGAAATTGTAGATTCTTTCGATTTTTGAATTATCACAGCCAGCTGGCTTTCTACGTGAATACCCTGAGTAATATCTTTGATATCTAATGCGTGTGAAATCTTTCTACACATTTCGACATAGGCAACAAGTGTTTTTGATTTTCCTGGGGCCATTGCAGAATAATAACTAAGATCGGGAAGGCCAAGGTTGGCCGACCTAAGATAAAGGGTGTCCTGGTAATAGGATACCTGGAAAAAAGTATCAATTCCAAGTCGCGACATTTTTCCGAGAGTTGTGGCAGCTTCTTCTTTTGTGCGAATACAGCGATAGGTTAACAGTTGTTCTTTAAGATAGTCAATGCAGTTTGCCCTCTTCGAAGGGCGAAGTGTTGAAAGAGCAAGACGGCCAAGTATATCTTTCATTTTATCTTCCTTGCTCGTGGGTGCTTTACCTTTCTCTGCAAATAGATAAGCATCATCCAGTATGTTAAAGAGATCTTTTTGAATTTCGGCCTCAATCTCTTCACTTATACCAAACGACGATTTATAGTCGGGTATAGAGGCATGGCGTAACCAATTTCCGTTTACATATCTATAAAAATTATCACCTGGTTTATCAGACGTCAGCGGTGGCGGGAGGCTTATCGCCCGCTCTCCGCTTCCGTGTCTGTTGATTTTTCTTGTTTTCATATGGATCGATCTTTCTATTTATAGGGTTTAGTTTTGTAGTATCAGAATATGCTCTCCTTCCAATCATATATTTTTTATATAAAATTTGCGACACCCTTTTTTCACTAAGAGGAGATGAAAGAATTCGCCTCATAGTTGCGGCACCCCTGTTACAGATGAAGTTTTTTGTCAGCAGTAATAGAGCTTACAAGTTCAGATACCATAGGATTATCCGTCTTATTTGATAACCATGAACAAATCTCATACATGCAACGATCATTATGAAAGTAGAGGCAGCGATTACTATAGTGTGTAACCAGTGTATATCCACACATCTGTAGATGGCCGGCAGCAATTGTTGTGTTTAACATCTCGTCGGGGGAAGATGACCACTCAATCAGAAGTAGACCGGGGCGATATCCCGCCGAAAGAAGAGAATAGACTACCTGTAATTCAAGATTGTTACCTAGAGATATCTTTACTATATCTACGCGACCATTTTCCTCCTTTAAAGACATTGATGCAGAACAATCCTTTATAGCGGAGACAAACTCCTTTGTAGGATAAATAGTCCCTTCGATCTCTTGTGTACCCGTAGAGAATGAAGGTAGAACAGGATAAATCCGAACATTTTTGGGAAGAACCCACTTCATATGAACGCCCTCCGTAAATGTGGATGCCCCTTCCTCTCGCTTTCTCACCTTTAAAATGTTCTTTACTTCTTCCCATTCATCCAGTTTCTCCTTGCGAACTTCAAATACGTGAAGGGGGCAACCCATTGTTTCTGCAATTTCAAGATCCGTAAGTGGGGATGATGATATTCCAATGCTCGCAAAGACAACCTTGATACCTTTTAATGAAAAATAGTCCCATAACTTATCGAGTATGGGCCACTGATCCCCCTCCTTTCCAATCAGCTTTACATCTATCTTTCCGTCTTTGTTAAATTCCATTGTCTATGCATCGTCGTGTGATTTATTGCCTCCAGTGTTTTCCGCAATTCAGACACGTAATGAAGATTGTCATCGGCTCATCTGCCGAACGGGTCTGCATTTCATAGTATGTGCACTCGCGCTTATGGCAACGGCCACAGAGGAACTGATCCGTTGCCATTGCCTTATTTCCTTCGAGCTGGCTCTTCTCACGCTGCTGCTGCCGATGGATATAATCCTTCCAGAGATCATTGTTCATGGAGTATGGAGTGAGGGCCGCAATCTCTTCGACCTGGAGCTTACCCTTTTGCACTTCATTTAGTAGATACTTGTTCTCAATGTACGAACCCGGTATGAGATTACCTGTAATATGACGAACCTTCGTCGTATAAATATACTGGAACATCTTGCACCCCCAGTGAGGAGTGACGTGTCGTTTCTTTGCTTCTATAATTGAAATGTTGAAGATTGATCTCTCCAAGGCATGCACATCAATCTTCTTCACACCATTTTTCTCAAGTACTGTTGAGAGTGTATTTATTGAGGTAATCCGTTTAGAATCGTCGGTCGCACCCGTTCCTTCATCTGGCTGCAGGTGCTCGCCAAGAGGAATATCGAGGATAATATGGGAATTTGTTGCCGACAATGTTGCATTGTTCTGCTTCTTCTTTTTGGCGGCACGTGTTGCGCGTAGAGGGACAATAATCTCTTCCTGGGTCTCAAACTCTTCTCCTGCATCTGCATCGACTACCCCCTCTTCTTCCTCTTCCTCTTCCTCCTCCTCTTCTTCCTCATCCTCTTCAGCCTCAACTTCAGCCTCTACTTCAGCCTCTTCTGATTCATCATCAGACTCATCCTCAATATCCTCGAACCCGCCAAACATCGCTGTATAGAATGTTTCGTATGCCGCAGTTGTAAGAGATACCGGTGTCTTGTAATCATTCTCCTTCTTGGATGCAACGATGAGGATATCTCCAAAGAAGAGATTTGAATCCAGTGGGGGTGGCAGCTCATGTTTATTCTCAGTCCCTGCCTTTCCTTTTGTGAATCCAAAGAGAGTATAGAGAGAGGACTTATACACATAGGTTCCAAGAATAGAAGGAGATTCCTTCTTTTTAAGAGACTGCTTCACAATATCAAGTGATAGGGGGGTCGCTAGGCGCACCTGTTTTACTTCTGCATTCTGTGTTAAGAGAACACATGGTACCTGTTTACTCATACTGAAGTTCTAACTGGGCGTATCGCTTAAATCACCTTCAACTTTACTATGTAGGTATGAAAATTCAGTGGATACAGAAAGAACATGGGCCTAGTGAAGCAATAGGGACTTTATTACATTATGATGCAATGCCGTATAGAGGATTTTTAATTGGAGATGAATGGATTTGTTATGAAGTGCTAGATATTTGTTCAACAAATGAATCTCATGTAGTTGAACAAGGCATTCGTATGCCGGTGGACTGGGTCCCAAAGGATGTATTTTGTATTGAAGAGTATCCTCTTTATTCAAAGATAGAATCTGAGATCTGTTTTGGAGATTGGACTCTTAGTTTCCAGCAGGGGGTGGAACCTCTCCCGCGGGGGGCGGAACCTCTGCAACCGGTACAGGGACCTCTGCTGCAGCAGCAGCAGCAACGGGTGCAACAGCAGCAGCAACGGGTGCAACAGCGGCAGCAGCAACGGCCTCCTCGACCTTTACCATTGCAACAGGGAGCACCCCAGCAGAGACAATCTCCTTTGCTTCACCGTTCACAGAGGCGCCACCCTCCAGCTTCGCAGCAACCTTCTCAACCTTCTCAACCTTCTCAAGAACATTTTCCGCAGCCTTAACCTGTTCGTTGCTGATGACTCCAGCTTTTGCCGCTACGGATATTGCAGAAGAGGCAGCACAAGAGAACCAAGAAAGGAGTGTCGACGCCTTTACCTTCTTGATACTAAACTTCCCGTTTGAAACATCGAGTACAGCCTGAATTGCAGAAGGAAGGGCAACGCGCGCCGTATCCTTCAACCGCGCTTTTGTGGCCTCGTCGCCAGCAGCCCCCATTTCATCAATGCACTTAATAATTGCGGCAACAACAAGTTCCGACTTGTCCTTCCCCTTCAGTCCAGGCAGCTTATTCACAAATGCCGCGAGTTTTACGCCCACGGAGATTACTGCACCCGAATCGATCGTCCCGCTAAGTCCAAATTTCTTCGCTTCTGCTACAACTAACTCTAGGTTGCTCATTCTACTTAGAGAATAGAGTTACTGCTTTATATCTTTATTTACCTTAGTATGAAGCGCTGCCGTAATACGAAATTAATTTTTATATCTCTCATACTTCTTCTCTCGACACTTCTTTTTAGAAATCTTGTAGAACCATTTTATGATACAATGACTGCAACACAGGCTGCACAAGTTCTTGGAGAAGCCGCGATTGTTGCGCGCGAAGCCTATGATACAGCTAAAAACCTAGCAGAGCAGAAAAAAGCGGCTTATACTGCTGCCTTGGACCGATTCACGGCTAACCCTACACAAGCGAATGGTGTTGCGCTGAGTAATGCGCAGGCTATAAACGTGGCCGCAAAAAAAGCAGAGGCTGATGCACTTATTGCTGCAGGGGAAGCAGATTCTGCGGCAGCCAGTGCAGCTGAATCAATACCCGTATCGACCCCGCCGCCCCCTCAAATATCGGCAGAACTTCAATCTGCCGCACTTTCTGCTACAATTCTAACAGAAAGTTCTGATACGACAAAAATCATGATTGCTGTCGTATCTGGTATAGGAATATTATATATTATCTATTTAGTCATTTTCAGTAAAAAGAGTAGTAACTCAAATAATTAATAGAAGCGGAGTTCGTCCACCATGTTTTTTCGCATCTAGTCGCAGATGTTTCCTAAGCTGTTGCTTGCACTTACCCTCTCAATTGTTCTCTTTATGGTTTACTGGGGTATACTGACTTATTACCCTGAGATATTTGGCTTTGAATCTGTAGATCCTGTTGTAGTTGTGATCCCGCAGCCCGAGGCTCCTATGCATATGCCTATGCATATGCCTATGCCTATTGTCTCGGAAACCCCTATCCCGGATGTAGTGCCGGCAGACCCCCTGCGTGCCCCGAACGAGGAGACCCAGGAGCTTCGCCACCCCGAGAGACTCTTTGAACCGGCTGTGAAATCGAAGAATACTCAAATTGCTATGGATAGCGGCCTCGCAAGCGCGAATGCAAATGCAACCTCCGATGCTCTGCAAGCTTTCTCACCAGAAATGGCGCAAAATGGCGGAGAATTCATGGAGGGTGTATTCCCTCTGGATAGTACATCGGGTTCATCGTTTGCGACTTTTTAGTCACGACGGTATGTAGAATGGAGGCAAGTGACGTGCTTCGTAGAATAAAAGCACAGACACAATATAATTATAAATTATCAGAGGTGATGATCTCTCAACCCAGGGTAAACATCAGTACATGTGTGTCTGAGGCTTCAACTCTTCGGATTAACTATACGGGATATGATCAGAGATATGATATTTCTCTTGGAAAGCTCTATGCAAATAACTGTTCCACTGCACTCGTGTTTCTGGCAAATGGCAGTTAACGCGGCTGTACCGAGCTAAAGGCGCTACACTATAGTATACTAGAATGAATCCCGATGAAGGAAACCTACGGAGCAGCCATCGTGAGATGAGCGCAGTTCACCTTAAATTTGCACATTCGTCTTTGCACGAACTGGCCTGCCAGTTCGTGGAAACACGCCTACACGATACATGTGTTCGACAGCGTCTTCAGCCAGAGGCAGCACAGATCCCTCTCAAAAAAGGAACCTTTTTTGTACTCGAAAATGAGAGCCGCGCAGAACCAGGATTTCTCCTGTTTCTTCCTGGAAAGCCAGCAGTCTTCATGGGAACACGTGCCAAGGGTGGAAAGCCGCCCCCTGCGTGGACCCTACGGATGAGAACAGATGTCTCTCTTGGAAATACACTCTTTGTTGCCACTCTTGATAAGATCTTGCATACGCTCCGCATCGAAGATGTCTGGGTCTGGAAGGGGGAGACAGTCTACACAGAGGAGACCTTCTCCCGCCGCCGCACGTATCTCAAAGAGTTCGTGGAGAGTCTCTGGGTCCCGGATGCTCGCCTCATGGGGGGAATCCAAACAACAATTGCAAACCCAAAACCTCTTTCTCATCTTTTATCACTCACCCCGGAGTCCCCCGTGTTCAGCATTGATCTGATCCCCGAACTCCCGGGGCGGCGCAGATTCACCTTTTCCCCGGGGGCTCCTCCTGCCCAGGCACCCAAGCCCCTTCCAACCCCGACCATTCTCTTGAAGAGAGATGTTGCCCCGATCCAAACAACAAAGCGCGTATTTGCTACGGCGGTTCGTCTCGATGCCCTCCCCGATGTCTATGATCTTCTTACACGCGATGGTACACCTCTCTGTCGGGCAGCAGTTCAGCAATTAGCCCTGAGCCAGGAACTTCGTAAATACAAGGGAGCACAGATTCCTGTAGTTGCGGAGTGGAAGGCGGAGTTTGGGCGATATGAGATTTTGAATATTGATATTTAAACCAACGGGCATTTAAAATGCCCGTTGGTTGGCGGCCCGTTTGAAATGCCCACGGGTCTAAGTAGTCCAGACCATAGAAAACTCTGGATGTGTCTGTGCGTATTGGAGAACAGAGTTCCGAACTCGAACTGTTTCTTCCCATTTATGAATTTGTTTATTTCGTTCTGCATGCACACGAAGAAGAAAGGTTCGTGAAAAACTCTGCATACTCTTAAATGCTGCACGTTTAGCTAGATAAATTGGAAGAATTCTTATAGTATTAATAACAAGGCCCGGTAAAACTTGCTCACATTGCTCTTTGTGTAAATTATAGGAAGTTGCATTGGGAAATTTCTTGAGGACGCCCTCACATACTACCCATGTGAGCAGCCTACGATCGCATAAGACCTGGTGTTCTAAAATCATGAGAAGGCGAACAAGGGTTGGATTAGGAGCTGTCCAGAATTGGTGTCGGCAGGTTGGACACGATCCATTTTCAAGAATCCATGGTGTAATGCATGCATCATGAAATATATGTTGACAGTATTGTATTGCAATAACGGGTTGTCCTTCTGCTATATCTTCTTGGCATACGACGCAAAAGGCCTTTTCTCCAAATAACTGAAATGATTCGGTATGGTGAGTAAGTTCCAGTTTGCTTTTACTCGGACTTGCGTTTTTTACTTAAGCTAATCTAGAATGGCTTCAAGACGTTGCTGGACTAGAAAAAATAGAAAGCAGGGGGGTGGTGCGTATCAATTTACGGGCGCCTCTGTTGCCGCTGGAACCGTGAATAACTTTGGACAGGTGCACACGGGATCCCAGTCGGGTACACCTGATTGTAGTCTGGGTGTAAAGACGGATACGTTAGGGTTCACGGGATCTCCTGCCCTCCCGGGCATGCAGAAGGGTGGTCGTTACGGGTTTGATCTGTCTACACCCCCTGGTGGTGGCACGCCGTTTTCCTCAGGTATCCCGCAAGTTGTATCCATTCCCTGCGAGGCGTCTACGTCAAGGCAGTCTGGTGGTGCTGTTGCGTATTTTGCACCCACAGCGGGCTATGATAATAAGCCGAGTGGATGGGTGGGTAGTACGGGTGCTCCTGTGATGATTCCGGTCCCATACGAGGCTAGTTCTTCTCCTACAAAGGGTGGATCTAGACGTGGTCGCAAGGGCCGCAAGGGCCGCAAGGCGCGTAAGACGCGCAGTCGTAAGGGAAGCAAGCGCCGTTAATCATCTGCAAGAAGACAGCCATCCTCGGTCGGAACTCGAATCTCTGCTGAGGTTTCCTGTTTCTTTCCCTCAATCGTATACTTGCATTTCCGATAATAGATAAGTCTCTGCCTATATTGATTTTTGTAGATATTGTGTACATCCACAAGATCTACAATCAGCGGCGGCACCTGTCGTTCCGATGCACGAATGCGCAGAATTCGTCCAGTGCTTTGCTCCACCTTCTTTCTCGGGCTTGCAAGAACAACTGTATTTAGTGTTTTAATATTCATCGCCTCGCTTGCCATCGCATAGCTGGCAAGCAGAATCCTGGCAGTCTTTGCGCCCTCCTCACGTACCTCCTCTTTCATCCCCCCAATGTAATAACTGATACTGAGGCCACTTCCTTCAAGAAGCCGCTCAAACTCATTCAAATGCCCGATTCGTTCACTCAGCACAAGAACCCGCCGATGTTCATTCTCGCACAGTTCTCTCAAGAGTTTTGCGACAATCTCATTTCGTTCTTTGCACTGTACAATCTGTGTAAGAAGTCGCGCCGTAACAACTTCTCCTCGCCAATCCATTGGAAGCTTTAGATAATCCGGGTGAGAACATTCAAGCATCACGGGACGAACGAGAACTTCAGGGTCGGGTTCGCGAGTTTTCTCCCAATACACCGGCTCTCCCAAGAACCACTCAAACACTTTTGTGAGACCATCGTCTCTCTTCGGGGTTGCAGAGAGTCCAAGCATGTATTTTGTCTGAATTTTCACAAGTGCTCGCGAGAAGTGCGCTGCTCCCAGGTGATGGCATTCATCAAAGATTGTGAATCCGTAGTTCTGAAATGTGGTTGAAGGAAAGGTCTGTGAACAGAGAGTCTGAATCATACAGAGTGTACAATCATACAACTCCGGTTCGAGTTCATGACGCCCCGCTTGAAGAATACCAATTCGGAGATTGGGAAAGAGACTCTGAATCTCTCCCTTCCACTGATTCATCAGAAACTCCTTGTCCACGACTACGAGAAATCGGCGACCAATCTTTGCAGCTATCGATAAGGCCATGAAGGTCTTTCCCTTTCCACAAGGTACACAGATGAGGCCATTCATCCCCGCATCCATAAACTTTTGGATAATATCCTCCTGATACGGATACGGTTTCCCACCGAAGATGGCGGCTTCCGTAGAGAGAGGAAGACCTTCGGGTACAAGATTCGCTTCGGCGGGCCCATAGGTTGTGATACCCCAGCTTCGAGGAACATAGTAGCGTGTGGGGGATTCCTTATATACATAGAAGCGAAGCGCATCAAGCTCTTCTTTCTTCATGTACTTCTGTTTCACGGCAGGAGTTACGGTTAACGTATCCTTCAAATACTTGATCTGCTTTTCATCCAAGGATCCCTTACGGATAGCATACCCTTTGATTGTGATAACTTTGTCTAGACTTTCCATGACCTCTTTCTCCCTGGTTTCAATCACTCAAATTTTCATAGGTGAGTGTAGGATGAAATACTACGAGATAGGTATACTTGGTGGGTCTCTCGCCATATTTCTCGGAACCCCCTTTATACCCACCGCAGTCTATGTAAACTTCTTTTCGACACCATTCACTGCATTTTTTCTGTTAACGCTTCTGTTAGTGATCGTTTCTTTCAGCACACCTGCGGCAGTCGGGTTTGCCCTTGCAGCGGGCGCACTCTTTGTAGAACACCGCCGCCGCGTGATTTCCCTTGCACAAAAGTCTAGCGATGGCTCAAGAAAGAAGGATTTATATACAGAACAGATGAAGGCGGCAGCACCTCTAGTCCCCACAGAAATTCATCCTCTTGCCGATCTGCCGGATGATACACAAGTACACTCCAGCACAGAGAATCAGACGAACGAGTTTGAGGCCGAGGGATGGTCCATCGATCACAAACGCGATTTAAATTCTGATTAAACAGGCCAATCATAGGTCGAAGGGTCACGTCCTTCTGCAATCGATGATACCATGATCGAGCAGAACTGTGATTTCTGAGATTGATCAAATGTCAGTCTCCAGTTTGGTACATTTTTATCTAAATAATTCATCAATGTCTTGTCTTCACCACATTGCTGAATTCCACTCCCCGTGATACTCTTACAGATCAGAACAGACGAGGATCCATCTTGTACGGAGATGGTGGCATTGTTCCAGGGGCACTTGAAGTTTTCTTTTGCCTTCTGCAGTGTGCAGCTGTCCTGTTTGCTGTAGTTATCTTCCTGATTATCATAAAAATAGCAGATATCCGTTGCGCCATCTGCGGGGGATCCGTCGGGCATCCGATCTCCGCGGAAGCATCCGCTCGTAGTCTGTGTTTCAAAATAGGAGGGTTTGCTTTCTGTGCAGAAACGCAACTCGGAGTCCTTAAATCTGGCTTGAAGTAATGAAATGCAGGTTTTTATAGAGTCGTGCTCAGGGGAGAGAGTGCACCGTACAGACGAGCACGTAGACCCAACTGGTTCATTTGCACAACAATCCATATCTCCTGCCTTTGTGATGAAGACATAGGAGTCTTTCGGGCAACTTGCGAGGATAGGCTTTTTTGGAGTATCAAACCCTTCATATGTTGTAGAAATAGCTGATGTATAAGTGATAAGAAGGACACAGATAGCCACTATTGGAAATATATACGTGAGTATAGACACCCTCATCTACTTATGCGTGATAAAGAGTGCCAATCATGTATCCAAGAAAACATGCACCTACCCCAACATAGAAGTATGTCGGGACTGCGGGTAGGCCAATAGCCCAACCCATAGACTGTGAAAAGATAAAAAAAAGAAGCACGAGAACTGTAAGCGAAAGAAGAATTCCTAGAAATACTGCAATCACCTGTTCAACAGAACCTTTTTTTGAAATCTGGCCCTCTAGTTCATTTAAACGAACTTTATCACGCTCGTCGATAATTTTGTTCAGTGGAACAATTTCTGATGAAGTCGCATCAAATTGTATTTTTCCATCTTTAATATCAGTATCTGGGTCGAGAGGTACACAATTATAGGCTTTTGTTAAATCAGTGCGATTTGCGAGAGGGGTTGTGTAGGTGGATACACCTGCCCCACTAGGAAAACTGCTGATTGTCTTATCTGTAGATGCAGTTAACTCTATGGGAAGAGTATATGCAGGAAATGTGTTGGTTCCTTCGAAATTTGCGATTATGTTCAGTGCATTAAGAGTAGAAGGCATTACAGTCCTTCCATTATAGAAGACAAGGGTAAGAGCAGATTTTGTAAGGCTACTTTCTGTAACGGTGAAACTTGTTGAATAATAAGCATAGTTGCGATTCCCAGCCAGAGGAAGTACATCTTCGAATGAAAAAGGACCGGGTATGTCCTTATTATCTACCTTGTCGCCCGCGAGTCTCCCTAGATAAGAGGGATTCTTTGCATTTACATCGTTGATAAGAGGAAGTACAACAAAAATGTATTTTGTTGTTGATGTAGAGTCTCTTGATTGAAATGTAATAAATAAATCAAGAGTATTTAAGTCTGTATTCTTATCGGGTACGATCCAAGTTTTGTGGCTCGGAGCAGTAATTTTTGCACTTTGAATATCATATACTGTTCCCTGATACTCAATTGTAGATGAATCCTCTGAAGTATCTAGAGATCCGCTCGCAGCAATTGTAAATCCGGGCGGTGTAGTGAGTTTTCCCCACTTCATCACAATCCAGAGAAGTTGTCTTGCCGATGAATAGAGTGGAGACTTAATAATCGTACTCGATAGACTGAGTGGAAAGTTTGTATTTGTTACCGACATAGCTCTTCCTTTTAGTTCTACAGAAGTCCTGGCACGTAAAGTGGACCATCAAATTGGTAGATGGTTGCAGTGGCCGTCCCTCCCGTTGGAAGTATCTTAATCGTTTCTCCCGAGAACAGCTCATCGCACCCATTACTATCCTGGCAATCGCGCCGCTTGTAGTGAATCGGAAGAGGAACAGGATTATTCGTGTCCGTACGTGTATAATAATTGTATCGGTTCGAAGAATAGGCAGTCCGTCTTCCATAGAGAGGAAGGATCTGGCCATTGTCGGTTTGCAGAACACCCATGGACTGATAGGTTTCGGGGAGCCCCTGTGTGGGCTGATTAAACACTCCTAGACCGGGCAGAGAGCCGCGAACCGGATACTCGGGACCATTATCCCAAAAACGAAGAGGTCTCGGGGCTCTTGTATAGCGATCGTCCCCTTTTTCGTTCACAACCGAGACTTGCACCGGTACCTGTGTAGCTTGCGGAGGCACGGGTGGTATCACAATAGAAAAAGGCCTCAGAAAGAAAATGAGAAGGGCTGCAAGGAGTCCCAGCAAAATAAGAAAGCCGGGTGATAGACAAAAAACGCCAGGTGGACAGGACCCTCCACTATTTACATTTCTATTACGTGCCATCTACCTGATGATATTTAAATTAAGGAAGCTTACCGAGTTTTCTTAATTTAGAGTTTATAAGACACGACATTACGCCGACGACACAGCCTTTACATCTGCGGGGGGGAGCCCAGTGCCCTCGGGCGTGAGCGCAACATCCACGCCATCCATATCGGGCTCACCCACATGGCGATTTTCTCTCGGCATTTTGTCCTCTGTTCCAACGCGCGGCATGCTCATCTCAGGAACAACCAGAAGGCGCCCCTTTTCCTTGATGAAAGCAGGAACACTTACCTGAGAATATCCAGATAGTTCCGTTTCTTTTCCTTCAGACTCAGCAATCGTCTGGAAATTCTCGGACGTTGCAAGCACACCGACCGCATCCCGAGCCCTCGGCTGCACACTCGGTGTCGTCTTCTGGCGAACCTCTTCGATCCGTTTCGCCACCATCTCACCTGTCTCATTTGTAGTACCCGTCACTGTATCAAACCCGTCGACATTCTCCTTTACAAGAAGTGAAGGAATCACTAAGATAAGAAGCGCAACGAGCTTCGACTTCGTAATATGATACCCCACGAGCGATGCACCTACAAACCCAAGGCTCACTGCAAATGACATCGTAGACACCGTGTAGAGCGCCACAATGGCAATAAGTATTAGAGTGATTCCATCTTGTGTTTCTGTAAGCTTTGCCATACTAAAATTAAGGATGATTTTTAAACCAACGGGTATTTAAAATGCCCGTTGGTTGGCGACCCGTGGACATTTCTAAACAAGATTCAAGCGCAAAATACCTAAGGTGCTCTTTGCTTAGTGCCCACGGTTCTAAAGAGACAGAAGGGGTACAATTATACGTTGAAGGATCCAGAAGGTACTTCCAGCTAGAAGAGACTTGAGTACAAGTCCCAGGGTGGTAAGATCACCCGTACTCTTCACCAGGTAGGGAACATAGTTCGCAATTACAACATTCAGAATAGGGAGGCAGAAGATAAAGACGAGAAGCGACACCAGGATAGGCATCTTCAGCTCATCAAAGATGAAGGTAGACCACTTACGCGGAGGCTCGGGAATTTGCATAGGCATCTGTTGCGGAGGTTGCCACGCCGCTTGCTGCATACCCGAAGGGGGGGCCATCATAGGCATAGGTCCCTGCGAAGCATATCCCTGCTGAATCGCGGCTTGGAAATCACCTGAACTGGGGTGGTCCTTGCCGATAATATGTGCCGTAGCAGGAACAGTATCCATTGTGTGCTGAAATGTGCTAGGCGAATTCACATTTATAGAAGGCGCCGGGGCTGGGGGAGGAAGAACCCCGCTTGAATTTACATCCGCCATAATTCTCTTTATGAGATCTCCATCCAGCGAGGGGCTTGAATCGAGATCGCTAATTAATGTTCCCGAGGAGCTCATGTTTCTTTTGATAAAAAGGAAAATGAACTTGCTTAGAAATCCGCTTAGAGCTTGGAATAGAATCCCTCGATCGCACCCGTCTTGGGGCAGTCTACCGATTCACTCTTGAATTGATAACACTTAGACCCGAGTTGATATGTGGAGTGGTTGATCTCGTCCACGGGCGGGGCCTTTTCAATTGTGCACTTATCTCCATGACAGACGGGACGCAGTGCAGCAACAAGGCCAATGCCTATGATTACACTAAATATATAGTTAAACGATTTTGATTTTAAGAATTCAAACATCTTCTCTTCTACTAGTAGAGCAAATGATTCAACATTTCCGCATTCTTCCATTTTTAGCAGGAATTGTCATTGGAGTTCTTTTCTTATATACATGGAAAGATGAACCTCTTATTTTAATGAAGTACCCCCATCCTTCAAACGTGGATGGACGCGTCTATCGCGATAAAAATGGAGTGTGCTACAAATATTCGAGCAATGAAGTGAACTGTGATACGAATGAGAAGACACTCAAGCAGTATCCTCTTCAGTGAGGCATTAATGCCTTCGAGCATTGATGATAGCCCCCTTCTTTGCTGCAGCCTGTTCTTCCACGGAAATCACCGCCTCTTTTACCAGAGGAGGCGGTGCGACCGCGGCACCCTGTTCACGATAGGTTGCGCGGATTGTAGCAAGAACTTCACCCACTACGTTTTTGCTAGGCCACTTGGTCGGGTCTAGGAGCGACTTATTTGTCGGGTCCATGCCAATGCCACCCGCGCCGAGTACAGGGTCCGCGTAGACAAAGACGTCCTGGCCAGTCGCGGCGAGCGCGGCGGCCTCCACCGGGTTCTGCTTATACAATTCAGTGAGGATAGACGTCCATGTTGTGCGGCTATCCTTCACTTGCCCCATAATCTTCTTTGTGAGAGCGCGAATCGTGCGATACGAGCGAGTTCGGAGAAGTGCTTTGCGGATCTGTTCCTGGCCCTGCTCGGCCATCCGCTCGGCCTCGTACGCCTGGAATGCCGAGCTATACTGCGTACCCTTGTAGACGAACTCAGCCGTATGGAGTGGAGTAAAGAGTCCATTCACGGGATCATCGGGGTCTGCAAGAATACGAGCAAAGGCGCCCGTTGTAAGACGAAGGCGTCCATCCTTCTTTGTCTCAAGCACAGATCCAGCGCCAGGGACATCTTCATATCTCCCGTAAAAGAGGGAATTTGGGAAGTTTCTACGTTCGAGTTGGATGATTCCATCTCGTAGCATGTCCTTATCGAACAGAGATTTGGCTGCAAAGAGCTTTCGGGTTTCATAGGGCTGGTCAAAGAGTACCTGGTTCGCAACGGGTGCAGGAATTTGCCGTGTTGATCGGATAGGCGAACGTACAGCCACACGTTTCAGCTCAACCTTTTCCACCTCTGCATTCGCAATGAGCACCGGATTAACTGCGCCCGTCTCTTTATAGGCCTCAATCGCTTGGCGAAGAATAACTTTCTTCTCTTCAAATTCTCGATCTAGATCAATAAGTTTCTGAATACGATCATCCTCCATCTCCTTTCGTTCGTCGTCCTTGATCGGCCTGTACTTTTTAAGAACAATAGTTGATTCTAGGTTCCCGTCCTTTTTATAGAGTTGGAGCACACCATCCTCTCCTATCTTTGCCAGATCAAGTCCATTCTTGCGAGAACGGATTCGGTAGAATTTGCGAATTGCTTCTGCCGTTTTCTGATCATACGGGTTTGCGGAGGGTATATCGAAGGCCATTAGCAAATCCTCTTGACCCTGCTCACGGCCTCTTTGTATTTCCTCTTGATGCTGTTCGATTTCCTCTCGTGCACTTTGTCCCTCCTGGCGGACCACAACAACCTTTTTTTCTAGCCCAGACATTTCCTACCATATGAACTTAAAATTAAGAAAGCTCAAAGAGCTTTCTTAATTTTAAGATTCATCGGTTAATTCGTCGTTCGACATAAAATTAAGGAAACCAGAGTTTCCTTAATTTTTAGTCACGACGGCACTGAGAGACGATGATTTACTTGTCTGCAAGAGGCTCTTCGGGACCGATGTAGATATAGCGAGGTACTCCCTCGGCTTCGCTACGTTCACGGTTCATTACATAGTATCCGGGCTTCAAATTTGTAGCTGTTTCTTTTGCAACCTTGGCTGCTGGCGTAGACTTGGCCGTAGGCTTTATCTTTGTAAGAGGTACCGGGCTTTCTAAGAAAAAGCGTGTAATCGCAAAGCTTACAAGTGCCCAGAGAATACAAAAGGCCCAAAAAGGAAAGGGTGTTGTATCCTTCGAAGCGTCGATTGAAAACTCCTTCCATGAACCGTCCTCTCTAAACATGTAAGAAGGGCGAATATAGAGGACAACAACAACACCTATAAGATAAAGTATTGCACTGAAGAGGAGGACTCTCATTCTAATGTTTATGAGATCTTCTTTTCGTTCGTGTAAACCTGCTTTAGCTTCTCCAGGTAGAGAATCGCATCCATGTGTTCCTCCTGGGCATGCTGGATCCAGTCCAGAACCGAGAGATCCGTGCGATCCAGGTCCGTGCCATACTTCTTCTTTCCGAAAGCCGCTCGTTCAAGAAATTTTTGAACAACCGACTTTACAATACTATCTACACCGTCCATTCTATTAGCAAAGCGCTCCACCAGTTTAGGTCTCAGTAGTCATCCGCCGCCACCTGATCCACATCGTATCCACCTTCAGCCCCCGCCTCCTCCGCCACAGGCCCAAGTCCCATATCAAAGCGCTGGATACGCTCGCGCTCGTATTGGTCCTCGTTGTACTGCGTGATCACCTTGGAGCCTCCAACAGACCATGCACCGAGTCCAAGTTTCTTATTGAGAAGTTCAACTGCACGTCCCTCGGGCGTCATCTTATCAATTCTTCCGATGATTGCCATCTTCTCCGCTTCATTTCTCCGAGAAATCCTATCACGAATTTCCTCTAGCGATAAACTTAAGCCTTCCTTTCGGAAAAACTCAAGGCATTTGTTTAGAACCTGCATCGGGGCGCGCTCACCCGATACTTCCTCCTTACCTTTGTAATTCGGCGGCACATAATTCGGATCAATAAATGTGTTGAAGATTCCCAGTAAACTACTCTGTACAAGATACGGTAATCCAATCTTACCACCAGGTACAAGTGGTGCACGCACATAGGTCTGAAAAAAGGGAAGAATAACAGATAACTGTTCGATAGCATACTTCATCTTCGCCTTTACACGGTTTCCTTGGGCGTAGCGCTCCATATCTTTCAGATAATTCATATGCGCTGCGAGGAATGTATCAATATCATTCACCGTTCCCTCACCGAGATCGTATGACTTCTGCACACGCATCCTTGATGTCTTAAATCCAGAGATGAACTGTTGGAAGGGAACCAGGAAATAGCTCCGTACCGACTCGGCACAGGAGAGGAGGCTCTGTGAAACGAGTTTTCCAAGTAACTCTCCATTCTCTTTTCCCATACGCACACTGAGTTCCTGGAGCTGCGCTGCCGCAAAGTTGGAAATACTTCCATAGGCAGTAGCAATCTCAAGTTCATCTGATAATTTGTCCTGGGGTATACTACGAAGTGCGCTCATTGTGTCAGCGAGGCCCGCCACCCATCCTTCAAACGGCGGCGGGTCCAGGGCGGCGAGTTTCTCAAGAAGCTGAATGCCACGGAGAGGATCCACTTTCTCCGTGTGGCCCACTGCATATCGTCGGTGTGTGGTATCTAGGAGATCCGTAAATGCGTCTTTTCCGTACTCCACTTCCTGTTTATCCAGCGCCGCCTTTCCTTCCTCTAGCGTGTACTCTGCACCAGGGAAAGCGAAGCCGCAGTGAGGACATACATGATTGTAACCGGGCTCATGTGAGAGACCCTTGCGCGGTCCATCAAAGCACACTTCAAGGAAGACACGGTAATAATCCTCTTCAGAGGCAATCGCAATAGCAGAGCTCAGTTGCGGCGACGTAAAATGAACAGCCAAGTGGCTCCCTCGAGGTCCCGCTGGATGTCTACCCATCTCGAGTTTTACCATATCCTTTTGCCCCAGCCAGAATTCCTGGGGAGCATGGAGAGGCGTAAAACAACAGGTCGTCTCGGTATACACAGACTCCGCACTTGCAGACGCTTTCGCGATCTCATTCGCCTGGAGAATCCAACCACGAACTTTCTCTTGTTCTCCAGCCGCCTCGGGCACAATCACTTCACCTTCGCGCACGACATGAAAGGATTCAGGAAGGGCCTCGACAAGACCCTCTTCTCCAGTATCCTTTCCAACGGTCTCCTTCAGATACTCCTTTTTCAGAGCAATCTCCTGCTGCACATTTGCATCATTTATCGCGGCACCCACGAGTTTTGAAATATACACTGCAATAAGCCCTTCTCTCTTGTCTTGCGCACCCTTCTGGAAGCCTGTTAGATTCCACGGGGGCTCATTCTTCATAATACTTGCGACTGCACATGAAAGGTAATTCACACCTGTCTTATCCTCCTCGGGCCCTAGAGGAAATCCAGTGAATCCAGCCTTGCATCCAGGAAGTTTGTACCGCATCACATATCCAGGAATATTGGTCTGGATCGCTAAGAGAATCTGGGCAGATGTTGCAGACACAAGGATGCGATGATAAAAGATATCGTAATCTGGGATCGTTCCTCCCTTCGCCTTGCTAGCCTTCTGCATCTTTCCATACTCCTCGCGTGTCGGCTGCCGCATCATCTCCACATCAACTCTCTGCACGATCTTCTTTGTATCTGATGATATAAAAGAAATGCCAATCTTATCTGCAATTTGGCGGAGTGTCTTGTAGATCAGATTCTGCACATCCGTGGAAAAGGAAAAGTTTTCCACCTTCTCGGCCGGTGCACCAAGAAGAATATTGAGCTCTTCCTCTTTCTCTGCATCCAAATCAGCAAGGACAGATCTCCCCATGAGAGGACGGCCATCGTCATCGTATTCTAGATTGGTATCATACTCTACGTCCGAGATAGGTTGCCCATCATTTTTGCAGATATAGCGGCCATGGAATTGGCCACCGCTAAAGGCGAGAAGAAGTTCCTTGTGGATAACCTCCTTTTCTCTAGGGCGCAGATACTCTTGAAGAAGAAGGATCTCGTGATAACACAGACACGTCTGGGAACATGAAATGCAGTGAAGCCAATTGTCCTTTCGTTCACCACCATACTGCGTAATAAACTTTGCCAGCAGTTTGAAATAGCTCGTCTTGTCCTTCACCTTTTTGATGATAGACAGAGAACGAACATGGGGGCACGGATTCGGTTGAGGACGTTCACCCGCGGCCCTCTTCTTCTTCACCACGCGTGCCGACTCGTGAACCGATTCGAGGAAACTGTCACGGGTTGCGCGAATGCGTTCACGCACGAGGCCAGTCGGCTTCGACGAGAGTGTTGCATAGACATAATCCGAGTACTTGTCGAGGAGATATCCAAATGTTGCAAGATCATTCTCACGATAGCTTGGGAAACGGGCTTGGAATAGGACAATTGTCTCTTGCAAAATGGGTTCAGAACTCACCATGCTTAGAATCTGCGCGGATCTCTCCGCCGAGAGAAACATGTTATTGTACACCTTCAGGTTTTCGAGCTTTTTGAGAGATTTCTCGTTTGTCTCCGCGATAAACTTTCTTACGAGTGCGCGATACGACTTCACCTTTTCCACGAGGACCAGCATCTGGTTCACACTCAGTTCACGGGTTGTGAGCCCAAGAGAATGAAGCTTTGGGAGGATATCACCTAGACCCTTTGATTCAAGAGGCTGTGTCTTGAGCCAGTCCTCAATTTGTATATTTCCGAGAGAACTTCCAGAAAAGGAGAGGATTCCATCTGATACAGGGACATCTGAGATACCCTTTTTCTGAAAGAGGATTTCTTCCATGGTAAGAGGTTCCATCTTGCTGCGCCCAATATCATATGCGAGTTTGGATGAGCGAATTGCACCGAGTTCTCTGTCAAATGCCATGGGGAAGAGGATGTAGTTGAGAACAGTCGCGCGCTCAGGGGTCTCAATCACGCGGGCCTCCTCTTTAGCATTGAGGCGACCGGATCGTCCAGCGAGGCCGCGCAGAAGACTCATATAGATTTTATCTTCCATGCCGACATGGAGCCCAGCTTTTCCTTCTGCAATATCATCATCTTTTGTAGACAAGTTGGGGAGACCGTCGACAAGGCGCTCTGGCCATTCGGGCGCGGGTGTACGGAAAAATTCACTGTCCTGTGTGAATGGGCGCATAGGAGAATTTCCTGATGCCTGCCACGACGACATGAATTTGCTGGCGTAGACATCCCAGTTTAGATACCAGGTGGGGAGACGATCAGGAACATACTCGTCTGCTTGAACTCCGCCCAGTTCCCGTTCATAATACTCAACAGACTCCATTACAACATCCGCTAGATATTCAATCTTGATGCCCTCGAGCGTCGATGTTCTCCCGTTCTGTTCATCCACTAATGAGCGATCCATATAGAGCACACGTTTCGCATCAATAACAGGGCGAACAAGAGGCACAGAGGTGGATTCAACAAGTTCTGCGAGGGATGAATAGGACATCGGGTTTATTCCAACAGGCTCGCCCGAACGATCATACTTAATAAGATCATTGCGCAGGATCATCATCATCTCGACAAGCTTTCGCGCTTCACTTCTCTTTTTCTCGCTCTTCTGTTGAGATACGGGAATCTTTAGGAAGAAATCTTCTAGCATTGAGTTCCGCTGCTCAAGATCGGAATAGACGCGCTCGGAGCCGGCCACTTCACGGACCTCAAAGACAGGCGCAATCTGGAATCTGTCGAGAACCTCAAATTCCTCTTCCTCTTTAACCGCCGCAACCTCTTCTTTATCATCTTTCGTCGACTCTGAAACCGCCTCACGATTGCGCACAACCACGAATGGGCGATCGAGGGGGATCCCGATATAATTGAAAATAATCTTATCCTCTGCCCCCGTTGTATCGACAACAGATACACTATCCTCTTCTGGGTTCACCGCAGTGATCTTATAGACTGGGCCGACGTCTCCAGCCTCGGTAAACGTCTCGAGGAGCTGGCCTACATGGATATCATTTTGTTCAACAAAAGAGGCCTTTGCTCTCTTCTGTAGAATATAGGGCACCTCAATTCCAAGGGAGGGATCAAATTCCCCATCAATAATATCTATTTTCTCAGTGTGGTGAGAGACCCCGTCAGGTAGTACACGTAGAATGTTCTCGTCTAGATAATAAATTTTGCCACGAAGGTTATCATATTTTCCTCCGACAATTTGAATTCGATCTCCGAGTTCAAAGGAGAGATCCTCTTCTTGTTTTGTTTCTTCATCTTGTTTGCTCTCGGGCTCCATCTCCTAGTTCGTGCCAAGTAAAATTGACGGTATATTCACAAAACAGATATACAGATAAATGCAGAATTTTAAGGATCTCCTCGATAAGTATCCGACATGGGATGCTCTTTCAGCTTTTCTGCAATCCGATGAGGGTGGTTCGATGCGTATCCGGGATTCATCTCCTCCGTATGCTGTGATACACTACACAAAGGGAAAGACGAACTTTGAGGCAGCACCTCATGCCGTGTGGCTACGTTCAGTGGTGTGGAATAAGGTCTTGAACCGCCCTGTTTGCATCTCACCAAGAAAGGCACTGAGGGGAATTCCCTCCGCTGGAACCAATCTTACACTGGAAACATTCGTCGATGGCACAATGATCAATGTCTTTGCGTCAGGAGGCGAGTATCACACAGTATCTCGTTCACAGCTGGATGCATCTGGCACGTTTTATAGCAAGAAGACATTTCATGCACTCTTTATGGAGGCCCTTGCGCGATACGGAGTAACAAAACTCGAGGATCTCTTTACTGAGCTTCCCACAGAGGAGATACCTTCCATTTGTATGAGCTTTGTTCTTCAGCACCCCGAGCACCGTATTGTAGAGAAAATCAGTCGCCCTTCTCTCCATCTCGTGCAGTATGCGACGATCCGCGCGGATGGAACATTTGATTTGAATGCTTCCGTGAAGGGATCCGATGCAGTTGAGAAGATGCGCCTTCTACCTATCGAGACGAAGTCCTTTGCTACGGAGGCCGAGATTGATGAGTATATGCAAAAGGAGTCAGTGTGGCGTGGATGGACATGGCAGGGACTTGTCCTGAAGGGCGAGAACGGAGATCGTTGGCGTATGCGAAATGGAGCGTACAGTATTCTGCGGGTGCTTCGCGGAAATGAGTCGGATTCGAAAACAAGGTTCCTGCGGCTGCGCGGTGAAGGTAATGTCTCGCAGTACTTGAAGCATTATTCGGAGGACCGTGATCTCTTCTGGCAGTATGAGACGGCCTTGCGTGTTCAGACACGTGCTGCATATGATGCCTATACGGAGGTTCATAAGGCGCACGCAAAAAAGCTGGGAGATATTCCTGCACCGCATCGCACGGTTGTCTATCTTCTCCACTCTCGCTATCTTTCGACACTGAAGGGGAATGGCGAGCATGTTCGTCTTTCTGATGCGATTGCTCTGGTGAATTCACTGCCTAATTGGCAGCAAGCACTGTTTATCTAAACAGTTGTCTTTGCTGCTAAAGAGCAGCAGGCCCTATTCATTTAGCGAACCATCTCCCATGCAGACCGCCAGCTCCTGAACATCTCAGCACATCCCCTCGCAGCCGCCGCCACAACACCCCTCGCCGTCGTCTGCAGTCCATCCTCTACTCCAATTCGCAGTAGCATCTCATCCCGGAGAGGGTGAGGAACCTTATATCCTGCAAAGGTATCTCCATCCTCCGTAATCCATGTCTGCAGAAGATTGCCAAGTGTATGATCCTCACCCTGGAACATGAAATCAAAACCCTTCATCCGAGCATCTGCGGGCTGGATCGTAAGGCTCGGTGGCAGATCCCCCTTATCAATTGAAGCGTACTTCATCAGCTTGGCCTGCAGAATATCAAGCGCCCTCGCCACAATATATCTGGGCGTAAGCACTCCAATGGACTCAATAGAGAAATCAAAACTGTAAGGCTCACCCTTCTCATCCTTTAAGAAACAGCGCGCTACCTCCATTGTCGCAAACTCTCGCTCAAGCTCACCCTTTCTCTCCGGATTCCCCTCGAGTTCAGCAGTGTTCACCTTTTTGTGTGATTCGAGCCAGCTATAGAAGACCTTCTTACGCTTATCTTCATCTGTATCCAGTGTATACTTGTATGCACACAAGCTCACTGGGATAAACCGAGCATTCTCTCGCCCATTCCCGAGAGTCGCCCTCAGTGTGCAATGTACCTCCTCTGCAGGATTCTTTCCAACACGGCCCTTGAGCACACCCAGAAGGCATGTCGACCGCGAGATAGGGTGAGGGTGGAAGAACTCCGTGGACGGGACCATCGTATCGGGATCATCCGCTGTCGCACCCCTCTTTGAAACCCGGATATCAGCAGCAGTAATATTCAGAGGATCTGCAGACTCATTCTTCACATTCAACTCGAAGGCATACTCATCGGGCTTCCATGCGAGGGGGGTTGATACATGTACGGGTAAGAGCCCAATGCGATGCGCAAACATCTCATTGCTCATCGGTGTACTGTTCTTGGTGAACCGAATATCCGCTGTATTTCCCTTTTCATCAATGTCTGCGCGAAATGCAACAGTCTCTACGAGTGTTAGTGCAGCCCGCCGAAGAGAATTTGCATAGGAAACGTGTGTGGGTGAAAGCTGGAAGGTAAGTGTCGTCGGGGACGTCTGCCTAACATTCTCAAAGGGGGCCGTTGACTGCTTCGGCGCTGTCTGACGAACACGGATCTGCTTTTTCGCTGCAGTGGACATTGGGATAGCTTCTACTTTCTCCATCTGCCACAGGGGGCTCAATTTTATGAAGGCGCTTGTGCGTCCTTCCCTAAAACTCAAGTTCTATCCATTTTATAATGAGCGGCGGCCAGCCAATTCACATTTGTTTTTTTAGCAAAAAGTGTAAGTGGTCCGTTGCTTTTCTTGAGGAATTAGCGAAGACATCTTTTTTAAAGGAGTTCAAACTTGTCTGTGTCGATCCGGCACCCAATCGCGCACCCCTCCCGAGTTGGTTAAAGAAGGTTCCAACGCTTGTTATTTCAGGCGAGCCCGAGCCTCGCACAGATGGAAATGTAATGAACTGGCTCTATGAGAAAAAGATGAAGGATTCGAGTGCACAGCATACCCAGAACAGCTCCCCCGACGGATCCCCGGGAGGAGAGCCTTCTGCATGGAGTATGGCAGAAAACATCAGTTTCGGAAAGGGATTTGGCTATAGTTTTAACGATGCAGATACACTCACAAATGGGGATGGCGGTGCATCCATACCGGGTGCATTTTCATTTCTAAATGGGGGGGCGGCACCGGGCGACAAGACATCCCAGGGGTTTCCCGGCGCAAGTGAAATAAAAAAGGAGAAAACAAAAAAAGAGGAAATGTTTGATAAGCAAATGGAAGCCTATCAAAAATCACGCGAGGAAGGAATGCCAAATTCCCGCCCTCGTGTCTAAAGAGGAATCGCTATATTCTCTATAAGAGTATGTCGTACCTGAACGCTTTTAATACGAAGCTGATCGAGTTCTTCCAGGATCTGTCCGATACATATCCCGAAGAGAAGGAGATCAGACAGGCTCTAGAAGCCATCACCGGCCTAAAAAAGATCAATCCCAAAATGATTATTGATCTTTTTCATGAATATGTCTATGTTCCTCTCGCAGATCCTATCAAGAGAGAGGATGAAGACTTTATTATTCCGTATGCGAACAAGATGATTGCTCAGCAGTTTAATGAAATGTCGATTGCTCTTATGATTTTTCATAAGTACTGGCCCGAGATGTCAACGGCAAACAGAAAAGCAATCTGGATGTATCTGAAAGTGCTTGTTGTTTTTTGTGAGAAGGCGAAAAATCTCTAACGTCGTGACTAAAAGTTAAGGAAGTTAAACCAACGGGCATTTTAAATGCCCTTTGGTTGGCGGCCCGTGGACATTTCTAAACAAGATTTAAGCGCAAAATACCTAAGCTGCTCTTTGCTTAGTGCCCGTTTGAAATGCCCACGGGTCTAACCGATGACTAAGAAAATTCTTTGAGCTTCCTTAATTCTAAGTTCATGTGGTAGAAACAGCGTAAAGAATTATCTGTAGGTCTTCCAAGAATATAAGAGAATGTCTCAGTCGTTCGACACCTTTTTCCATTCAAAGTATACTGAGTTTTGCGATGATCTACTTGTAGTCTGTCCCGAACTTTCTAAGGAGATTGGGGCGGCGAAGGCCCTGTCCTCTGAGGATCGCAAGGATAAGTACCTGTCTGATGTATACTCCGCTGGGGTAAAGAGAAAGGAGGGCGAGTATCCCGGCACAGTCCTGCCCGGCATGACAATTAGTCGCACGGCATGGGCTACTCTGTCTGCCAAATCAAAGAAGGCAATCTTTGATTACCTTTCCCTCCTCGACCTTTTTATTAGCTTTGAGAACACGGACGCCAGCGGCAACTCGGCATTTTCTCGCGAAGCCGTCGATAAGATAATGAAGGAGTGGCGCTCCAAGCTTGGATCCACCGATTTCAAGGATATGGCGGATAAGTTTACGAGTATGTTCGGCATGGAGGGTGATACTCTCCCTCCTCTTCCTGAACAGTTTCTCAAGGGAAAGCTGGCGAAGCTTGCGGAGGACATGGTTCGCGAGATCAAGCCCGAGGATTTCGGCATTTCTCCTGCAGATGTCAAAGCGTGCGAAGAGGATCCTACGCGCTCCTTTGAGATCTTAATTCAGGCGGCCACACGCGACCCGACCCTTCTTCAGGGGGCCATGCACAAGGTTGCAAAGAAGCTGCAGAATAAGATCCAGAGTGGGCAGCTGAAGCCCGAGGAGTTGGCCGCGGAGGCGGAGGAGCTCATGAAAGTCTTCCAAGGCCATCCCGCCTTTGTGCAGATGATGAAGAGTTTCCGCGACTCCTTCACATTCGATGATAAGGATACGGCTCGTTCTGTTGGTAGAGATGGAGAGAATCGCCTCTCCATTGCGAAGGCGCGCTTACGGAAGAAGCTTGAGGAGAGAAAGAAGGGAAAGAAGTAAATTCTAGCATAACGTCGTATGACATAAAAATCAAGGAAGTTAAAACTTCCTTGATTTTTAGTCACGATGTTAAGAAAGCTCTTTGAGCTTTCTTAATTTTAAGATTCATATGGTAGATGAAGGGTATCCTTTGCGATCCATACATATGGGAAAGACCTACCATAGTATTCAATAGTCTTTCTCTTGTAAAAGATGAACAAAACTGTCACTCAGAGCTCATAAATACAATTATTACATGGATTTTAATAGGTCTTTTTGCAGGAGGTCTCCTTACATATGGTCTCAAAAGCAACATACCTCTTGTTGTATCACTCGTAGTGGTATTTATTCTACTCGCACCGGTTGTTTACCGCTACCAACGGTATCGTCTACCTGTCGAACCGTTCAGGGCGTTGGTGCCCGAAAGCCCTATAGAAGAAGTCCCCGAGACAGTTTCATTCCCGACAGCCGCAAATCCTTTCATGAATGTACTCCTCAATGAAATTAAGTACAATCCGACACGCCCTCCTGCCGCAGATGTACAGGACAAGAAGGTTGCAAAGTCACTCGACGACTTTTTCCGCGTTCAGTTCACGAGCGACCCTACGGATGTCTTTGGAAAGACACAGAGCCAGAGACAGTTTATTGTGATGCCGAGCACAACCGTCCCTAATGATGTAGACAGTTACCAGGACTGGCTGTACAAAATTCCTGGCAAGACATGCAAAGAGGGAGGGAACTGTCTCCCCGGGACAGACGGCGCTGGCATTCCCTGGTTAAATGCAGACAGAGCCACGAATGCTTCGAAGGGTATATTTAAGCAAGAAGGGCTTCTCATTTCCTCCGCTTGATAAGCAGGGCTTGTGTCTTTAGAAAGGGCTTCTTGCGGCAGGTAAACCGGCGCAAGGTCCGTTTCCGAGTCTGAAGAACACTCGTTGTACAAATGGCAATTGCGGCAGATTCTTTCGCGCTTGCTGTTTTTTTTACACCTTTCCGAAGTTTAATGGTCTTTCGCACGGATTTTACACATCTACAGAATTTTGAACTCAACGATACCATTTGTTTTTTAGATGATTAGAAAACTTTCTACTAGGCAGAGAAGAACAGATGTTCCAAATCAACCGTTCCACACATACCAAGGATGATACAGTTGGTATCGATCAATACTACAAGCAGTCGTTGGCGGCGGGCAAGTACTCCACGACGAATCTTGTACCGGATGCGCGTGAGGTAAATCCTCTTGCGGTGAACAACCTCCAGGTGTATCCCCGCGAAGGCTTCGGCCTGAACAATTCAGCTATCGACGCAGATAGTGTTCTCCGGAACCAGGCCGAGTTCAAGAACAATCGGTGCATCATTCGTGCCCAAGCGCGCCCCTTCTTAAGCGTGCCTTATATGGGTGGCGGCCGCGGCAATCCCGACGTGGAGAGCCTTCTCCTACACAGCGAGCAGGTCCGTGAAGGAAAGGAGTGTGGCACTGTTACGGAGACTCAGTTCGAGGGAACCTTTACACCCATGATCAAGTCGGTGAAGGACAATATCCAGAATCCTAAGAACCTTGTTGAAGAGGTAGCGTCATCGGGGTGGGTTCGCGGTGGCATACCCAGTCGCACCTATATCCGCGACGCGAACGCATAAATTGAATATCAACAATAGAATGCCTGGCGCAACACTTTCAGAGGCGTATGAAACTACACCCCTCGAAGCTGGAAAAGAGAATCCCCAGTATTATCAACAGTCTGTCGGCGTGTATCAGCATAAAAAGGAGGCGCGACACATCCTTGGTCTTGTAGGAGGAAATGAAGTATCCGGTATCGAAGGAAATCGTGCGGACCTCGAATCGGATCTATTAGGAATTACTCGCCCCATCACATGGGGAAATACACGCGAGCATGTTCCCGATTCGAAGAATAGTAATATAATTCAGAGGAAGAATGCAAAGTACGATCTTAGTATCAATGTAAAACCTGTTCACATCAATACATATCAAATGTGGGCATATCCTGCGACATTTGCGCCTGTCCCGTTCAAACAGGAAACGTGCATGAAACCTGAGAAATTCTAAAAAGGATACTCATATGGTAGAATGGAGGGCACTGGCATACAAATCCGTCAACAAGCACTCACCCGGTCCCGGTTTGATCATTTTCACCAGGCCGATGATATGAGAATCACAAATTACGCAATGCAGTATTATCTAAATGCGCCCGGCATACATTGCCCCACCACATTCCCCGTGGACGCCACACTTCGTATTCAGAAGAGTGGTGCCAGCTGGCCGCAAGGAATGTGGAAGACCGATGTGGAATCCGATCTCAAGAATATAAATCGCCTCGGTACACGTGTACGATCAAATGCAGAGAGCTACAACCCGAACACGAATAAGCTGAATAGTGTTCCTCTTGTTGCGGCACCCGACGAGAGCTTTCCGGAAATCTTTAATCGCCTCAAGAATCCTCCGTCCACGCTTCGTGCAACAGGATGGAATCGGTGGGAGGATCTACCGCACAACCCTCAAGAGACTTTTGAAACACCGTTTGATTTCTTCATTCCTTCACGTACACTCGACAAGGAGCGTTGCAAGACGCACGAGCTACGATAAATATCCTTTCAGTAAACTAATACTACAAAGTTGCGCTTTGTAATATTAGTTCTTTGCGACACTAGAATAGTATGGAAGTCGCCGGACTCTTAAGCCTTCTTGGGCTAGGTTATGTTGTTAACAGACTAAGCGGTGATGATACATCGACAAAACCGCCGATCTCACTGAGAAAAGAACCCTTTCAGAATAATGCATCATCTGATCTTAAATTGATGTATAAACCAGCTTATCCGAGTGAAGTGAATCCCGGTCCACAGGGGTCTGCTTTTGGATACGCAACGCAGAAGCCCCCTTCCCAGAAACAGGTAGTGAGCTGGGCCCCTTCCCCCGATGATCTAGAGGCAGTTACGGCAGAAGTTAAGTTCAACCTACCTGGTGTTGAAAAGGATCCGACTTATGTGAATGGAGAGTTCATGGTGAGCCCTCTCTCGGGTGAGCGTATCAAGACTGGTGAATTTACACACAATAACATGCAGCCCTATTTTGGTGGACGTGTTCGCCAAAATGTTGCATCAGAAACAAATACGGGCATTCTTGATTCGTTCACCGGCGCGGGTACAACGGTGATCGCCAAGAAAGAGGTTGAGGCCATGTTTGATTCTGCAAATACCCCCTATGGAAATCCTCTTGGAATGGAGATCAACACGGATTTTATCCAGAGCCGCATGAATACACCCCGTAGCCGCTCAGGAGAGAAGCCGTTTGAGCCGGTGAAGGTAGCTCCCGCGCTCGGAGAGAAGTTCGGTAGCACAGGAAAGGGCGGATTTCAGCAGTACGAGGTGAATGATTACATGATGAAGAATATCAAGCGTACGGACGATCTGCGCACGACAGACAATCCCAAGCTCACCTATGATCGCCCTGTCGTACCCGGCGTGCACTTTATCGGAGAGGCGGCGAAGGACACGGGTGAGGTGAGAAAATACAAGCCGGACGCATTCTTTATCGACGAATCGGGCGAGCGTTTCGTAGGAGCATTCGCCCAGGATTTACAGAAAGAGACCTCTCGTCCTATCCAAGTTCTGAAACACCAGTCGCGCCCCGAGACCTCCGTGGAATACGAGGGTCCCGCTGCTTCCCAGGCATTCGGAGAGTCCTACGTAACTGGTTCGTATCGTACGCCGATGGCGCAGCAGTATGGTGGTGCCGGATACCGTAATGCCGATGCATCCACCTATTCAACTGGAAACCCTGATGCGCCTCAAGCTGATTATGGTCGTGCGTCGATTGAAATCCGGCCCAATGAGAGACTTGCCACGAGCGAGCGTGTAATGGGCCTCAATCTTGTTCCCGCCGACACGGGATCGGTGCCCGTTCACTACAATGATGATGCCCGACCCACGAGAAGAGAGGAGATGAGTGGGAATATTCGCCAGGCAGGTACGCCGGTTGGATATGCAGGAGGTGCTCCTGCGATTACTGTCTGGGACCCGAGCGATGTTGCCCGCACGACTGTGAAGGAGACGACGGTTCACTGGGGGTACTATGGTAATGCGTCGGCGGCAGATGCACCAAATCGCCTTAAGGTCTATGATCCGGATGATATTGCGCGCCCTACACAGAAGTCGCAGATCTCTGCAAACTCGGAGTATTTCGGAGGAGGTATCTCCGCGAATAAGGACTTCACGAGCCACGACGCCGCGTACCAGATGAGAACAAATTCTACAAAGGAGAAGATTGCAAAGGGACGCAAGCCTATCGCTGGAAACGGAAATGTGGCTGTATTCACGGGTGAACAGAATGGGGTCTCTTACAAGAAACTCAATTCTGATAGTATTAATGATCGCGCGACGGCGGTGAATCGTGTACAGGGGATACCCACAGGGGTTGGTGATCTCGGGCAGGTGAAATACAGAGCGCCGTTGAAGCTCGACGTGAGTATGCAGAGAAATACGCCCGACATGATTGCGGCGGTCGAGCGCAACCCTCTTCAGCAGAGCTTATCGAAAAATGCAAACCACGACGAGGATCTTCTGCAGACTATCTTAAAGGCGATGTAACGTCCTGACTCTATTCTAACGAAGCCTTGGCTTCGTTAGAATATAAGTCCCAGGACCTAACTGGTAGCGTCTTTTCAAATTCTTTCTTAGCTTCCTCTAGAATTTTTACATCTTTTTCAGCTTCTGACCACTTACCATATCCATATTCAATCGTCTGTGTAGGGGCTTTAGGATAGAATAGTGTGATGCGTGACCCACCCAAGTGGCAAGTTCCCAGCCAAATGCCGTGTAATCCTGAAACTTCAACCATTCTTTCCCCAATACGAACCAAACGCGACATCCTATCTAAATTATATTATTTGTATGGGTCTCAATTTTTAACTTCATATGGTAACATCGTGACTAAAAATCAAGGAAGTTAAAACTTCCTTGATTTTTATGTCATACGACGAACTAACCGATGACTAAGGAAGCTCTTTGAGCTTCCTTATTTTTAAGTTCATATGGTAGGCGATGGACTGCCAAATATGTCTAGACCCAGATGCTATAAAAATAGATACATCCATATTCAACTGTAAATGCACTTTTTATTCTCACCCAACATGTTTTGCAACATATATTTATCATCAACAACTTCATAAAATGGTCTTGGATTGTCCAATTTGTCACACAGGTGTCTTGCTAGAAGATGAAGAAGATGAAGAGCAAGAAGAACATATCATAGTTGCACCAGAAATAAATAGAGTAAAAGAGTTTCTGGAAAAAGGCGTAAGGATAGTATGTGTTCTTTTTATCTTATATTTATATGTAGTAAGCATGTTTTTTCGGGTCTAAGGATACCGTATATTGTCTTTCTAGGTGATGTCTGCATTTCCTATAAAAATAAATACACCGAAAGGTGCATATCTTATTTGTGGGGACCCAGGGACTGGAAAAAGTACCTGGATTCACCGAGAAGCGCAGATGAAAAAAGCAAAGTTATTTCGCTGGAATGCGAGAGTTGATCGCTCCTTGCGTGAAGGAAGAGAGATTCTCCATCAGCAGGTTCGTTCTCGTGAAACACTCTTTGTATGGATAGAGGGTGCAGACGATTTAACTCAGGAAGCACAGGCCTTTCTACGACGCATTTTAGAAACCGCATCAGAGAATGTGAGCTGTATGCTGGAAGTTCGTGAACCCTGGAAACTTGCCCCCCCCATTCTTTCTCGGTGCATTCTTGTTTTAATGCCTACATCTAGATCATTTCGTCAGGCAAAACAGCTTGAACTCGTAAAGAAACTTCATCTTCGCTCACCTACGCCACCAGCACTTTCTTTTAACTGGAAAGACATTTCTTCTATGCGGAAAAATGGTATATCTCCTCATGATCTTCTGGACGCATGCATACAAAAGTACACATGGAAAAATACGGCTTTACAGAGATGCATTCGTGCAATTGGAGGTGGTTCGTCTCCTTGGGTCCAACTCTCCTTTTTCTTACACGCGGTTTCCATGGAGGATAGAACAACTCCGGAATAAATATGGAGAGTTCTAATGAAAATATCAGCGTGTACGCTGAGGCAAAGAGTGAATATACGCGGCAGTTAGGACAGTTTCTTGTTCCCGCATTACAGACATATTTTTTAGGACTACTCGAGGATGCAAAACAGAAGGATATCGACTCGAAGAAGCTTATCTGGAACTTTCAGGATCTTCTGAAGGAGATACCCGACTGGAATGTAGACAAAGTGAAGCGCGAAACGGCGCGTATCAAGGATGCCGCAAATTGCGATTATCTTGAGGAGCTTCTTACGGCAGTTTTCATTGCGCACACAAAAGTCTTGTCGGCAATTCGCCTAACTACGAAGAATAAGAAGTTGCAGATTACAATACCGAAGGAGGAACACTTTATCCACAGGTCTATGTGTGATTCTGCTCGTCTTCTCTGGTCAAACGCCTACCTATTTAATCCTTCTGTATCATCGGTTGAACGCCAGAAGAATATCAATCAGATTGAGGATCTTCTACGCGAGGCTCTCCTCCAGTCGATTCGTAGCATGCTCCCGGTCAAGAGTATTCTACGCGAATATTTGCACGAGGATCGCGAAGATGAGGAGGAGGATAAACCGAAGGAGGATAAACCGAAGGAGGATAAACCGAAGGAGGAGGAGAAACCCAAGGAGGAGGATAAACCCAAGGAGGAGGATAAACCCAAGGAGGAGGAGAAACCCAAGGAGGAGGATAAACCCAAAGAGGAGGAGAAACCCAAGGAGGAGGAGAAACCCAAGGAGGAGGAGAAACCCAAGGAGGAGGAGAAACTCCCGGCCACCTTCTTCGTAGACACTGAACCCACTGTCCGTTTTACAAACGTTGATTCCGTGTTCGATTCACAGAATCCCGAGCTCAACACCTTTCAACCCACAGCCGATGAAGAGCCAAGCGATAGCTTAGAAATCTTAGACATGTCTGGCTCTGCATTAGACATGTTTGATACAATCGAGGATGAAGAAGATACTGCGATCGAGTACGAGACATTTTGATCTCTGCGTTATAAAGTATTTCCTTTTTTCGCGAAACGCGGCAGAATGTCTTCGCCTTCCTCTACACAACTCGTTATCGGAATGATAATCGGCGGCTCCATAATCAGTTCACTCGGCGCTGCTGCTACATATTATACTCAGAAAGAGAGGCCTAAGCTGAAGGGAATTATGCGCGACTTCATTATTGGAGCTGTGCTAATCCTCCTTCTTCTCCAGCTCATCCCGGATTCAATGTCCACCTTCTTTACGGGTGTCCAGGGCGTTGTCTCGTCGAGCCTACCCCTCCTCAAGGGAGGAGGCGAGGCACCTGATATGGAGCTGCAGACGGGTGTACCCGGTTTCTGAAATGCGCTAGGTTGTACTCCTTAATCTCCTCTCGACAATGTAAATGTTTATTCGGTATGGGATACTCAATACTACAATTGATGTTACTTCAATGTGCTATACATATTTGAAGTACGGTAACATCATTTGTATACCGGCAGTGGATGCCTTCAGGGCCGCCATTTTCACAGACCCCCATCCCTATGTTGTGAAATCCATCTTCATCACCGATAACTTGGGTGCTACAACAGAGTTTGATGGAAGCTATGTGATCTATATCGATACGGTTACAGGGGCAGTGATGACGAACAATGTTCCTCGCCAGCATCTCTTACTCAACCTGGATCGCGGGATAACCTATATCCATAGCAAACTAAAGATAAAACATGGTAATCTTTTACATGAATTACCTGAACAGAAACTTGCACTCAAATATCTATCGGGCGATGAAAAGATCCTAGAGATCGGAGGAAATTTTGGCAGAAACTCGCTTGTTATCTCATACATGATGCATCAGAAAGGAAATAGCGATTTACTAGTCTTAGAAAGTAATCCAGAAATCTTTGAGAAGCTGAAGGAAAACAAGGAGTTAAATCCTATGCAGTTCCATATTGAAAATGCGGCATTGTCGAAGCGAAAACTCATTCAGTCGACGTGGCTAACGATACCAAGTGATACACCGCAAGAGGGATACTTTCCTGTAAACACACTTACATATGATGAACTGAAGGCAAAATATCCTATCACCTTTGATACACTTGTACTCGATTGTGAGGGCGCTTTTTACTATATCTTGCAGGATATGCCCGAGGTGCTTGATAACATAAAGTTAATCATCATGGAGAATGATTACGATGATATTACTCATAAAACCTATGTTGATAGTGTTTTACAAGCAAATAATTTTCAGGTTGAGTACAGTGGTACTGAAACTGGAACTTGGGGGCCTTGCAGAGACTTTTTCTACCAGGTTTGGCGCCGTTAGCAAAACAGAGAATACACCTTCCCTTCCACAGCCTCCTTCGTAATGAACTGTGAAAAGGGAGCCTTCTGAAACTGCTTCGACGGGACAGCCCCATGGACCTTCGCGGCAATGTGCTTGTACAAATAGAAATCCGGATATTTCTCCGAACCATCCGGATCCATTAAGATATTACACTCATTATCATCAAGCATCCACATCCAGAGACAGTTATACAGGGGGGACACTGTCTCACGTACCACAAGTCCCTCCTCCTCGCTCAAGATCTTCTTTGATGCCGCCTCATCTGGCCGGCAAGGAAAGAGACCCTCAAACAAACTCACAGCAAGGCGTGCAAGATCAAAGGAGGGATTCGGTAGAACCTCCTCTTTGGGCTTCGCGGTGAGCGGCTTGAATTCATACTGCCCATCTGCATCATTTCCAGGGCGGAAATCGTCGCTTACAAACATGGTTCCATTGATTGTGAAGATAGAACGACCAAAATCAATGATTCGGAATATCTTTCCAAAGGTGGGAACCTTCCAGAAGGTTCCAGCGGCATTCTTGTAATAGAGAAACTCCTTTTCTGTCTCTACCCAAACAATATTATTGGTATGTAAATCATTATGAGTCATTCCGAAAATATGCTGCATCACGGAACATCCCGCGATAATCTGAAAGATCCATGCCGACCAATAGGATTCCCAACGCTCCGTTCCAGGCTTTGCGTCGAGCACATCCTCTTCAAATAGATAATCCATTGTATTCTTGTTCTCCTCCGTAAGGATCAGCATAACTGGAAAGTCTTTCATCTCTGCATAGACCGTGTACTGATCCTTATCATCCTCATCCTCCTCTTCCTCCTCCTCTTCCTCCTCGCCCTCTTCTGTGTCAAACGAGGCAGTGTCGAGGCTTTCAAGTTCGCCTCCGGCATCGCCATCCATTTCCGACAACTCCGAGCCCTCCGAATCAGAAAGAGATGGTGCAGTGAGAAGTTCTTCTAGAATATGAGGGGGCACCGCACTTCCAGGAGAGTCGCTGTCCTTTACGATCAGTGAATACAGCCCTCTCTCTTTTCCACTCCAGAACCATCTCTCATTCCGAAAACTGGAGAAGTCATCATTCAGATTATAGCGATACGTGTTCGCCCGTGCACAAAATGCCCCATAAAACTCGTTGAAGTGGGGGGAAATATCCTCTTCACGGAGCTTTCCTAGTGCATAGCTTGCAATCGTTTCTACATAGGCCTGATTCCAGGGATCCTGTAGTTTGTGCCATGCATGGGCCCATGTTCTCGAATGCCAGGGAAGGCCGGATTCCTTTGGAAGACTATACTTTCCGCGCATCCACTGAGTCGGGTCTAGAAGGTGCGTCACCTTCATATAAGCAGGAACCTCAGAAAACTCCTGCGAGGAACAGTCGATGATATTCTTCTCAAGAGACACCCTGCAGTTTCCAACCGCCCCAGTCGATATGATTTCATTGATGCGCCACTTCGTATCAAACCACACATTCTCAGACTGGAATTTGTTAATGCGAAAGAGGCGAGTGAGTGTTGGAAAAAAGGTCTGTAAGTGTTTGTAGCCAAGAACTGTCTGCAGCTTTGCAGACATGGGAGCATTTAGAAACCGTGGGGGAGGAAGTTTCATCCCCCGGAGTACGTCTGCTCCACTTTCACTCATCTTGTTGTTGCGTATATTCCATCCTTCGTATAAAAGCGCGGGTTAATAAAGTATGAGTGTATCTGCGTCGATGAATTTAAGTCTGCGCCGGTTTGATATGAGGAGAATTCCTCAGGACGCCGTATGCGTCTTTATCGGACGTAGACGAACAGGAAAATCAACATTGGTAAGGGATCTTTTGTTTCATCACCAGGAAATGCCCTTGGGAACAGTGATTAGTGGAACAGAGGAATCAAACTCCTTCTATGGAAAAATGATTCCCCCGCTTTTTATTCACGGCGAGTATAATGCCGCCATTCTTGCCAACTTCGTGAAGAGACAGAAGCTCGTGATGAGCAAGATCATGAAGGAGCAAGCCGCTGGCCAAATGCAGTCGAGAATTGATCCTCGTTCTTTTATGATTCTCGACGACTGTATGTATGACGACAGCTGGACACACGACAAGAATATTCGTTATCTTTTCATGAACGGTCGTTGGCTCAAGGTCTTCTTTTTGATTACTATGCAGTATCCTCTCGGTATTCAGCCGGCGCTACGAACCAACGTCGACTTCGTCTTTATTCTGCGCGAGCCTTACTTGAGCAATCGCAAGCGTATCTTTGAGAACTATGGATCGGCTTTCCCGTCGTTCGAGTTTTTCTGCCAGATCATGGACCAGTGCACACAGAACTATGAATGTCTTGTACTGGATAATACGAGCCAGAGCAGTAAACTGGAAGACTGTATATTCTATTATCGTGCAGATATGCATGGCGATTTCCGTATTGGTGCCCCCGAGTTTTGGGCACACTCTGCTGCGCATTTCAAAGAAAAAGATGAGGAGGGTGTAAATCAATATGATCCGGCCCAAGCAAGAAAGCTAAAGGGACCCGCTATTCAGGTTCGGAAAATCTAATACAGCCGCAATCTATCGAATATGGGTGCACGGCAAAAGGAGCACGGTTTATCTATGAGTTTTTCATTGCAACTCATACATACTGTGTGGCCACAAGGAATATAGGCTATTACTCGGGGATTTTCTTCACAGATTATACATTCGGTGCCAGGCGGGCGAACTACATGTATATACTGTATTTCTTCTTGTTGATGGATAATCACGGTGGGCGTAGAAATAGGAGGTGGTATAGGAATAACTATACAATTTTGTTTTATTATGTGTAGCGCCCCAATCAAGGTCCATGGGGCACTTACAGACACTATAACAATACCCAATCCACTTTGTCCAGCGCTTGTAATTATAGTATTAATACCAGTCGCCAATAAAAGAGGACCTAGAAGCAAATAACCAATATAAAAAGGACATCCACCTCTCATCCATACTGTGAAGAGTGTTTAGATTTTATATCATATACTAAGAAAGTATGGCTGGGCGATCAGAACTTTATTTTATTAGTCTTATCCTGCTCCTTGCAGTGGCCCTTCTTATAGCCGATCGCATGGTACGGATCAAAGGATTCCTCGATAAACGATGTGGTATCGGGTTTCAGCCCTGTAAATATCCGTTGCGCTGCATGAATGGAGTTTGCGCGCCCACGGATCCGCCTTTTCTAAAGAAGACAGATCTCCCGGTTGTTCCGTGAGTTGTTTTTTATACGAAGACACTAGGATGGGAATAGAACTGATAGTTGCAGCACTAGTTGTGCTCCTTCTCTGCATCGGAGGCGTCGTCGGATACTTCTATTACTCAGATCTATCAAAGCTAGGAGAGGAGTGTGATCCTCAACTAGAGAATCAGTGCGGAGAAAAAGCGAATTGCCAGTCCGACGAAAGCGGAAAGAAGGGTATTTGTTTTCCTTCTTCTGTATAGAAATGGCCCGCGGATCCAAGCAGTATGGCCTTATGGGTCTATTTATTGTTCTTCTGGTTGTCCTGATCGGGCTTCCTGTTCTCAAGGCGACGTTCCCTATGTACTACAGCGAGGGATTCCGCGGCGCCTCCCCGTGCTTTGGCGTTATCTGCGCGAATGAGGGTGAACGTTGCCAGGATGGAAAGTGCTCTCCCATCAGCCCTCCCTACACAAATGACTACTTCAGTGGAAAGGGACAGTAAATACTGCGCCTAAATAAATAAATCATACATATAAATCATTTTATATTTATGATTTTATTCGGTTATTACTATTCCTTCTTTGCCTCTACGGCCGCCTCCATCTTACGTTGCAAGGCGAGATCAGGGGCGCTACCAAACATCTCATTCACGCTCTCCGAGGGACGAGAGACAGAGATGGGCTTAGACCCTCCCTTTTGACGAGTTTCGCGCATGAACATTTCGCGAGCATCCTCATTCTCCTTATACTTCTTCATCAGCGTATTGAGCTGGTCCTCTGCGTACTCCTGGTTGGAAACCTCCGTCGGCGCGGGATCCCACGGCAGCCACTTTCCAACCTCCCCGAGAAAGATATTGTGGAGGGTATCCATGCGCTGCATCTTCTTGGACCGCGCCTCCGCCTCACCCTGTGAGCTAAAGATACCGCGAACCTTGAGGCCACGAACAGTCGTCTGAAAATTGTTCTTAGCAAGGAACTCCTCCTCAAGCTTCGCCCGACTATTAAAGAGCCAATCCTCGTACGACTCCTTCATCTTTGTCTCCTTCATCTCCCCCTGGTTATCCTTGATGAATGTCTGCAGACTATCCATTACGTTGTCAATACGGACACGCGACCCCCTGCAAGTGTCTGCCACACCGCTCAGATCCATCGTGTCGAACTTGCTCGCGTGCTCATCGAGCTTTGTATTAATCGACTGGATTGTCTTCACCATATACTGCTCAAGACTCTTCACACGGAGGGCAAATTCATACTGCTCAACGAATCTGGAAAAGAAGAAGGCATCCTTGCTTATAAGAACCTTCTCGGGGCTCAGGAAGCTTAGGAGACAAAATTTCTGGCCTGTAATCTCCGGGTCGTCCTCAAGAAACTCCTCGCGGGCAGTGGTAGACATTTCTTTAGAGAAGGATCTTTACCTGTTTAGACCGGTCCGGCAACTCCAGAAAAAATCTTGGTTAGAAATATAAGAAATGGACGCCACCACTGAAATTGTGAATCGTCTGATCAAGTACCTCGTAGAGGGTCTCTTTGTCGCGGTTGCGGCCATCTTTGTGCCGCAGCGCTCGCTGCCGCCGATGGAGATCCTGACGCTCGGCGTTGTCGCGGCGGCGGTCTTCGCCATCCTCGACGTCGTGAGCCCCAGCATCGGGGTTACGGCTCGCCAGGGTGCCGGCTTCGGTATTGGCGCGAATCTGGTTGGTTTCCCGATGCGCTAAAAGCCCCGATGCATTAAGTGTAATTCTAACTCCATTATAGATGGTTCTTATACTTGCCATATGTTTACTTCTTTTTGCTGTTTTCATGATGATACAACAAGAAGGATTTGATACGGAGATCTGTGCACAGAACGTTGATAAAAATACATGTGTAGATACGGCAGGCTGCAATTGGCTTGAACCCGAGAAGAAGTGTTCCCCCTGTTCCGAGTTAACAACCTGCGATAAGTGTCTAACAACGGACAAGTGTGGCTGGTGCAAAGATTCAAGCAAGTGCGTAATGACAGACAGAAATGGATTTCCTGTTGGAAAGGCCTGCTCCAATGCAAACTACGTAGGTTCCGCTGGACAGTGCCCGAGTGCACAGGCAAAACAGCCCTCTTTTTCCCCGGGCCCCCCTACGGACATGGAAGCAGAAGTCTTTAATGCGAAACTTCCTGTACTCAGCTATACCCAGGCAACTGGAACTTCGTGCTCTATGGATACTATTGTTGCAAATGTGAAGAAGGCGGTCGATATAAAAGGAATAGTGGACGCTGAACTTAAGGCAAACGGTATTAAGCTCAAAGAAGGATTTACTCAAGAAGATAATCTTGTTGTGACAGCCTCCGCCTTTATCAAGGATGATATCCGGGCAATGACTCGTAAGTCGCTCTGTGCTTCCGTTCTAGATGAGACTACATGTACGACAAAACCTAGTTGTAAATGGGACGGGGCGAAATGCATCTCTAAATAGATCGAATGAACTCCCATTTCAGATCAGAACAAATCTTCTGCCAGATCTTATCTTGCACATAGAGCTTGTCGCGGTTTTTCAGCAAAGGGAAGGAAGGCAGATACTCGTCGAGTTCCAACAGTTCGCAGAATTTGTAGAGAACATAGGAATACGAAAGGAAATTGCTGCGCCCCTCTGGACAATGCTTCTGGAATGACGGCTGGATCTCCTTGAACATATAGCGCAACTTCTCTTCCACCTCGCGCGACATCACGGGAGCATTCTGGCCATTCAGACGATTGAGAATGTGCGGAACGTGTTCATAATATTTATTGAACTTCATCTTTTTCAGAATCTCGCGAATCTTGCTCGCCTTCAGCATGCGCGTATCACTGATTCTCTCCTTCTTGAGTTCATCAAGAATAGCCTCATAGACATCATTGGGGATCTCCGTGCTCTCTTTCGCTTGAAACTGCGCAATCCATTCATTAAAGTGGTTAATCCGCTTATAAGCATAATAAGAAACTTCACGTGGCGGATCTTTGTAACTCGGCTTATCTGAGTCGATTAGAACAAAATCCTGGTACCCGCACTTCGTGCACGTAAACAGGGCCTCATTCGTACTGAAAATCATCTCGACTTCACAATAAGGGCATTCTCCATACGGATCATTAATCGTATCAGTAACCTGGCGAGAATACTCGGGATCTATCTTTTGGATGTAGGCCTCGAGCAACTTATCTCGCTGCAGGATCTCTTTCGAACCAGACTCTACGGCACGCACACCCCCCTCCGATTCTGCGGCCTGCTGAAGGGCGAACATAATATCCCCTTGCTTTTGCTTCGTAGGCTGGGCCTTGCGAAATCCCTCGGCACCACTGTTGATCTTTTCCTGGATATTGTAATACTGGTATAGATACTCGCTTGTATTCAAATAATAATCATACATTTCATTCTTTCCCTCTCTCTTCTGAATCTCGGACGAGAGGTCTTTCACCTGTTGTTCAATGATCTCACGATGAAGATCATCGTGCAGTGCAGGAAGATCGGACTGAAGCTTCTCTTTCTTTTCAGTTAAGGCGGAGACTTCTGCTTCACGCTCACGAATCTGATTGATTTGCACTTGATGGAGTGCATCCAGAGTTGTTCTCGATTCTGGATTACTCCGTTTTGTTGGACGTATTTTAAAAAAGGCAGTTTCCATTGGTATTTACTGTCTTAACTATCGGGTGTATGTTTAAGCAAGGTAAGGCAAGGCGCGTTCAAAGCAAATTATAGATGACAACGGGCGGCCATAAAAAAGTTTCCTTTTTTCGCATTTCCGGCACTTTCCATTTTTTTTTCTCCCCAAGGGTTATAAAATGACAGGTGGTGGTCTTATGCAGCTCGTGGCCTATGGCGCGCAGGATGTTTACCTTACTGGCAACCCGCAGATCACCTTCTTCAAGGTGGTCTACCGTCGCCACACCAACTTCGCGATGGAGTCGATCGAGAACCCGTTCAACGGCAGCCCTGGCTTCGGCAAGCGCGTGACGTGCACGATCCAGCGCAACGGCGATCTGATCCACCGCATCTACCTCCAGGCCACGCTGCCGAAGGTAACTCTTCAGACCAGCGACGGCTCTGGTGCGCAGTTCCGTTGGCTCAACTGGGTTGGTCACAACCTTGTCAAGAGCGTCGAGCTCGAGATCGGCGGCCAGCGCATCGACAAGCACTACGGCCAGTGGCTCCACATCTGGAATGAGCTCACGCAGGAGGCGGGCAAGCAGGCCGGCTACGCCAAGATGGTTGGCAACGTGCCGCAGCTGACGAACCTGCTCGTCCAGGGCGGTGAGCCGTGCGACGACGACTGCGCGGGCGGCGAGCCGAACTCCTCCCCTGAGGTCCTCAACTGCGCCCCGGAGTACACGCTGTACATCCCTCTGCAGTTCTGGTTCTGCCGCAACCCGGGTCTGGCGCTGCCGCTCATCGCGCTCCAGTACCACGAGGTCCGCATCAACCTCGAGTTCCAGGACATCCGCAATCTCTGCTGGGAAGTTACGCCGCAGAACTCGACGAACCTCCACACGATCCGCGACCGTGTGAATGGCAACAACCTGACGGCCGCGTCGCTCTACGTCGACTACATCTACCTCGACACGGACGAGCGCCGCAAGTTCGCCCAGGTAAGCCACGAGTACCTGATCGAGACGCTGCAGTTCACGGGCGGCGAGTCCATCACGTCCAGCGCGAACAAGCTGAAGCTCAACTTCAACCACCCGTGCAAGGAGCTTGTGTGGGTTGTCCAGCGCGACTCGTATGTCGCGTGCGATGATGCGACGGTGAACCCGTGGAAGGGCCAGCAGCCGTTCAACTTCAGCGACTGGTGGGACCGGTCTGTCCTGGAGTCGGGCTACTCTGTGACGCGCTTCGAGGGCATGGCGGGCAAGAACCCGGTCGTGACGGCGCTCCTCCAGCTCAACGGCCACGACAGATTCCAGGTTCGCGAGGGACGCTACTTCAACGAGGTCCAGCCGTTCCAGCACCACACCAACGTGCCGGCCGTTGGCATCAACGTCTACTCCTTCGCCCTCCAGCCGGAGCAGCACCAGCCGAGCGGCACGTGCAACTTATCGCGCATCGATAACACCACGCTGCTCCTCACGGTCTCCAACAACTCGGTTGGCACGGCGCTGTCCTCGACGGTCTACATCTACGCGACGAACTACAACGTTCTCCGCGTTATGTCTGGCATGGGCGGACTTGCTTATAGCAACTAAAAAGTTAGAAACCACCCAGTGGTTCTCCGGCTTTTTGTGTTATATTTTTGCTATTTGTAGGTAATACGTAAAATTTGATTAATACATTCTATATTTAATTAGTAGAACTGATTGAATATGGAATTAGAACAGAGATCTGGTTATCGTAATTCGGGTCGCAAACCTGGAAATATAGATTATAGATTTATAGTGCATAATAATAAAGAATATGTAGTAGGAACTATTCAATATAAAGATTCAGATGTTGAATTTGTATTTGATAAAGAAGATTACACTATTATCTCAGAAAGAGCTTGGCATTTTGCTTCTAATAATTATATTTCCTCTGCTTATTCTTGTGGAGATGGTAAAAGAAGAGAACTGTATTTACATAATTTAATAATGGGTGTTGATCTCTTTCCTGGAAAAGGTAGCAAAGAATCTGTAGATCATATTAACAGAAATGGCCTGGATAATAGAAAGGAAAATCTTCATATTCTCTCTCAATCACAGCAAAATATAAATCAAGGAAAAAAGACTAGAAGTGTAGTTCTTCCAGAGGGCTGCCCAATCAAATCTGAAGAAATTCCAAGGCATATTTGGTATGTTCGTGCAAATGGATTACATGGAGATCGCTTTGCAATTGAATTTAAAACAGAAGGAATCTGTTGGAAAACAACAAGCTCAAAAAAGGTAGACTTAACTCAAAAACTTCAAGATGCAAAAGAAAAGTTGAAAGAATTCTATTTACAATTTCCACATCTAAATCCTCAGTTTGAGGAATCTATATCTTCAGAATTAAGTAAATCCTTTAATGAGATACTGCAGTCTTTCGAGGCCGCAGCACGCGCCCTTCGAGAGCAGCAGGAACCGCCGCCTCAGGATCCCCAGTAATCCATGCAACCCCCTTTCCAATTGCGCCGACGATAGAGAAGAGAAACGCTATCATCATCGCACCATATAGACTCTGGGTGTGCTGGATCAGACTCATCAGAATCTGGCAGAAGGTACTGTCCATCACAACAAGACTCTGGATAAATCCCCAGACACCCTGTGGCGCACAGAAACAGACATAGATGTGTGTTGCCGACCATGCAACAAACCCAATCCCGACTGCGGCTGTAAAGCCATAACACCCTAGGGTAGAACACGTCCTCTTCGCCAACTCCATACATATTGAGCTGTTCACTAAAGTATCAAATTTTCTGGGCCCGATCTAAAAAAAGATCACGATCTCTATCTAATGAACCGCCACGAGTCTGAGGAGGAGGTATCTCTTACCGATGTACCAAAAGAGAGATGCCCCTGCTGTAAACGCCTAGAAACAACAATTGTTGATCATTTCGCATCGCATAGACGAGAGTACGAGGAGAATTTTATCACGGGTGGCTGGATTTTACTACTTATGTGTTTCGTACTTGTCTCTGGTATTCTACTCTATTTCACCATCCAAGCATTTTTTACTTTTATCTATAAGTAATCCTTCGTTTCTTCTGTGTACGCCTTAACTTCCTCTTTAAATAACGCCTTCCATCTCTTTGTGTCGCTTTTTTTTTTGTTCTACTGTGGGTTGCATTAAGATAGCGCTCAATTGTAGTATACTCCGTATGATCGGGTCCACCTGCAGTAAATGGGGGATTGATTTGTATATAGTTATCGGCAGGAATCTCCTTTCGCAAGACGTGTGTAGGAATATCATCGAAGAAGAAGACACGTTCTGCGAGGTTACCGACACCTTTCTTTACCTGCCGCATCATAAACTCCACATCTTGTAGGCGTTTCGGAGGATCAAAACTCTGGGGACGATTCGTATGCTGCCGAGGCATTATATAATTGAAGGGCGCAGGAGAGGGTCCCTCAGGTAGACCCAGACGTTTCAGAAGTTCAATCCTTACTTTTTCGATATACTGAAGATCGGAATTGTTTGTAAGAAGAAAAATGGCGGAAACAGTGCCCGATCGTTTCGCGTTGTATGCCTTCTGAAGAATGTGCAGAGCATTCGGATTTAATGTGATATTATTGGAATACTCGCCCGATAGGGTGTTATCCATGTCCCAGACGAGGATGAGCCCTGCCATTCTAATTAGGAGTCTCTTCTTTCTCCCAAATCAACGAAATGTGTTCCCACTTCGGTAAACTGAGAAGATGATTTGCCGCCCAGATCCTCCTCTCCATAGGATGCGACTTTGCGCACTTGCGTGAATGAAACTTCCACGCCCACTCGAATTGCAGAGCCTCGACTTGTGTAAGAAATCCCTCGGTATGGCATGCTCGTTCCCAGCCACTCTTGATCGCCGTGGTTCTCTTTGCGCCTCCCGATATCTCTCCGTTATGCTGCCTCAGCCGCCGATCTAAATCAACGGTTGCGCCTACATAGGTTTGCATAGGCAGTGTTTTTGTCTGCAAGAGATAACACATCCATCTGTGATCTTCTTCCATTAATCTCTGCACTCCAACTAGATTTAAATGGAAGGTGGTGCTGCATTTGCTCCTGGAAGACCTTCAGATTTACCCAACATTTCGATTGTAAAGGAGGTTGAACATTTACCTTATTTTCTGGGGGCTGCCCTCCTAGTGAATGTTCTGAGCATTGCGATGGCCCGCGGATACCAGGTGGGAGGAAAGACACTGAACGATTGGTACGATTCGTTCGGATATGAGGCGATCACTGTGGACCTTGTATCCCTTGTTCTCCTTTTTATCACGGGCCAGGCTGTCTACACTCAGTATGTCACTCCTGTCTACGGCTGGAACCCTGTCTATTTTGTTGTGATTCTCGTTCTATTACAAGTTCTCTACGATCTTGCCCTCTTCTACGGCGTAATTAACAACGTTCCCACGGGCCAGAACGCCATGATCGATCTCTTCAAGAGATATGTCCAGGAGAATGGAACAACGGCTCTTGCACGTGATGCACTTCTCATGATCGGCTCCGTGATGTGCGCCTTCGGCCTTCTCTCCGTCTCAACGGAGGCCGCCGCGTTTGTGTCCCTGCTCGCGGTCTATGCGCTTCCCTATGTTCTCAACTCGAAGATGATGGAGAAGAAGACGGCTGCACCTGTTAAAGAGGAAAAGAAGGAAGAGGCACCCCAGCAGGGCCAGAGAAATAGCTGGGATCCTCCTGTTCCGCAAGTCCAATCCAGTAAACCTTGGTTATAAGTAGGGAGATGCCATATGTTGGCTTAGTAAATCCAAATGTTACATGTTTTATAAATGCAATTATTCAAATGCTTTATAGAATTCCTGAATTCAAGAGTATCGCGATAGATCCAGTAAAGATATTTTTTGAAAAAATGGATGCCGCTGAAAAACTGCCAGTAGCATCCCCAGTGAATTTAGAACTGGGTGCAAATCCTACTGACTTAGAATGTCCTATTGAAACACCTCCATCTACGAGCGGTGATAATCCTCTTAGAAATAAGCACGTTACAAATAGACAAACAGAAGAAGCAAGAAGAAAGAAAACCAGACCTCGCGCACAGGAAGATGCTGCTCAGTTTTTACTCAATTCTATTTTAAATAAATTAGATACTCACCCATTTAAATATGAATTGAAATCGCTTCTGTACTGTAATAAGAAACCGCAAGCAGAACGGACGCCGGTAGGCATACCCAGGACGAAAGAGTATTTAAGCATGTTACCCCTTCAACTTAAACACAATACAGTACAGGATAACATAAATGAATATTTTAAAAGAGAGGTTTTGGATAGGCTGACTGAGGGTTGCATCAGTGGCAAATCCTTTAAACAACCCAAACTAATTTTAGGTAATGGAAACTATCTACTTATACAGCTCGTAAGATTTCAGAATGATAGTGGAACACCTGTTAAAAAAACTAATCCTATTACTATAAATCCAACAATTACTGTATCAGATAAACAATGGGCAGTTCAAGGGGCTGTACTTCATACAGGGACTCTGACTAGCGGCCACTATCGTTATTTGTGGAAATCGCCGGAAAATAATTGGATTCTTTTCAATGATTCTAATGTTTCTAATCTGGCATTAAATAATGCAGAAAACGAATTAAACACAAATGGGTATATCTTATTATATAAAAAATGCGAAGGTGCAGAGTATCCAGCTTCCAAAGCAAAGGCAGCCAAAAGATCGAGGCATGTTAGTTGGCGTAATGAAAAAACAGGTAATAATGGAACTAAACAAAGTATAACAATACCAATACCTGCTAGTAAAAAGATATATCGCCTTACACGAAAGGCAAATAAAAATTTCAAAAAGAATACACCGCCTGCAAATATAAAGCCCCCTCCTGCAAATAATAAACCGCGTAGAACACAAAAGAAGAAATATGGATTTAAATCCTTTATTAAGAGTCTTCTTACACCAAAAGATAAAGCCGAATATAAAAAGCCAATCTACACAGAAGATCCTCTCATTAAAGAGCTAGTTCTAAACAAAGTAGTTCCACGCTAAAAATGACGGTCGCTACCCCTAAACTAACTGTATGTCGTTTCTAAATATAGTTGATGTCTCCGCGCCCTGCATTGCGGAGATAAAAGCCACATTTCCCTTCCCTCTCGATCCATTCCAGCAACATGCTGTTGCCGCAATTGATCGCCACGAGAATGTGCTTGTAACTGCGAAGACGGGTTCTGGAAAGACGCTCGTCGGCGAGCACCAGATTACCGCATCCATGGCCAAGGGCCGCCGCGTCTTCTATACGACCCCCATCAAATCCCTCTCCAACCAGAAGTTCCATGATCTGAAACAGGTCTGGGGCGACAAGGTTGGTATTCTCACGGGCGATATCAAGTACAAGCCAGATGCACCCATTGTAGTGATGACCACAGAGATTCTCCGCAATCTTCTCTTCAAGTACACGAGTTCCACGAAGAATCTTGGCCTCTCGGCTTCCCTCTCCATCGACGATCTCGACGCTGTTGTCTTTGATGAGGTGCACTACATCAACAACAGGGAGCGTGGACGTGTGTGGGAGGAGACACTGATTCTTCTTCCACCTTCGGTGAATCTTGTTCTTCTCAGTGCGACCATCGACGGGCCCGAGCTCTTTGCATCCTGGCTCGGCAATCTGAAGAAAAAGCCGATCTACTTGATTTCCACGCAGTATCGCATTGTTCCTCTTCGCCACACGGTTCTGTCTGGTACGACCTTCATGGAGCTCATGGACAATAAGGAGAACTTCTCCCCGCTCGTCTATTCGTCGTGGCTCAAGGGCCGCGCGTCCACTGCAGATCAGTACAAGCAGCACAAGTTGCAGGTCGCTTCCCGACAGAAAGAGGATCCTGTTGTGCATGGCAGTAAGCGCCCTGCATCCTATGTGCACCAGCTGAATGAGACGATCCAGCATCTTCATGAGAAGGAGCTTCTGCCAGCCCTGTTCTTTGTGTTCTCGCGCAAGTCGTGTGAGACCTTTGCAAACAAGGTGCAGGGAACTCTTCTCACGCCGACGGAGGCTGCCTCCGTGAAGCACATCATCGACTTTCACCTCCACCGGTATCCCGCAGTCTACAACACCACGAAGCAGTACTTCACACTTCGCGCCCTTCTTGAAAGAGGCATTGCCTTTCACCACAGTGGCCTTCTTCCTCTTCTGAAGGAGATCATTGAGATCCTCTTCACAAAGGGACTGGTGAAGGTCCTCTTTGCCACAGAGACCTTTGCGGTTGGAATTAACATGCCGACAAAGACAGTTGTCTTCACTGGTTTTGAGAAGTATGATGAAGAGAAGAATGGTCTGCGGATGCTCTACACCGATGAGTACATCCAGATGGCAGGTCGTGCAGGTCGCCGAGGAAAGGATACCGAAGGTCTCATTGTTTACCTGCCTGAGAGGGAGCCTGTGAGCCTTGATGCCCTCCATATGATGATGAAAGGTAGCAAGTCGACGTTCGTTTCCCGCATGAACTTCCACTATGATTTCATTCTTAAGACGGTTCACTCGGGAAATACCGACTGGATTCGTCTTATGTCGGAGAGCTACTGGTTTCAGCAGCACATGAAGCGCACCGAGGCCGGGGAGCGTTGGCTTGCAGAGGTTGAGCAGAAGATGAAGAGCCTCGGCTTCACTCCTGAACTTATGGCGGCCATGGACGAGAGAGATACATTGGAGACCACAGTCAAGACGACGGTGAATGCGGCTCGCAAGAAGGCACAGCAGGCCCTTGAGAAATGGAAGGCTACACACGACAGCAGCAGCCTCGCCTATGTAAAGGCATGGGCCAACTTCAAGACGCTCAAGGACTACGAGGCCGATCTCCGCAGAGCCCAAGAAAATCTCTATTCCCTGCAAGCCTACAAGGAGACACTGTATCCGATGTTCTATGTTCTGAAGGATCTCGGATTTCTGGGCGCGTTTGAGAATCCGTGCGAAACCACCTCGTCTCATCTCACACCTCTTGGAACACTGGCAACTGAGTTGAATGAGGGCAATCCTCTTCTTATGAGCTATGCATTCCAAAACGGCCTTTGCCGCAAGCTCACGGGAGAGGAGATTCTCTGCTTCCTGTGCGCTTTCATGCAGGAGAGATCCGAGGGCGCACCGTCTTTGGGTTCTCTCCAGATCCCTTCCGCGGTAAAGGATGCCCTCTATGAACTGGACACGTCGGTGGATGTCTTTCTCTCCGCCGAAAAAAAGTTCGGAGTTGTCTCTCCACACGACTACTGGAGCCTTAACAGTATGTGGATTGAGCCCGTGTGGCGCTGGATTCAAGGGGACACTATCTCAGCGATTTGCGAGACGTATGAGATCTATGAGGGTAATTTCATGAGAACTGTTCTGAAGGTGGCGAACCTTCTGGAGGAGTGGATCTCGATGGCCACTTTCACACAATCTGTGGAGGAGCTGGCGAAGCTCGAAGGGTTGCAAGCGAAGCTGGTGCGCGATGCAGCGGTTCCTGAGAGTTTGTATCTGAAGTTATAGAGGATCTACGCGATATACCACGCGTTTCTTCCATGAATAGGATCCCCGCTGAGGAGATGCATGAAATGCAACGCGGACTCGTGTACCCGCTTCATATAGGCGATCCACAGGGCAACGAATAATCCTTTTCCATGCTGCAACATACACGCAAACTCGTGTATCTTTCATCTCGACAACAACACCCTCCTGTCCTTTCTTGTCTCCCAGAAGAATACAGGTGGCAAACAGACGATCCCGCTCGTACGCCTTTCCTTTTTTATCCAAGACGTTCAACCCCTCTGCGATCATCCTCCATGGATGATGTTCTAGAACTCCTTTTAGAATTCCCTGATTGAGAACATCTGCGTATCTGCGAATCGGAGAGGAGGCGTGGCAGTAAGCGCCCTTCTGAAGTCCCCAGTGCTTTGCATTTGTATCTGCAACAGAATAGACCGCCGCAGGATACGCTAGTTCCTTTGCAGGAAGACCAAGCGACTCCATCAGGGCCAAACGCTCTGCATTCGGTGCATCGTGAGTTCTCACAAGGCCACGCCCAGCGGCCACGAGCCGATTGGCTGCCTCCGTATTGTAGAGGATCATGAAGGCCTCCACCCATTTGTGTGAATCGCTCGTTGGGCCTACCAATGACTCTGCGATTGCCCGTAGAACACCCATATCAATCTCTTTTGCGGTATAACAGGACTCATAGGTATAGGACGCAGTGTTCACGAGGACTGTCTCTTTCCAAAAGAATTTGCTCAGAGTTTTTCCATCCCATGTGCAAATAAGACTAAGGGTAAATCTCTCCTTTCCAGGGAGAAGTGAGAAGAGATCCTCTGAAAGCGCGGCTGGAAAGAGGGGACGAATGGCGCGCCCCTCACTGTAGAGAGTCTGTCCAATTTTCTCTGCAAAGGTGAGTTTGGGATTCAGGGCCACATAGGCCGCGACATCTGCAATACTAATCGCAAGGCGCCACTGGCCTCCTTCCATCCAGAGTGAAACCACATCATCAATATCTTTGCAAGCTGGAGGATCAATATTAATCGTGGGTACTGAGAGTATGATGCGCCCTTCTTTGGATGGATTCGCAAGATTATCAGGTATCCTCTTATTCGTCCAGCTCCATGGAGAATACTGATAGGCAATGGCTTCCATCTCTGTGGCAAAGTCGCCGCACTCACCAAGAATCATCTGGAGGCCGGCACGAGGAAAGGTTGCACCAGACAGCCAGTTTTCAAAGGCGGCAAGAGCCAACTTGTTTGTGCGTGTTGTTTCCTTCGATGCAACGAGCATGGGGGGATAGGATTCGTCGAGTGGCTTGAATAAGTAGAGGGAGACTCCTCTTCCAGTAAAGCCATAGCGCACTTTCGTATTCAGTTCTAAGACTCCAACAAGAGGTGGATGCTCAACTCTCTCAACCAGGGCGCAACCGGCCTCAGTCGGTTTCACTCTATCTCCAGGAAGCGCCTTTCCTGTATTCTGTGCTCCCGAAAACTCTCGGAGACACTCTCCGCCGTCTTCAATGCTGAAACGCATATAGTCCTTTGTACGGAGCATGGGTACTTGTCTACTGGGAGCCCCTTAATCAAATTTTTCGTCTAAATATCATTTTCGACGAGTCGCGCTCCTCTTTGTATGGGCACGATTCTTCTTAGTTAAATATCGGCCCACATGCTTCTCATACCTTCTTATTCTCTTTTCACGATCTAATTTCTTTTTTTCAACAATGCTATACCCTGTCTGTTGGTATGCAATAAATGGATAAGAACTTATTGTATTAAAAAACATATGATTCACATCAACATTCATGAAATGATAATCAATGAATCTTTTACGAAAATGGATAAGATTCTCAAAATAATTAATTAATTTCGTATATGATTTATGATTATAATATATCCAATGACCACCATGAGATACAATAGGATATTTGAATATAATATTATCACCTACATGCGCAATTTCAGATGGGTTTAATCCAATAAAATCAGTTATATCTTGAAAAAGATCATTCCATGCATAAGCTCCACCCGAATATACATCCCATTGATCTTCATGAGTATCAAGCCATTTTTTAACTTGTATCCAATTCTCCTCCCACCCTTTGGCAGGAAGACAATCATCTTCTAGAATTAAAACATTAGGAATCTTATTTTTGCGCGCAAGCTTCAGAATCTTTAAAAAGGTTAGAGCATTACCAATGCCTCCTGAACTACACTTCACCGCTGAGAAACGTCTCAAACGCATAGAAGAATCTTTGAACTCTTTTTGTATTTGTTTCCACCGGTCGGGTGAACTATCTAGGTTCATAACATACGCCCACATCTACTACACTCTAATAAATTTCATTTTATAGAAAGAATATGGGTATAAAGGCCCCCGCAGAAGATGAAAAAGAATGTCGCTCTATGATGTTGTCATCCCGTTGGGACCGAAAGATGAGGACATCGTGCAGAGATGCGTAACCTCTGTACGTAAGCATGTTGTTGGCGTGCGCTATATCTTCGTGATTGCCCACAAGAAGATGGATATTTCAGGTGCCGCTGTACTCGAGGAGTCCCTATTTCCTTTTAGCCGCGCAGTCTGTGCGGAGAGGACGTCTGAGGCCCGTGCTGGCTGGTATCTCCAGCAGCTCCTCAAGTTCTATGCGCCTCTTCTGATCAGCGACGCCACGGAGAATGTTCTTATTGTGGATGCAGACACTGTCTTCCAGAAGAGAACACGATTCACAGAAAATGGAAAGACTTTAGTGGATAAGACAATGATAGAGCTGCACCAGCCCTATTTTGATCACATGGCGAGGCTCCACCCGAGCTTCACTGTGTGGAAGAGAATGAACTCTGGAATCACAAATGTGATGGTGTTCAATCGCACAATTCTCTTCGAGATGATGAAGAAGGCAGAGGATCTTCACAAGAAGCACTTCTGGGAGGCCTATCTCGATTGTGTAACAGAAAAGGAGAAGTCGGGTGCTGCAGAGTATGAGCTATACTTTCACTACCTGATGAACAATCATGCAGACAAGGTTCGCCTTCGCCCTCTCCAGTGGACGAATGATGGCCAGAGAGCGGCTGTACCGACAGGAGACTGGCATTACCAGTCGTATCACTGGCACAATCAGAAGGCGCTGCCGCCCCGCTCCTCACGTTTACGCTAGTAGGTAATGCTTTCGGCAAAGAGCATCATAGGACCCCGCGGCGCCCACCGCAATAACAGAGGTTTCCGCACTTGTTCTGTGCGTGAAAAGAGCTGGTGTTCCATCTCCGCAGAGACGACAGAAGGCAGTGAGTTTTGTGATCCGGTCGCAGAAGGGAATGAGCTCAAGAGTATGGCCAAACGGCTTACGATTGAAATCGCCACTGAGGCCAACGACAACTACGTGCTTTCCCTCGGCCTCCACTGCACGTATAACAAAGGGTACCAGGTCTTCAAAGAACTGGGACTCTTCGATCAGAATAAGTTTGGATGCCGCATATGCATCGTTTGCAACGGCCTCTCCTAGGTAAGAAACGGCCACTGCATCGTGGCGTGCATGATTATGGCTGTGCACTGCATCCTTCTCATAGCGTGTATCAAGCGCGGAGGTGAGCGTTAGAATTTTCCATCCAATGGCTTCGTATTTACTGATCAGTGAGAGTAAATAGGAGGATTTCCCCGCATACATGGGGCCAATAATGAGTTCGAGGGACATACTGCTCGATTAAAAAAAGGCTGCCTTCATTTTTATACTGCTACCGGTGATACTCAGAAATAAAGAAGCTCAAAGAGCTTCTTTATTGCAGAGTTTATCACCAGTTAGGTCCTGGGACTTCTATAATAACGAAGCCAAGGCTTCGTTAGAATAGAGACAGGACGTTACGTTAGCGCCCAGTGGATCCGAATCCGCCCGCACCCCGCTCCGTCTGGGAAAGAGAGTTCACCACCACAACACTCGCAATGTGCCCCATATCGGGCGCCACAATCTGAAAGTAGCGATCGCCCTTCATATGATTCTCCGCAAGCATCGTCTTGGCAAAGAGACTCTGATTCGAAATAGCAATGGGTGCCATCAGAGTGCCGCGATACGACTTATCGATCACTCCTTGAGAATTTGCCATGGCAAACCCGCTCTTAATGATGGAGGAGCGCGGGCACAGCCAATAATGTACATCCTGCTCTGAACCATCTGCATTCATGCGCACCATTCGTGCAGAGGTACCGAGATCGAGAAGCTGTGCCTTTGTATTGAAGTTCATATTCTCCAGCATGTACTCCTTCACTACGAAGAGATCGACGCCCGCATTCTCATCCGACCGATTCAGGACCGATGAATAGAACTGGCGACCCTCCTCGGTAGGCAGAAGCTCAAGACGATACATCTCTAGCTATAAAGCAGCCAACTGAGGAGTCAATTTTAGCAAGGGGCTAAAACCGAGTCTATTTACACCGGTAGATATGGTAGAGATCACTCTCCCCGTTTCCCTCGGGGAAGCACTCGATAAACTCACGATCCTAGAGATTAAAAAGAGCAAAATTGCCGACGAGAGAAAGGCTGATTGTGAAAAGGAATATGCTCTTCTCGACAAGTCGCTTGCAACCTATCGTGAACAATATGCCTATTTCTACAAACTTCTTCTTGAGATCAATCTTGCAATCTGGGAACTACAGGATCTTTTCCACGGAAAGGAAACGACTCCTGAGGCCGGTGCGGCCATTTGCAAGAAGATTCTCGATGAAAATGATCGCCGATTCCGCGTAAAATCCAAACTTAACTACGCGGCCTCTTCAACCCTCCGCGAGCAGAAGGGATATGCCAAAAAGAGGGCCTTTGTCTATAGCCATCTGGGCCTCGGTGATATGTTTTGGATGAACGGGGCGGTACGTTGCCTCGCCACTGCATTCGACGAAGTTGTTGTTGTCTGCAAAGAGAAATATGAGACAAATGTGAGGCTCATGTACGCCGACGATCCTTCTATTAATGTATTTCCAATTAAAGATGATTATGTTCTACATCCGTTTAGTGAACACCGCAGGTTCATTGAAGCCGATGGATTCACTGTGTTCACATGTGGAGCCCATACAGAAGGACACAAAGTATATGATTTTCCTCTTTCATTTTACGACGACTTTGGACTGCCGCGAGAAGTGCGCCAAGCCTATTTTCACGTTCCAAAGTTTCAAGAGGCAGCCGATCTTTTCCTAAAGATTCGTGCGGTTGTACCGAACTACATCGTCGTTCACCAGCAATCTCAGAAAAAGAAGTTAGCCATTTGGGATATGCTTAACCAAAAGGACCCAAACAGGCTACTACTGGATCTCAATGAGAATCATTATCCAGCCGATCATCCATTTTATAGTGTAGCAGAGGCAGTTATCAACCAACCCCTGTTATTCTATACATTTCTTCTTGTAAACGCGACCGAACTTCATATGATCGAAAGCAGCATCTATTGCATGGCCTCACACTTAGATCTCAGCCACGTCTCGAAGAAGATCTGTTACGACGCGTATGGCGGTTCGAACGAGCGGATCGGCGTGTTTGAGACAGGCGTTTTACCGTCGTGACTAAAAAGTAAGGAAGTTTGAGCTTCCTTAATTTTAAGTTCATATGGTACCAGCCATCTAAATAGTAGAATTTACTCTATACCATGGAGTTAGTTGAGGCTCACTTTGCAAATCTAGACGGAAATCTCTGGTATGATGAAAAAACGGGAGAGTATGAAATGTTTGGAGGGGAGGGAAAGTCTATGCATTTGAATTATCTGACATTTCGAGAGCTATTCAAGAATATGAGTACCACACGTCCTCTTACAATTTTGGAATCTGGAATTGCCAGTGCTGGTACGAAAAGCACCTATTTATTTAATGAGTTTGTGCGAAAGTATGGTGGCCGTTTCTGGTCGGTTGATATAAATGATGAACTTGTACTCGAGCACCAAGCCAATATGTGCCCTGCCACTCGACTTATCTGCAAAGATAGTGTGGAGTTTTTCACCGAATGGGCCAAGCGGGGTGAGGCGGCCGATGTTATTTATCTGGATAGCTGGGACCTTGAATTTTATAATCCAGTTCCTGCAGCGATTCACGGACTAAATGAATATAAGGCGATTCTTCCAACAGTTCGCCCTGGCACTCTACTTCTTATCGATGATACGCCGGCAACTCCATACTGGCTAGATGGTCGTGGAAAGACATTCTCGGATATGAAAGAGGTCTATCTTAAAGATAAGATTCTTCCTGGAAAGGGCATGTATGTCTTATCAGAACCGAAGAATGCAGATCTACTTCTTCACAATTATCAGGTGTTGTATAGATTTCGCTAGGTCTAAAGTGTTTGTTTCTTATTTTTACTAGAACAATGAAGACGGTATTTATAACAGGAGTAACAGGTCAAGACGGATCGTATCTCACTGAGCTTCTTCTGGAGAAGGGCTACGCAGTTCACGGATTCGCTCGCCGCACTTCAAACCACCAGAATCTTCTGCGCATTAATGTGTATCTCCAGCATCCTCGCTTCAAGCTCCATATCGGGGATATCACCGATGCATCCTCTGTGCAAAATTCGCTTACCTCGGCGTTCCCCCCCGATGCCTCTGGAATCTTTGAAATCTACAATCTGGCTGCACAGAGCCATGTGCACCATTCCTTCTCAATGCCCGACTACACTGCAAAGGCGGATGGCCTCGGGCCTCTCTATATTCTTGAGTGGATCCGTATACAGAAAGACCATAGTCGCATCCGCTTTTACCAGGCGAGTACGAGCGAGCTGTTCGGAAAGGTAAAGGAGGTTCCCCAAACGGAAACAACCCCCTTTCACCCTCGCAGTCCCTATGGTGTGGCGAAGCTCTATGCGTACTGGATTGTGAGAAATTACCGCGAAAGCTATGGTATGTTCGCGACAAACGGCATTCTTTTCAATCACGAGAGCCCTCGTAGAGGTGAGGACTTCGTCACGCGCAAGATTACAAAGGGACTTGCCGCGGTAGTCAAGGGTAAGCAGTCCCATATTGAAATTGGTAATCTCGATGCAAAACGCGATTGGGGGCACGCACGCGACTATGTCGAGGGAATGTGGCGTATTCTCCAAGCCGAAACGCCGGATGATTTTGTCCTTGCAACGGGCACACAGCACACGGTTCGCGACTTTATTGATGTGGCTTATACGCTTGCGACAAGTCGCACTCTAACATGGTCTGGTAAGGGCATCGATGAAAAGGCACATGATTCCCTTACAGGAGATCTACGGGTCCGTGTAAATCCTGAGTTTTTCCGCCCCGCTGAAGTGGAAACCCTGCTCGGCGACCCGTCGAAGGCTCTGGCCACCCTAGGATGGAAACCGACAACTTCCTTTTCAGGACTAGTAAAGGAAATGATTCATAGTGATTTGGCCCAAGCCTAAAAATTGAGTAACACAGGTTCCAAGAACCACTTAGAAAGAACTTACTAATTAAGAGGAGGATGCCATCTGGTTTAGTAAGACCAAGCTCTGAAATTGAGCCCATTGTAGGGATTCAGTTTGGGATCTTTAGTCCTGATGAAATTGAGAAGCGTTCTGTCGTTGAAATTACAAATAGCGGGACCTATGATGGTGCCGAACCGCGGATCAACGGTCTGTTTGATCCGCGTATGGGTGTTCTCGATAATGGAAAGACATGCCGCAGCTGCGGCCAAAGCAATCACAACTGCCCTGGCCACTTCGGCCATTTCCGCCTTGCCCGTCCTGTCTATTACATCCAGTTCTTCCAGTATATCCTCAATGTACTCAGCTGTGTGTGTGTTCGCTGCAGCAAGCTTCTGATTGATAAGGATCTGCACAAGAATCTTATCAAGCGTCGTGGAGAGATCCGGTGGCGCCAGATGCTTGATCTCTGTAGTGGAATCGGGCGCTGTGGCCAGGAGACAGAGGATGGCTGTGGTGCGCGCCAGCCCGACCGCTATATCCGCGAGGGAATTGCCCGTATCATTGCGGAGTGGGATAAGATCGAGGGACCTTCCGCCGCGAGTGAGACGAAGCAGCGCCAGACGCTGGAGGTCGAGTACGTTCTCCGCCTCTTCCGTCGTATTACTGACGAGGATGTCGACTTCATGGGCCTCAGCCGTTTCTGGTGCCGCCCCGATTGGATGATTTGCACAGTGTTGGCCGTCCCGCCTCCGCAGGTCCGCCCGTCTGTAATTCAGGACAACAACCAGCGCTCAGAAGATGATCTCACGCACAAGCTGTTTGATATCATCAATATGAACAACATGCTCCAGGAGAAAATCAACAATAATGCCGCCAAGAACATTATTGATGAGTACACGAATGTAGTCCAGTACCATGTGGCTACTCTAGTTGATAATCAGATTCCTGGTGTAGCGCCCTCGGCGCAGCGCTCGGGACGCCCTCTGAAGTCTATCCAGCAGCGCCTCGGCTCGAAGGAGGGCCGTATCCGCTACAATATTCAGGGCAAGCGTGTGGAGTTCTCCGCGCGCTCGGTGATCACTCCTGATCCGAACCTGTCCGTGGCGGAGATCGGTGTGCCGATGAAGATTGCGATGAATCTCACGGTCCCCGAGCGCGTGACCCCGTATAATCGTGAGCAGATGTACAAGCTCATCCAGAATGGTGCTGATAAGTTCCCGGGCGCAAAGACTCTCATTCGCCAGGACGGTCGCATGATCAGTCTTCGCCACGTCGTTGCAAAGGACATTGTCCTGTACCTCGGCGACACGATCAATCGCCACCTCATGGACGGCGACATCATCCTCTTCAACCGCCAGCCGACGCTGCACCGCATGTCGATGATGGGCCACCGTGTGAAGGTTCTTCCCTTCAATACGTTCCGTCTGAATGTATCGGTTACGAGCCCGTACAATGCAGATTTCGACGGAGATGAGATGAATGCCCATATTCCTCAGAGCCTGGAGGCGTCGACGGAGTTGGCCGAGATTGCGGCGGTTCCCCACCAGATCGTAACGCCTCGCCACGCCAAGCCGGTGATTGGCATTGTTCAGGATACTCTCGTGGGCTCGTGGCGTATGACGAGGCCCAAGATCCAGTTCAACCGCCGCGAGTTCATGAACATGATGATGTGGAACACGCGATTCGAGGGAGTAATGCCCCAGCCGGCCAAGGGAACGCATTGGTCTGGCCAGCAGGTGATCTCTCAGCTTCTTCCGCCGATCAACATGGAGATGGGAAATGGCTTCTTTAAGGAGGCCAAGACCGAGGAGGAGAAGAAGGACAACTTTGTGATCATTCGCGAGGGCGAGATTATTCAGGGTATTCTGGACAAGGACATCTTCAGCAAGCCGTCGAAGGGTGTTGTTCATACGACCTTCAAGGACTATGGCTCGAAGGATACCGTGCGCTTCATTGATTCGATGCAGAACACGGTCGAGCAGTTCCTTGTCTACAATGGTTTCTCAGTGGGTATCAGCGACTTGATTGCCGATGAGAAGACGCGCAAGGAGATGGACAAGGTGATCAAGCAGAGGAAGAGCGAGATCGAGAACATTCTTCTCCAGGTGCACCTCGGCCTTTTCACCAACACGACGGGTAAGACGAACCAGCAGGAGTTCGAGGACAAGGTGTACACGGAGTTGAACAAGGCGACGGAGCTTTCGGGCAAGATCGGCCTGGCCTCACTGGCCGATGAGAACCGTCTGATTGCCATGGTTCGTGCGGGCTCCAAGGGCTCCACGATTAATATTGCGCAGATGATGGCGTGTGTGGGGCAGCAGGCTCCTGAGGGCCGCCGTATTCCCTATGGATTCACGGATCGTACTCTTCCGCACTACAAGAAGTACGACGATGGTGCAGAGGCCCGCGGCTTCGTGGAGTCGTCGTTCATCCACGGCCTCACGCCCCAGGAGTTCTTCTTCCACGCGATGAGCGGCCGTGAAGGCCTGATTGATACGGCTGTAAAGTCGGTAACAGGTGATACGAAGATTGTAATTGTAGAGAACGGGCAGACGAAGTGTCTTGCAATTGGCGAGTGGATTGATGCTCACCTCGCAAGCAATCCTACGGAGATTGAACACTTCGTTGAGAGAAACATGGAGCTGCTTCAATTGAAGACTCCTGCTTCTATTCCGACGGTAGATGCGGATGGTCGAGTCTCATGGTCTCCTCTTGTAGCAGTTACCCGCCACGATCCTGGTGATCGTCTCTACAAGGTAACCACCCTTGCGGGCAAGAATGTAACAGTTACGGAGGCGCAGTCGCTTCTTGTATGGGATTCAGCCACGAAGCAGTTTGAGAAGAAGTCGCTACCCGAGGTGAAGCTGGGAGACTTCGTCCCGGTGACTGCGAAGCTCTCTACCCCCCCTTCTCTTACGAGAGCCATCGCCCTGAGCGACTATCTTCCTAAGACGGAGTATCTCTATGGAACAGACTTCATTTGCGCAACTGCCCTGATGAACAAGGCAATGGAGGGACGCAGCCATATCCCCGCAGGATGGTGGGAGGAGAATAACGGAATAACGTTTACTCTTCCTTACGACAGCAAGGCGCGTCTCCAGCGCTGCCTAGTTCGCTCGAAGGTTGATACCATTACGCACGGATATGTGTATCCATTCACAACGAACCGGGAGCATACCTACATTCCTGAGCTCTTCGAACTGAACAAGAGCAATGGCATATTCCTAGGTCTCTTCTTGGCCGAGGGTAATGTGGATATCAAGAGCGGATATGTGCAGATTACAAATAACAACGAGAAGATTCGTGAGTTTGTAGTCGAGTGGTTTGACGATCGCGGGATATCCTCTCATGAAGATGTGAAGCTCAACCATATCGGTGGCGTATCATCATCCGTCCGTGGATTCTCAACTGTTCTCGCACAGTTCCTCACGAGCCTTGTGGGCCACGGTGCTTCAAATAAGCGTGTGCCTGCTGAGGCGTTCACGGCACCCGAGGAGTTTATCGTCGGCCTTCTCAATGGGTACTTCTCTGGTGATGGAACGGTGAGCGATAGAAGCATTGATGCGAGCTCTGCGTCCGAAGATCTGATTGATGGAATCAGCATGCTCTGCAGTCGCCTCGGCATCTTTGGCAAGGTGTCTCACACCCAGTCTGCATCAAATAACCTGGGTACAGAGGATATCAAGCCCACCCACAGGCTCGCGATTCGTGCTCAGTGGGCTGCTCGCTTTGTTGAGAAAGTCGACATGATTGATGAGGCGAAGGCTGAGAAGCTCCGTATTCTCTCAGCTTCGCAGTCCCATCGCAACTTCGCTTCCCAAAATGATGTAGTGCTTGATGAAATTACGGAGATTGAAGTTCTGGATGCATCTTCTCATCCTAAGGTCTACGACCTTACGGTACCCAGCACATTCAACTTCGGCCTCGCAAATGGTCTCCATGTCCGCGATACTGCGGATACGGGCTATATCCAGCGCCAGCTCGTAAAGGCGATGGAGGACCTCGTGATTCAATTCGACGGTACTGTGCGCGATGCGCGCAATAACATTGTGCAGTTCCACTATGGTGAGGACGGCGTGAACAGCACGAAGATTGAGACACAGGGCCTTGGCCTTATGAAGATGACAGAGACGGACATTCTTACTCAGTATGCGATGCGCGGCGTGGAGGGCATTGCTGTAACACCCGAGGACCAGTCGGCCCTTGATGAGTTCGCCAAGACGGTTCTCGTGGACCGCGGTATCCTTGTGGAGGGTGTGTATCGCAACAAGGCGGATGGAAGCACCTTCGCGAGTGTGAATCTCGAGCGTCTTCTGCTCACGATCCAGAGCAAGTTCGGAAAGGAGGAGACATCTGATCTCACTCCCTCCTACATCCTCGAGGGAATCAATAAGATCATCTCTCGCACACAGTCGTACCATATCCTCTGGGGGTCGATGCTCCGCTTCTATCTGGCACCTCACAAGCTGATCCTGAAGGAGAAGATGTCGCAGCTGGCCTTTGACGCACTCGTTGAGTCGGTTGTTCTGAAGAACTGGCAGGCGTGGGCGCAGCCCGGTGAGCATGTGGGAATCATTGCGGCCCAGAGTATTGGTGAGCCGTCGACGCAGATGTCCTGTGTCTACGAGACAATTGTCGCAGTAACTCGGCCAAACGGAGAAAATTACTTTGGACCGGTTGGTGCCTTCATTGATGGGCTCTTACCTACGAGGGTGGCGGAGGAATCTTCTATATTGGATCTGAGTGGTTATAAGATTGCGAGTGTGAGCAAAGATGAGAAGGTATCGTGGGCCCCGATCAGCCAGATAAGTCGCCATCCTGCAAATGGTGGGCTCGTAAAGGTCGTTACGAAATCGGGTCGTACTACTACCGCGACTCTCAGCCACTCTTTCCTCAAGCGCTCCGCCAAGGGAATTGTGCCCGTTCTGGGTAGTGATCTCAAGCTGGGTATGCGAATCCCTATCGCAAAGACGATCCCTGTTGTCCCAAATACGATTACAAAGGTTACGCAGGGTAAGACAGAGTTTACGCTTACGAAAGAATTTGGGTGGCTCTGTGGCATCTATCTTGCGGATGGATCGCTCAACGGAAATACAGTTCGTATTTGCAAGATTCATCCGATTGTGGAGACGCGTTTGATGGCGATCTCTGCAGCCTATGGCTGGGTCTTCTCAACAAAGGACTACCAGGGCGAATTTGGTCCCAGTAAGGATAACAATATTCATAGCAAGGACCTCAAGGATTTCCTGGAGATCCATTTCAAATCGGGTTCCTATGTGAAGGAACTGTCTGGTGCGGTGTTCTCATACCCCCTCGAGTTCAAGCAGGGACTACTGAGCGGCTATTTCGATGGTGACGGTAACGTGAATGTTGTGAGGCAGCAGATCCGTGTTGGCAGTCGTAGTGAGAAACTAATCCGCGACATCAATCGTCTCTTCGGTTTCGCAGGATTCTTCACTGTGCTGGGCAGCGAGGCTTCAGTTCGTATTCCTGGCAAGACGATGTGGACTCTGAATGTTCTCAAGAACAATGCGCGGGCATTCAAGGAACAGATCGGTCTTTCTCTTCCTGAGAAGGCGGCGGCCCTCGAGCAGATCATTGAGTATATGGAACGTGATGAGAAGCACGATACGAAGGAACTCTATGATAAGATTCCTGAGCTCGGTGAACTTATTGCTGAGACGGGCCGCCTTCTTAAGATGCCTGGCCAGTCGCGTAGCTATGGCCGCTGGCTCAAAAAGGACTCTGTGGGTCGCCAAACTCTCCAGAATTATCTGAGCGACTTCAACGAGATGTTTGCACTCATCAAGAATACTCTCACTTCAGATGTATATACCACAGTAAAGGCTAACCTGGATTCCCTGTGCTCGGCTGCAAATTCTGATGTTGTCTGGGATGAGATTGTCGATCTAATTTACCTGGACGACCCGAAGACATTCGTCTATGATTTCACGGTCCCTGGGAACGAGTCTTTCATGGTCGATGACTGTATTATGGTGCACAATACGTTGAACACTTTCCACTTGGCAGGTGTGGCGGCGAAGTCGAATGTAACGCGAGGTGTACCCCGACTGAAGGAGCTGCTGAAGGTAACAAAGTCGCCCAAGGCAATCTCTCTCACGGTCTACCTGAAGCCCGAGTTCCGCGAGAGCAAGGAGAAGGCGCGCGAGGTTGCCCAGGATCTTGAGCTCACGATGCTGAAGGACGTGGCGAAGCGTGTGGCGATCTATTATGATCCGAAGGATGAGGACACGATCCTTCCTGAGGACAAGGATATCATCGCCTTCCACAAGCAGTTCGAGGTGAGCCAAGCCCAGGGTGAGGAGGAGGCACCTCTCAGCAACTGGCTGCTCCGCATGGAGCTGGACCGTGAGAAGCTGTTTAACAAGAACATCAGCATGGACGACATCTCGTTCATCCTCAAGCAGCGCTTCTCCGATGAGGTTACGCTCATCTACAGCGACTTCAACAGCCCTCGCCTCATCATGCGGATGCGCCTCCCGAGGACATCCACCTATGAGCTAGACGATCTGGCAAATCTGAAGAAGTTCATTGTGCGCCTACTGAATGGCATTGTGATCCGCGGCACTGCGGGGATCAAGGGAGTTTCCTTCCGCCAGGACAAGGATGCCCTCGAGCTTGAGGGCGGTGCCTACAAGCCGGTGAAGCAGTATGTGCTCGACACGGATGGCAGCAACTTCCAGTCGGTGATGATCCACCCGATGGTCGATGGCAGCCGCCTCGTGAGCAGCCACGTGCACGATATCTATGAGAATCTCGGCATTGAGGCCACTCGCACGGTGCTGCTGAATGAGATCTCAACGCTGTTCGAAGAGGCGGGCGTGAATTACCGCCACCTTGGTCTCTTGTGCGACGTGATGACGAACGCGGGTCGTCTCATGTCGGTGGACAGATATGGTATTAACAAGAAGGATATTGGCCCGCTGGCCAAGGCGAGCTTCGAGGAGACGGAGAAGATTCTGCTGCGCGCGGCCATCTTCGGTGAGACAGATCCGGTTACGGGAGTGAGTGCGAATATCATGACGGGCCAGGTGATCCGTGGCGGCACGGCGTTTAGCCAGATCTTGCTGGATGAGGCGGCGCTGCTACGACTCCAGGAGGGACTGCCTCCTGTGCCGGTTGATGAGGAGGAAGATGTGGAGGAGCCGACCGAGGAGGAGATTGCTGATGAGCTGCACGAGGATGCGAATGACATGTGTTCATCGGCGCGTCTGCGCATGAATATCGTGATGCCGAACTCGGCTGTCCTTGTGGAGGAGCCCGATGTGGACTTCACGGTGATGAAGAGCGACGACTGAGAGGAAGGGGAATTAATAATAAAAATAATAATTAGATGACAAGTATATTAAATGAACCGATCAAACTCTGTTCATTGAATCCTTTAACCGGATATAAACGTGATGGTTACTGTACAAATATTGAAGGAGATTCTGGGACACATGTTGTTTGTGCTAAAGTAACCGACAATTTTTTACAATTTACCAAAGGAAAAGGAAATGATTTGATCACTCCGCGTAACGGGTTTCCTGGATTAAAATCAGGTGATAAGTGGTGCCTTTGTGCACTAAGATGGGAAGAGGCGCGCAAAGCGGGTGCAGCACCTCCCGTCGATCTATATTCAACTGATAAATCGGCATTAAAATTTAATAATCTTGATACATATTTACAGAATAAATTAACTCCGCAAGTCGAGGGTCTTGTGAACCGCCTCAGCGATCTCCGGGCACAAAGACAAGCCAATTCATCCTGACTGCAGGGGGCTGGCCACAGCCACACACGAAAAAAGAATGGAAAGAGATCCAAGACAAGAAAGCAGTTCCTCTTTAATCCTAAATTATCGTTCAATGTGTATGTAGATAAAAATCCTCATAACACAATACCAATTCATTACAAAACACTAGAGGACGTTAAAAATACGATTAGAAAATTAGAGAAGCTTTACAAGGCGCATAAATATAGCCATAAACGTATATGGGCTGTTGCAATGATTCTTAAAGTTCGTTTAGAAGTGATAAAGCAGAAAAAACTAGAAGAGTATGAACTAGCAAAAAGATATTTTGAATTTCTTGGTGAGAGAACAAAAATGAATAAAGAAGATCGTTATCACAGTATATTTGAAATATAAACTAACGATGCCGTATCTTTCGTGTTTTTTTATCAGCAGATTCACAATCTTTTGCACGACCAATAAGAGCACACGAAATTCTTTTACCAGAATGACCTGTTGTAAGAGAATCTGCTTCACCCCCCTTTCCAAGATCGTCAGGATCTGCGTGAACAATGAGTGTTCTGCCTAGAAGATCTCCCACATTCACATTGGACAATTTATAAGAATAAGTGTGCCCAGTTTGATCGATATTTCCCAGATCCCCTGTATGACGTTCACCTCCCGTAGAAGGTGGTCCGCCATGTACCCTTTTTGCTCCTTTATTATAATGTGAGCAAGCACCCATACATCCTTCATCTCTCATATCACCGTTTGCGTGGATATGAAACCCGTGCTCACCCGGTGGCAACTTTGTAAAGACTGCTTTTATTTTAAGACCTGTTGATATATCTTCAAATGTGGTATATCCTTCTACACCGCCATCTACAAATACAGCGACTCCCTTCATCTTTTAACTAAGTGAAGATAATTAAACAATAAGAGGCTAAACAGCCAGCCCCATAAATAGGTATGGAAACCTGGAAAGAAGAAGGCCCGCCATGGCAACGAACACGTTTTTTTCAGACAACACCCACAAACCCAGCGCACCTGTTCACCTTTGTCCCCTGGAGAGACCCACCCACGAACGAGGACCTCTACGCCTACAAGAAGACAATTGCAGAGTACGAGGCCGCCCACATCTGGGAACTTGCCAAGAAGATGGCAAATCCCTATGAGCTCATCCATACCCAGGACGACTCCCATTTTCACCCCTCACTCTGCATCTATCGCCCCCTCAGCCGCAGCTATTTCAAGATGATCGAGATGCTGGGTGTTCTGAAGTTCTACGAGGCCATTCCAAAAACCCAGCACAAGGTCCGGTCCGCCCACGTTGCCGAGGGACCCGGTGGCTTCATTGAGGCACTTCTTGAAACGGCGGAGCGTGAAAAGAAGCAGGTGCAGTCTGCTCTTGCGATGACGCTGAAACCGACTAACAACAGTGTGCCAGGATGGCGCCGCGCCTCCATCTTTCTTCAGCGCCACCAGGAGATCAAACTCCATTATGGTGCGGATAACACAGGGGATATCTATGTTAAAGAGAATCAGGTCTCTTTTATTGAAAGGGCAAAACCCGGGGTTCAACTCTTCACTGCAGACGGAGGATTTGATTTCTCAATCGACTACTCTGTACAGGAGAAGCGAGTCTTTCAACTTCTACTCTGTTCTTCACTTATCGGCCTCCAGTGCCTGTCGACCAATGGCTGTTTTGTTCTCAAGTTCTTCGATATTCTCTCGGACCATACACAGATCCTTATTGTCCTTCTGGGACGCTGTTTTCGCGAATGGAATCTCTACAAGCCTGCCACGAGCCGGCCTTGCAATTCGGAGAGGTATTTTCTCGGCAAAGGGTTCAGAGGACTTCGCCCAGAGATTCTCGAACTTCTCTTGAAAATGGAGGAGCAGAGCCTCAAAGGGTTTTATCCTGTTTCAGAGGACTTTATCACGCCCTCTGAAAAGAACTATATAACCAGACATATCGATGAACTTGCAATAATACAGAAGGCTTCTCTCAAAAAGGCAATCTCCTATATTCACAGCCCAGCTCTCTGGGAGAACTCGGTCCATCAGTACTTCACTCTCAGTCGCTCGTGGTGCCAGCAATTCCATGTTCCCGCCTTACAGAAAATAGTGAATCTTACTTCTGTTGCAGCTGTGGTTTCACAAATGTCTGCACGAGCCGCTGTCCTACAATTACTGAAGCCTGGTGCTGAGACAGATCCCCCTCCCCCATCTTGTCCAGCATTGCCAGCATAGTCGTTAAACTGCTCTTGTGATAAGGCTCATCGCCGAGCACGGTCTCGAACAGATGGGGGTAGTCGCGCGCAAACTCGGGAAGACGCTCGGTGATCTCCTCCTTTCCTAGCCCGTCCGCCTTATAGGTCTCCGCGCGGTTCACCATGGCGCGCACATACTCGGCACGCTGCTTGGCGGGGAAGGCAGTCTCCTTCTGGGCAGCCTCCGCAGCAGCGCGTTGAATCTCATTCGGATCTAGATTCGACATCTACTTTGGAAAACAATCTTTTTTTTAGGCGCCTAAACTTTTTCTTCCATGATTCAGCAGAATGAATAGAGGATATATTATGACAGAAGAAGAACGGGCAGAACTTATTGAATGGACAAAAACAATGATACCTAAAATGAGAATTCTTGATAATAACCGTACAGACTTTAGTATGGAACCTGATAATAAAGATATCCATCCTCTTGTATGGGAAATAAAGAAGAGAATTATTGAAAAGGAAAAGATTGAAACGCTTGAAAAACATGAAGAGCCTATTTTTAAAGATTTCCTTGCAATTATACATAAAGGTGGACATATCCATCGTCATCGTGATCCAAATAAGGGTGAATTATATCATTGCAGATTTAATGTGTTTGTCCAACTTCCAGAAAAAGGAGGACAAACCTATTACAATGATGTTCCAATTCAAAGTGTAGAAGGTTGTTATGTACTCTGTTTTTCTGGGTTAGAATATCATTGGTCTACTATTGTAGAAAGTGAAAAGGGTCGTTTCTCTCTTTCTTTTGGATTTCTATTGCCAGCGCAAGTGATTCAGCATCTCCAATTGAAGCGGCCAATGGGCGGAAAATTAAAGAAGTGGATCAGTAGAGGATGACCTATACGGATGATGAAAAGATTTCTCTTTTTCGTAATATTATCAACCATATTAAAAAGGAGATTATTTTGAATAAGCCAAAGAAATCCCCTGAGGAAGCTGCACGGGTCCTATTGAATATTCACACAACCCTTACAGGGGTACTTAAGAAAAATAAGGATTTATCTCTTCTTAAACATAATAATTTAGAGGGAGTATTTGATGACATTATTGATAAGAATATGACACCATATTTATCTGATAATCTTCTGCATTATTGTACTCGTGATCTCTATGAGAATCCAATGGCACTTGAAATAGGCCATATTAACATACAGTATCGGTGATTACTAGAAAAGAATCTACACGGTATAATAGAGAAAGAATGGAGCATAAATTCGAAAAATCTATGCCATACCACTATTTAAGTGGTTGTCCTAAAGGATATCGTAAGCGTTCAGAGTATACAACTGGAGCGGGTACATATGTTCCTACACGTTGTATACGGTCTGTATCATCCTATACAGTATCGCGTAAACATCCTCGTACCTCTTCTCGTACCTCTTCTCGTACCTCTTCTCGTGTTATGAATAAAAGCATCAAATGCCCTCGTGGATATATTGGCCGCGCTGCGTATATGAGGCGATATTCAACATCGGTGAGATCGAAGGGGTATACAGTAAGAAAAGCTTCCGGCACAACCTACAAAGTTCACCCGCGGGACAAGAGTTTATATGTTCCTGCTTCCTGCATTAAGGATTCTGCGAAGGCTGTACCCAAAGGAAAGAGTATTGGTCCTTTACGGAAAGGTGAACTTACGAAGTATGGATATTCCACGCAGCTTCCCGAGGACGAAAGAAGAAAGATTCTTTTCCAAGCGGTGAGGGATAGTGGCGGCCTCGCGATCTATAGAAAGTTAGATGCAGTTGCAAAACTGAGTCTGCGAATTTCGCCAGAGAATTCGTATATTTTTGCAAAAGACAGGGATTGGGTAAAAAAGACGTTTGGACCTCTCAGGGCTTTCTAACGTCCTGACTCTATTCTACCGAAGCTAAGCTTCGGTAGAATATAAGTCCCGGGACCTAACTGGTGATAAACTCTACAATAAAGAAGCTCTCTGAGCTTCTTTATTTCTGAGTATCACCGGTAGCGTTGCGATAAAAACCTAAGTTCAACTTCTAGAAAAAAGAACACCTCTTTATAGAATTCAATATGCGTGTTCCTGTACTAGTTACAGCATTAATGCTTTTGTTACTCGCGAACATTGTTATGATGTATTACATGCCGTTTGGATTACGTTTATCGAGTGAGGGGTTCCAGGCTACACAGATGCCTACGGTGAATATGGGGACTGGCGCGCCCCCTACGCCTATGCCTCCTATGCCTTCTACAGCCCCTCCTATGCCTTCTACAGCCCCTCCTATGCCTGCCGCCCCTCCTATGCCTGCTATGCCTGCCTCAGGCCCTGCTGAGATGAAGAAGCCCATGGGTTTCAGAAATAAGAGCGAGGGATTTGCGAGCTACAGTCTGGCGAATGGCGGTGGCGCGAAGGACTCTTATGAATCGATTGGCCCGTATGATGGCGTGCGTCTCCCGACTGGCAATAGCTCTGGCTGGCGTTACACCGCCCCGAATGAGCCGTTAACGGGGCCCGAGGTTGAGCCCGGCCCCGATAACCTCTTCATGTTCAAAAATAACCAGTGCAAGCCCGAGTGCTGCGGGGCCTCGTTCAGTTGCGACGGCGGCTGCGTATGCACGACGCCGAAGCAGCGCGACTTCCTCAATGAGCGGGGCGGAAACCGTACGTCTCCCGACGACGGTGTCTAAAGACATCGACGGAGAACGTCTCCCGACCACGGTGTCTAAGTGTCCACGAGGGCAACGAAATAGTCGCTCAAGAAATTGAAGTATTCATGTCTCTTATTCCATGAACACCTCAATACAATAGAACAGCTCTCAGAGGATTCTATCACTTCAATTGAGATTGGTTCCTCTCGTACCTCTTTTCTAGGATAATACCCATCATATGTGTCGCTGTGATCCGTATAGGAAGATAGCCATTCAAGCTCAACCTTCCCAAGTTGTTTCCGTAAAAGAATATACTCCTTTATACATTCAAGGCGCGGTAACAGAACCGCTTTTTCGTTCTCTGATGGCTGCCGCATCTTCTTCTCAAGTTTATCAATCTCTGCCGCACACTGGTCAAGTCGCTCTTTTGCTGTAGTGGAACTCTGCATGGAATTCGTGTAGATATCTTGCAGCATTTTCTTCTTTCCATTTAATTCTGATAACTTTAGACTTTCCATGATGAATTTCATGGCGTGCCTATAATTTAATTTTGTCACCCGGCCTCGCCGTTAAATTCACCCTCTAACTATAGATATGAGCAATTTGGCCTCTAGCATATCAAAGGCAATTAATAAGAAAAATAATTTATCGATTTTGCCTCCCACTACTTCAAAGAATGTGTCTCCGCAAAACAGTAGTCTGATTTCTCTTTTTAACAAGGGCCCGACAAGTACTCTAAATTCACTTTCAAAGAACTTATCGAGCAGTACCCCGAAGAACTTATTTAGCACTGCACCAAAGAACAGTATCCTTGGCGCAACTACGGCAAGTATTACGAATGCTGCGACCACGGGTATTAAAAATGCTGCTGCGAATGCTGCTCACGTGGCGAACTCTGCCACCACGGGTATTAAAAATGCTGCCGCAGGGGTTGCGAATGCTGCCGCAGGGGTTGCGAATGCTGCCGCAGGAGCTGCAACGGCTGTTGTGAGTGCCGCAAACGCAGGTGTATCAAACGTCGCGAAGAATATGTCTCTCCCAAGCAATCTAAATAATCTTTCTAAAAATTCACCCTTTATGAATAACTATGTAAATACCAATGTGGCGAATAGCTCCACCACATCATGGGGCCTTATCGGCGGCATCTTCTCTCTATGCTTTCTCATTTTTCTCAGCATCTTCCTCTTTTTCAACAAGGAGTTGCAGACAGGCATTAATAATCTTGTAGAAAGAACACGGTCTGCACTGGGCTTGAATAAGCCCCCACCCCCTCCTCCTTCTGTAGAGCCCGAGCCTCCCTCGCAGGGTATCGTTGCCTCCTTAGTTCAAAAGATGCTACCCTCCGAGGTGTTCAATGTGAGCAAGAATGAGTACAGCTATTATGATGCGGAAGCTCTCTGTAGTGCACTCGGTGCCGAGCTTGCCACGATTGATCAGGTGAAGGATGCGTATGAGAAGGGCGCTGACTGGTGCAACTATGGCTGGGTGAAGGGACAGGGTGCGGTCTATCCTACACAGAAGAAGACATGGGATCTTCTTCAGCTAGGCCCCGAAGAGGAACGTAGCGCGTGTGGAAACCCCGGTGTGAATGGTGGCCATTTCGACAACCCCGAGATGAAGTTTGGAGTCAATTGCTATGGCCCGAAACCTTCGCAGTCTGGGCACGATGAATCTGAGCTCATGAAGAATGGAAGCATCCCGAAGACAGTTGCTGGACTCCAGATCTATGAGAAGGTGAATGAGTTCAAAAAACACACGAATGAAATGGATATCCTTCCGTTTAACGAAGGAAAGTGGTCGACGTCATAGAGACCGTTAAATATTAAAATACTATGATAATCAAAGACAATAGATTATCATAGTACTATATAGAAATGCCGCCTACTCTCTTCAACAATGAATTAAAGAATAAGGCTTGGTCGAATTATCAGTATGAGCTCGATGAAGCCAGATCTCCCGCGGAGAAGAAAGCCGCAAGAAAAGAGTATGATGCCATCATAGCCGATGGGATGAGGCAAAAGGAGGAAAATGATAAGAAGAAAGCGGCTGAGCCCGAGGTAAGAAAGTGGGAGGTTGAGGAGAAACCCAGTAAGAAGGAAGCGGAACGGATTGCACGCGAGGAGAAGCAGCGCAAGGAACACGAAGAAAAGAGAAAAGTAAAGAATGCAGAGAAAGCGGGACGGAAGGAGAAAAAGGCAGCCGAAGAGCATGAAAAGAAGGTTGCGATTGCGACGGGTAATATTGCAAAGCTGAAAGAGCTGAATCTTAAGAAAAAGACCGCATTTCTCAAAGCAAAAGGCTTTCAGACAAAGAAGTGTAAGTGGGAACATGAGAAAAATGGATGCTGGGCTCACAAGGAAGGCAAGTGCCCGTTCAAGCACAATTGCAACAATGCCAAGAAGGGAGGCACACGAAAGTTGCGCCGCTAATAAAACTTATCATGATATCCTTCGCTCATATCCATTAAATATGGATCGTTGGCAGACGCCCGTGGCTTGAACCCTGTCGGCTCGTCCGCGTCGGGTTCGCCCAACTCATATAGCTCTGCAGTCTGCGGGGACCTTTCTAAGTCTAGACAGGTCCACACTGCATGTTGAATCGTATAGCGCTCATTAATACAGTCCTCATCAAAGAGGTATGCCCACCCTTCCCAGAAACTATCCCACGTGTCTGCATCCATTATATAGTTATAGTGATCTTCTTCTTCTTCGGCATACTCTGTATTAAAGATAGTAGAGTGCCATCTTACCTTTGGCTTCCTCTTCTCACGAATATAAAAGAGTTCTCTAGTAATCGTTACAACAAGATGATCTGTAGAACATACAAGTATATAGCCCTTCTTTTTTAAAAGAGGGATAAGTCCATGATGTACAAACGATCGAAGAATCCATTGTCTTTCTTCACCACAGACCCACTCTTCTTCTAACCATTTAATCCATGACTGAAGCTGAAACGATCTTGATAACGAATATACCGACATTATCTTTACGGTGGGAGTATATTTCTATATAATAGCGCGCGAGTTCTTTACACCGTGTGCGCAGGAGGCAAAGGAGGCAAAGGAGGCAAAGGAGGCAACGGAGGTAAAGCCGCCGTCTTCTTCAGCTTCTTCTTCACTTCCACATCTCTGTGCTTTCGTATGAATTTGATAATATCAGGAGTATCATCCGGGACGTTTAGATCTTTTAGGCGACGTTCGTTATAGTACGAGTGCAACATATCTTCGAGGCGACCAAAAGTAAGAGGTAGACTATGTTTCTCTTCGTGGATCGAGAGTTTCCCTCCATGAATCTGTATTACGGCATTTTCCATTCGGTTTGTGACAAGGGTCTGTAGAATCTTATCTTCAAATCCATCCCTAACATTTCGCGCATTTGTGGCCTGTTTCTGTAGACTTGATGCGAGATTATCAAAATGTACCCAGCTTCTCACTGTGTCGGCGAGCGTACTTGTATTAAGCTGATTGCTTTGCATCTCTACCAATGAACCCTACTTTCACGGATTCATCTGTCCGCAATAGGCTTCCGGAGTTGATAGAGCACAATTCCAAGGGTGAGTACCACAAGGATTAAAAGAATTACAAGAAATATACAAGTTAAAAAAATATAAGGAAGTATGCGATCCATTACATGATTCAGCAGCGGGTCCACTAAAAACATTTGCAGTTGTTTTCTTGTTTCCTCACGATTAATGTATAAGAATATATTTTGCATAATTTTATTACTGAGAGTGGATTCTTCCTTTTTTTCGGCGGTGGGCATATCTATTGTATGCGGTTTAAAGTGGTATAATAGATTCTACGCAGCAACAGAAAATGGAGTTTGCACACCCTTCGTGGGATTCTGCACGAGAGCTATATAGAATACGCCTAGTAAACAACCGCCCGACCCTTATGTCCGATACGCAATCTGTTATTGGCAATATAAATAGTCCAAATGAGGACGGCGACAACTATAAAGAACTCATCAAGATGTTTGTTTCCGATTTTATCAAGAAAGAGGCCACTGCAAAATGGTTCTCTTCGAGACCTCGCGAGGCCTCCATTCTACGGCGCCTAAGAAATAAGTGGATCACATCTTCAAGTAGTCCCCTCAAAGCCGGTGTAGAGTGGGTTATACCGCATTGGCGGCTCGACTGCATTGAACTTACAAAAGAGACGATCAATCTTCTTTGGCAACTTGTTGAGTTGAAGGAAACAAGTGTAAAGATACCTTCCGGATTCTTTGCTCCCTCTCGCCCTGCCTCTCCTGCCTCTCCTTCCAGGGAGGAGAAGGAAACTGTACGGCAAATTACCGTTCACCCTGTGGAAAAGAGTGATTTAGAGGTTGTCTTTGATATTCCGTATTCCTCTACGGCAGAGGAGGAGGATGAAGAACAGAAGAAGTTAAGGCAGGCCGTCCGCGAGGCCCGGCTGCGCTTCGCCGTAGCAAAACTGAAGAAAGACCGGCTCTTAGAAAAGTACTTTAACGAATACGGGGATCTTCCCGAAGACCCGGATTTAGACTCGGATTCTTCTGGAGAGGATTAACTTTTCAAGAAATGCAGTTTGTTATAAAAATATACACTAGTTCTAATACAGAAGCAAGATGGCAGCCTCCTACACTCTTCAGTCTGTTGGTGCAATCGCGGTCCTAGCAATTGTTGTCGTTGCGTTAGCTTACCTTCAGCCGACGATGTTCAAACGTGAGGGGTTCCAGGCCACCCTATCTGCGGCGGCGAACTACTCGTCGGGTGCTGGCGGCAATGCCGAGGGTGGTGAGAGACGCAGAGAGGAGACGCGCGGCAATCCGAATTCGGCGGGTGGAGATGTGATGCCTACGGAGGTCTCTGGCCCCGCGCAGTTCGGTGATGCGGAGAAGCCTTCCAACTGCTACCCGCGCGACCAGCTCACGCCGAGCGAGCTCCTCCCGAAGGACGCCAACAGCGTGTGGGCGCAGCAGAACCCGATGGGCAATGGCAGCCTCAAGGGCAAGAATTTCCTCTCAGCGGGCGCCCTCATCGGCGTGAATACGGTTGGCCAGTCGATGCGCAATGCGAACTACCAGCTCCGCTCTGAGCCCCCGAATCCGCAGGTCCCGATCTCCGTGTTTAACAACACCACGATCGAGCCTGATGTGAATCGCCGCAACTTTGAGGTTTCATAAATAGAACTCTCAGTAAAAAGTAATAATAATACTAATTTTCAATTTGTATTATTAATATGTCTTCTTTCCGCCCCATTCTGTAGGGGACGATGAGTTCAGAAATACAATACATGTTTGAAAAGGTAAAAATGTTATTTGGCGCTTCTAACTATCCTATCGTCGAGGTAAAATCAACTATTGACGGGAAGACCTATCGTGTTCGCGACCTACCCGACAAACAAAAGGCCTCCGATCTTATGGCGCAAGTCCGTCTTAATATGCATAAACTTAAACTTCACCTGGAATCAAACTATCCTGATAAGACTCAGGTGATTCAACTAAAAAATAACTTTGTTGCCGACGCGGGCCGCATGTTCGAGTCGACACCCGACGCGGAATTTACGAGTTATAGTGTGAATAAGGGAGAAGCCGTGCACTTGTGTCTTAGACAACGCGATGACAATCATGAAAAACTCGTCGATGCAGATATCATGACATTTGTAGCGATACATGAGATGGCCCACATGATAACAAAGACAGTTGGCCATGGCCCCGATTTTTGGAATAACTTTGGCTGGCTTCTTCAAGAAGCTGAACAGATAGGGATTTATAAGAAAAGAGACTTTACTGCGCACCCTGTAAACTATTGTGGGATGAAGATCACGGATCAGCCATCCTATGACGTTGCAAAAGATGAATCGCCGGTAACGTCGTGACTCTAGGATTCTTTTCTTACCGTCGTGACTAAAAAGTACGGTCGTGGAATTAAAATTAAGAAAGCTCTTTGAGCCTTCTTAATTTTCAGCCTCACCGGTAGGAATGGACGTGGTAAAAACAAATATAATCCACGCAGCTACCACTGTGGCGGATATTATAAAAAAAATCAAGGAATCGCGAACAATGAGTTCTCTGTATGGTACACCGGATGAATTTCCCGATGATCTAAAGAAAATTACTGTGCTCTATCACCCCTCGGCTACTGCAGAGCCTGTATCTCTTAGACTCACCTCCGTTTTTCCCTTTTATACAATGCTTGATATAAAAATAGCAATCTACGTGGCGCTTGAAAAAAGAGAGGAGGCTGCTCCCATCTTTCAGAGCCTTCTGTACAACCCTCTTGAACTTGGTTCTGGAGAGGCAAGTAGCAACCGATCCCAGTTCTATTCCGCCGACTATTACTGGTCGGACCCACTTACAAAGGGATCTTTTTCTAAATGCACCACGACCGAAGAAAAGAAGATTAACCTTTTTAATCCTTTCTTCCATGCAAAACAGGACGAGAAAGTAACACAGGAAAAGAAATCCAGATTTGTTCATCAGACGGGAGAAATTGTGAACCTGGAACGAGTCTCGCAAAGCCGCCTCACCTATGAGGACGCGATCCTTTCTCTACTCGAAGAGAAGAGAACGCCCACATTTCACCTCTTTCTTTTTAAAGATCTCTTTGCTGCGGCGCGACCCGCATCTGAACGCGACTGGAATGGACTCATCCGCCCCTATTTTCCGTTTCTCCTCATGAACCAGACAGCACTCACCGAATCAAACAAAGAGATCCTAGTACTCCAAGAAAACCAGTTTTCTAGGCAAAAAGAATTTGGGCTCCGCATTGACTATCTAATCAACTCAGGTAAACCTCTTCTCCCCCTTACACTCTCAGGTGTGCGATTTCTCCAATTTCGGTGGGCCGCTGAGAAAAGAGGAGAGGAAGGACTTGAGGCACTTTTCTATGATACAAAAGTCTCGGCCGCGCGCCCTTACATGAGGCTTTTACCAAGCAGGGGGTCTTCCGTTACAAAACTCCACATGACGGAGGACAATGTTCCTGATTTACCGGACCCGCGCCTTCTCATGCAATGGAGTCGCGAGCGAAATCCCACACCCGAGTGTGACTATGGATATATGAAAGTGGTTATTAAAGAGAAAGTTGGACAGAGCCTTCCAGTTTATATGACGCTGCGTCTATTTGATGATTCAAGCGCCGATGCAATTATCCAACCACCGAGGGGGGTCCGTGTACTCAGTCCTGTATCTGATCTAGAGAATATTGAAAAATATCTAGAGGCGGGACTTGAGGGAACGGATCTGTATACGAGTACCTCCGCCAAACTCTACAATAGCACGTTTATCTATGGTCTTCGCCTCGATGTAAAGACGCCTGTTTTTTCAAAGCGCGTTCTAGAGAAAAAGCTCAGAGTCTTCTCTTCTTTTTTCCAGCAAATCTCGCCTCTTCCTGGGGAGCAGCCCCTCGTGATGCTCCGATACAAGCGTGTGAGTAATTTCACGAGAGAGGACAGGGTCTTCTCTTTTCTTACACAGTATGTAACGCGTATCTCACTTCTCAAGGAACCTGGACAGGAAAGGAGAACGCTTGTCGACAGGGTGATGGAGGAATTTCAGATTGATCGCGAAGAATCAACGAAGCGCGTCTCAGACTGGTATTCGCGAAATGAAGTCGCCCTCGCTGTTCCTGAGACGAAGGACTTCATTCTCACCAATAATCCTGGCATCGATATTGCTATTTTCGGACAGCATCCCTTCTACACATTTCATATCTATAGAGTTACAAGTCTTATCTCCTTGAGGCGAATCATCACCCTTCTTTCACTCATGTTTTCGGCGGAGGAGGAAGAACTCGATGTAAGTGATCGTGCGGTGGCGGTCTTTCAAAAGGTTGAAGAAAAGCTTGAAAGGGCGAAGGTGGAGGAATCAAAGGAGGAAGAGGCAAAGGAGGAAGAGGAGGAGGAAGAAGGCGAACTTGCAGCGGCGGCACCCGATTATCTAGGAGATCTCATGTTTATGCAAGACGATTTAGGAGAGGAAGAAGAAGCAGCATCTCTCTCTGTAAAACAAGAGATACAGCAGGATGCAGTTGCGCCAAAGGATGAACTTGAGAATGCAGTTCTTCCTGAAGAGCAAGCAGAGCCCTCCACTACTGAGGGAGGCATTGCAGATTTCTTCCTCACGCGCCTCAAGCAGGCCGACAAGCGTCTCTTCGATTACACGAAGACGCACCCGTCCCTGAAAAAATACGTAAGTATGTGTGCGGCCAACGTAACACGCCAGCCCGCTGTCCTCACACAGGAACAATACAAAAATCTGAGAGACAATATTTACAAGGAGGATATTGATAAGGGTGAGATTGAGTTTGTTGAATATCCTCTGGAAGAAAAGGACTCGAAGAAAGAAAAGAAGACGGGTCTAAAAAACTCGGAGAAGTTCTATTTCCTCGAGTATGGAACCAATCCAAAGAATTTCCATTGGTATGTCTGCAGTAAATACTTTTGTACACGCGACAATCTCATTCTTCGTTCAGATGAGTTCGAGAGACCTGGTCAGTATCGCCGAGAGATTGAAGGAAGGGCCAAAGGATCAAGGCCTGCAAAGACATGTCCCTTTTGCGATGGGAGGCTCATTCTTAACCGCAGAAGCCCTGGACTTAATGAGACAGTGATCGAGAGAACGGTTGCACCCAAGACGAAAAATGCAATCCACTCGTTTATTGGATTTCTTAAGAAGACGCCTCACCCTGAAGGGTTTTATCTCCCCTGTTGTTTCTTGAAACCAGCGAATCCCGTGATCACGAGGGCAGACGACTATTTCAAGAAACCGTATTCGGTTGGTCTACCTGCCGCCCCCACCCCTTCGGGGCATCAGCAAGAGCAAGACGACGAGGATTCCGATGAGGAAGAAGAAGATTTTTCCGAGGATCTTCTCTCCAAAGAGTTGGGCGATATCTATATGATTGCGATGGCCGGTACAAGCAGAACCTATATTGTTGGAGACGAAAAACTCCCCCTTGAGCCACCTATTCTACTGAGCATGGCCACTCTCACTCAACAGAAAAAGAAGAGATCACAGGAGCCTCAAATTGGTCTTCTCCCCATTGTCCTTGACAAATACTTCTCCCAGTATCCACAGGGATTTGTAAAAACAAAGGTACCGCAGCGTCTGAAGCCCGATGGATTCGGATTTCTGCGGATAGGAGTGGAAAATCGCGTCCGATTCAGACCGAACAGTTTTCTTGCAGCTGCCGCCCCCTTCTTTGGTAAGAATACTTCCCATGTATTGCTCGACGACATTCTCGAGAAGCTTACCCCCTCTATCTTTCTCCAAATGAACTACGGAAACATGGTACACGAGTTCTATGATCCCACCTATCCTGTTCTAGCCGACAGTGAAATGCGGAACTGGATTTCTACGAATTCCGTGCCCCTCGATGTGAATGATACGAATACCGAGGCCGTTACCCGACTATACATAAGCTATAACAATTTCCGTGCAAAAATGAAGGACGAAAAGGTTGTGAAGGAATACAGACAATTCGCCCTTTTGATGGCGGAACCGAATCTTCTCCGCGGAAATCGGCAGGGCCTTACCTTCATTGTCTTAGATATCTTACTTGATCCGATCACAAAAGAAGAAAAGATCGATGTGCGGTGTCCTCTCTATGGGTTTAACCAATCCATTCACGGAGGAAACGATATCGCGTTTCTTATGCACCATTACACTGGAATTTGGGAGCCGATTTTCTATATCGACGCCCGCCCTGGAAAGGAGCCCTTTTTTGATGTGTTTCAGCGCGCAAAAGAGGCGCTGTGGCCGCCCATTGTAAAGGATCGTGTGGCCGAGTTTTTCAGCAAATGCAAGACAATGGATGGTCGTCTCTCTTATCCGAGCAAATCAATCGATGTGCTGAAGCTTCCTCCAATTTCCCAGATTATGACACTTTTTCCGCAGTCGATGAGAACAGGAAGTCCGTATGGTGTTGTACGTGATTCCTACAATCACGTCGCGGCCGTGATCTATAATCCGATCATCATCTATAAAAATAGCAAACTCTACATCCCTATCCCGTGTGCAGATGATGGATACATGAATAAGAATTGGCGCCACGTCTTTCTTGACTGGACGAGTTTTGAGCCTCCCGATGTCGAGTATCTTCTTGACTTCTACATGAAATATGTCGTTTCTGTGCTCTCCGTACGCAGCTCCTTCGCGCCGCGGCGTATCATTGACGCTCTGAGGTCGCGACGCGACGTACAGGTCTGTGCAGTCCAGCTCGCAAACGGCCTCATTCTTCCCGCAAGTGATCCTGATCGGTTGGAGACGATAAAAGGTTCACTGCACCCACCTGCGCAGGAAGGACATGTAAAGATTCATATTAACACGCGCGAGGGCGCCGACACAGGGGATGGCAGTGAAGCCGCACCCCTACAAACAGTCGCCGCCGGACTTTTTTTTGCCCGTAAACTCTATGAGATGGCATCTTCCGTTGAGATGATTGTGGATGGGAAACGGATCCAGTACTCCCAGGAAAAGGAGGACACTCTTGACTGGACACGCGACAAGAAGATCGTGTTTGCGAAGGAAAAAGAAGAGGTACTACCTCTCACATTGTACACGACACAGAAAGAGCTGAGCGAGATCTATGAGCACTTACGCATCATGTTTGCGAAATGGCTGGCGGGTCTCCAGAGAGGAGATGATCTTCGTCGCAGACTTGAGTCGGTGATTGACGATGATGAGATTCCCCTGTATGAAAAGAGGAAACGCCTCGAGCTTATTTTTGGCAATAAGATCATGAGCTGGATGTCGGCCGCACCGAGAGAAGAGGAGGGCGAGGATCATCTTCTTCGTCGTGTTAATTGCAGTGCACAGGGCGCAGAGAAGTGTTCTGGGCGATGTGCATGGAGGAAGGAGGACGAGAAGTGTCTTCTCCACGTGCCCGAGTTCAAGGATATACAAGTGGATGTGCGCGAACTTCTGTACCACCGACTCATCGAGGAGCTGTTGCGATTTGGCGAGAAGAGGCGACAGCTCTTTGAGAATGATCTCTCCTATATGATTGATCTGGATCGTCCTATTCGTGATGGCAATGAGTACATTCTTCCCGAGAAGTCGGCGGCGTGGTATGAACTCATGCGCATGGACTGGACTGCGAAGAAGGATGAAGAGCCGATGTTTTTAGAAGAGAAATCGTCTCCATTGTCTACGAGGGCTGTGCCGATTGTGGAGGAAAGTGCACTCCCCGATGGAATTGAGTTCCTGTTCCCGAAGGCGGAATCGGGCAAATTACGCATAAAACGGAGCAGTTTACTAAGCTTGATTGGTCTTCTTTCTCTTGGGCGCGTGGAAATCCAGCCTCCTCTTGCAGCGGATGCGAGAAAGTTAAGCGCAGAGCAGATTGGTTTCTTAGTACAGCAATCCCATCTTACGGTTGGGCAGGTGGATCTCCGTTCGCAGGAACCGGATCTGATTCTGAAGAAGCCGAGGACCATGGATCGCGGGACGAGCGTGTTCTTTTTGATCATAGGAGCGGAGGGCCCGGCTGTTCTTACGGTGGATCCAGACTCTGTAACGCTTCCAGACGTGGCCGATCTTTCGAGCGTGTTTGCAGAGAAATTGGCGGGGGCCGAGGTGGAACAAGCGCCAGGGCAAGGGCCACTTCAACAAGCCTTTGAACAAAAGAAGAAATTCAAGCCGAGGATCAAGGGCTCAGTTTGATTATTATCTACAATGACATCAGTATGGAGGAAACAAAAGAAATAAAACTTACTGGAGATGCTGCAGAGAGTTTTATGTCTGGACGGAAAACACGTCGTGCGAGAAGAGGAAACCAAAGGGGGGGTGAGGAGGATATGTCTGGTATGGTGAAGGTGAACAAGGTCGAGGTTGCGGTTGCACCGGTTGCACCTGTTGCACCTGTTGCACCTGTTGCACCTGTTGCCGCTGCACCTCTAGCAGAACAGGAAGGCGGTAAACTGAAAAAGATGATCAAAGTCGTTCTAGAAAAGAAGGAGAAACCGAAGGAAAAGGTTGTCCTTGCCCCCGCAAAGGAGAAGGCCTCCCCGGTAAAGCCGCGGGCGAAGACGCACAAGGCGCCGCGTAGAATTCGTGTATCCCTCGACGCTCTCTCTAATCGTATGAATCGTGCGAAAACTATTAAGAAGGAAAGCCAATCCACTTCTATTGAGATGATTAAGAAGGCGCTAGTGAAGGCTGGACTTATCAAGGCGGAATCAAAGGCCCCCGAGAAAATACTTCGGCAGATGTATTCGGACTTTGAGCAATTAAAACAAAAGGCATTGTAAATGAAAGTCAGGAACCCCTTATCACCATTAACAAACGGCCCTATCCCAAATACTGGAGGATTTCTCCATATACTCTTTGCAATTGTCCCCCTTTTTCTATCTATTCTTGGACTTATTGTATACTATATTAAAGTAAACACATCAAATAATACGGTGGGGGCAGTTTTTCTAACATTACTTACGGCTATAACCGCAGGCTATTCTACATATAATGCGTATAACACCTATAAGGGTGGATTTACTCGATCGAATAGCTTCTGGAGTTCATTTGCAGCAGTTGTTGTCTTGGTTATATCCTACACTATAGCTATTTTATTAAGACAATGATAAAAGAAAAACACTAACAATAGATAGAGATGTTTCGTAAACCTGCTGCAGCACAAAGACCAGCTACAACGAGTGGTGGGCCATCTAGGCTTGCAAGATTAGGAGCCTCGGTAAAGAGTACGGGACAGAGTGTATCAAGCGGGGCGAGAGGGCTGGCGGGCAAGGTAAAGCAGAGAGCTATGGGTGCGTACGCCAAGCTACCACCGCCCTCTTCTTTTCTAACAAGCTGGCCCGTTATACTACTCTTAGTTCACACCTGTGTAGTGTCTTTAGGAATGTATTTTTATTTTAAACAATACAACAACTATAAGGGAACTTTATTTACATCAACTCTCCCTTTTATTGCGGCCAGCCACACGAATGTTATTATATTTGTAATCCTCGCATTTATGTGGACATCCTTATATTATTACACAAGTAGCCAGCTGCAGGTCGGGCTTACAGGACTTCTAAGGATTGCCTCTATGATTTTTGGAGGACTCACTGAGGTTGGCCTACTCATAATGATTGGCTGGCTTTTTGCGGATACTCTCGGCATGGGTATAAAGGGCTTTGGTGCCAAAGCCGATCAGGAGCAAGATATTAAGGATGCGAATAGTGAGGCGGATTCAACGGCGGCGGCATCGGCTGCGCAGAAAAAAAAGCTATGTGATACGGCGTGTGCGGGCGATCGCAGCAACAATGTCACTACAATCACCGCAAATTGCCCCGATAGAACGTGCCCCGAGTAAATTTCTTAGACTAGAGTAAGATGAGTGCCAGTGGAATATCAGACAGTGCGCGCAAGATGCTCGGGGGGGCTGCTACAAGAGCGAGGGCAGCGGGCGCCGGCCGCCCCCGCCCCTCAGGGAACAACGGCCGCAATGGCGCCCCAGCGGCCGACAAGTGGGTTACATTTTTAGGTAGCGAGTTTGTTGCTGCGGGAAATGTAGCCCTATCAATTGCCTCTGTTGCAACTTACAGTGTTGCCAGGGGGTCTACTATAACAGCTGGGCATTCTCTATATAATTTTGTTTGGTTAGCTATTTATTCTGGACTACTATATTTTGCGAAAAAGATTCCATACTTGCAAAAATCGCCTTTGATAGCGGGTATTCTTGAAATCTTGATAGTATCTTCAATTATATACTTTTTTACCATGGGCTGGGCAGATAAGGCGGCCGCGGAAAAAGCAAATATTGCGGACAATCTCAAGACAGAAGCGGACAGTACTCGTTGTCTATCGGATACAGGCAGCTGTGCTAAACAAAAATGTATTAAAGAGACAGGATCTACTGTATCTGGAAGTACCAGAAAGGGAGAAATTGTGCCCTGTACCTAATAAAATTGACATGATAGTCCGGCAAACTACGTAAACGATGGGTGTCCAATTCCAGGATTATCTTCTGAAAAACATCCGGCCCTCGATCAAAATCAACACTGAGAAGACGAGTTCGCATACAGCGATTATTGCAAAAGGAAATCGTATTCTCTGCGTTGCAGTGAACCAGTTCGGTTATGGCCATTCCCGGCATACCATTCATGCAGAAGTGAACGTGATCCGAGAACTCGGCGATCTTAGTCTTCTTAGGCACGCCAGTCTCTACGTCTGGAGACTCACGAAGGCAGAGGAGCCTACGAATTCAAAGCCCTGTTCTCGCTGTATGCGATTTCTTACGAAATGCCAACGTGAATATGGGCTCGGCACCATCTACTACACATCTAAAGATGAAGCACTATTCTTATATTAGAATGACAACGATGTTTGATGAATATATTCGTACATATAAACATTTTTCATCGATCTACGGCCCAAAGACGGCCATTTTTTACCAGGTGGGCAAATTCTTCGAGTTCTATGATGTTCTCGACCCGATCACGTGCGAAGGCCAGACAACCGCACGCAAAGTAATTGATTTTTTAGGCATTAAGCTTCTGTTTAAAAAAGCAAATGGTCCTCCGCATGCGAGGGATGGCCTCTGGTCCGGTATCCCCGTGCAGAGTCTTCACACATTCTCTCTCCGACTCACCCGTGAGAATTGGACCTGCGTCGTGGTAGAAGAGGAGAAGGATGCAAAGTCCAAAATCACTCGCCATATGACGCGTATCCTTTCACCCGGCACGCATACAGAGGGCGCGGATACGGAGAGCCTGTATCTGATGTCCATCTACTTCACAGAGTCTGTCTGGCCCTCCCCCGCTCCTCCCTCCTTCGCGGCCACTGCCATTGATCTCACCACGGGCCAGACTCTCTCCTACGAGAATACGGCCTCAGGAAAACGTGAATCCTGGACAACCGATGATCTTCTCCATTTCTGCCAAGTCCATCCTCCCAAAGAGTGCATCGTCTACTGGAAAGGCGATGCTGTCTCCATCCCTTCAGAGCAGGTTCTAAGGCAGCGTACGGGGCTTCACACAGCCCTTCTTCATGTTCGCCAGGCCATCGACACTCCACTCCAAAACCCGGTGGTGCGTGAAGATCTCCTCCGTCGGATGTTCAAACCGAAGTCCCTTCTTCCGATTGCCGATTCACTCTTTCTGCGCGGCAAGCCTCTCACCGAGATGTCCCTTGTCTACCTTCTCCGGTTCATTGAGGATCATCTTCCTTCCATGACGGATCGCCTCAACCAGCACACCCTCTGGGTTCCGGATCGCTCTGTCTTCCTGGGCAACAATGTCTTGAACCAGGTGAATCTTCTGATGAGCCGGCCGGAGGAGTCCGTGCTGGGTCTCTTTCTCGGAACCCAGACGGCCATGGGGCGCCGGGCAATGCGTGAGCGTCTTCTCTATCCAATCACGGATGTCGCGGAGTTGCGGCATCGTCTCGAGCAGATCAAGGAAATGGGTGCCCTTGAAACGACCCAACTCTATGCGCATATGAAGAACATCCATGATCTCCCCAGAATTCACCGCAAGATCCAGACCTATACCATCTCCGCCGACGACATTCTTCTTCTTGAGATCACATACAAGAAGATTCTTCTGTGTAACTCCGTATTCGCCGACGAAGGAACTCTGAAGATGGACCCTAGTCTGCTCACCACGTTTACAGCCTACATCGCCGAATTCCATTCGTATTTTGACATTGAAAAGGCGGAGAAGGCCAACGACAATCTCTATTTCCTCCGTGCCGACAAGGCGCCGCTCACAGCGAAAAAGGAAGAGGAGCTCGCAGCCCTCGAAGGAGAGATCGTGAAGGTGCTGGACACTGTTTGCAAATGGGCGGGTCTTCCAGCAGATGCTCTCTCGACTGAGTCCACTCCAACACAGTACGCCATCGCAGGGACGAAGACAATTATGAAAGTAATTGAAAAGAAACTTGCAGGGCCAGGTCCGTATCCGGGGATGAGCCTTACAAAGAAGAAGAGTTCGACTACACTGGAGTTTCCCCATCTCGATGGACTGTACACAGCCATTCTTCGAAAGAGGGATGAGTTGCGAGCCACGTTCCAAAAGGAACTTGCGCCGCTCTGTGAGACCGTCTCCGATAACTCCAGAGAGATCTGGGACGCCGCAGAGACATGGATTTCCCGGATTGATGTTGTTCTTACACTTGAAAGGGTTTCACGGAAACATGGGTTCTGTGCACCTGTCTATGAAGATGCGGGAGCCGGTTCCTCGGTTGAAGTAACAGGCCTCCGCCACCCACTTATTGAGATGCAGTCCACGCGCAGTGAATATGTGAAACATGATGTCTCTCTTCTACCCGGCAAGTCTGGTTGGCTCGTCTATGGAATGAATGCAAGCGGGAAATCTTCTCTCATGAAGGCCCTGGGTATCTCTGTTCTCTTAGCTCAATGTGGGACCTATGTGCCCGCCACCACCTTTCGTCTCCGCCCCTACAACTCCATCTTTACACGCATTCTCAACCAGGACAATCTCTGGGCGGGTCTCTCCAGCTTCACGGTGGAGATGACAGAGCTGCGTGAAATCCTGAGTCGCGCAGACAACCGGAGCCTTGTTCTAGGCGATGAGCTCTGCAGTGGAACGGAGTCGGTCTCGGCAACCAGTCTCGTAGCGGCCGGCCTCGACTGGCTCGAGGGAAAAGGAAGCTCCTATATCTTTGCCACCCACCTCCATGGACTCCTCTCCATTCAGCAGTTGCCGGGACTCCAGATTTGGCATCTCCGTGTTCGGTATGATCCTGCAACGGACAAACTCATCTACGATCGTACTCTCCATCGCGGTGCCGGAAGCAGTCTCTATGGACTTGAAGTCGCCCGTGCTCTTTCACTTCCTTTTGGATTTCTTGAAAAGGCCCAGCAGTTTCGGCACCAGCTCATCGGAGATGCGACAGAGGAGACTGCCAAGGCGAGCCAGTACAATCCGAACTTGCTTCGGAAGTCGTGCGAGATCTGCGCATCGGCCATTGTGTCGGGGCTTGAAGTGCACCATATTCGTCCCCAGAAGGATGCATCGGCCACGGGCCATTTCTCCGATGGATCTCACAAAAACTCTCTTCGGAATCTTATCGTCGTATGCCAAGTATGCCACGATAAACATCATAATGAAGAGATTGAGATTGGGTCTGTAAAAGATACCAGTGAAGGCCCTGAGCGCGAGGTGAAGGTCGTCGGTGGAATCAAGAGAAAGGTCGCAAAGTTCTCTGAGGAACAGATGGCACAGATCATGGAGACACTTCGATCAAAGCCAAACGGGACCGCGGAATACATAAGGCATTCCCTCTCGGAGGCTGGGATTCAGATCACCGATGCAATGGTGAGGAAATTACGACGAGGTTGATGGTGCAGGTGTCTGAGCAGACATCATGTTCGGAGGCATCGCGATGTAGGCCATCGGGCCCGCGGGGCCGACGGGACCTGCGGGGCCAGGAGGACCAGGAGGACCAGGGGGCCCGGACACAGCCGCCCCCCCGCCACCACCGCCACTCTTCTCCAGACTCTCTACCTTCTTTCTAAGAGTCTCCACTAAGGTCTCGAGAGACCGAACCTTCTGACCTAGAGGGTTGCTGCCGAAGTAGTTCGTTCCGGGATTCATAACGGAGGACATGTCTGTTAATCCAATGGCAATGAAAGAAAGAGAATGTACGCACCACCAGATGAACGTAAAATGAATGAAGCTCACCGAGGTTCATTCATTTTAGGATTCAACGGTTAGTTTATTAAACCGATAAATTTGAAGGTACGAATGTCTCGTCTTCTAAGTAGACAATGATTATCCCGATTCGCTGTTTTGAATGTGGAAAGGTGATCGGGGATCAGTGGGTATATTACCAGGCAAAGCTCAAGGAGATGAAGGCCAATTCAAAGGAGGAGAAGGTCTATTTCGATGGCAAGGAGATTAAGGAGACTCCTGAGAAGAAGATCCTTGATTCACTCGGCCTCGTGCGTGCATGCTGTCGCACACACTTCCTTACCCAGGTAGACCTCCTCACTAAAATCTAAGAAACACCTAGATGGAGTTATATATACCCTCCCTATTAATACTTTTTGCTGCCCTGGTTGTGATAGCAGGTCTCCTGCCCAAGCTTTCTCCTTTTTTCATCGCTACCGCGGCCCTTATACTTTTAGTCTATACGGGATATACACATGATGTAATGTTCTCCGATGAGTACACCCACTCAACATGGAATTCCGTTAGTGCCTCTGCAACTCCTCTTATGCTGACAGTTACTATCCTGTTCATGATTGGCTGGCTCCTCAACCTCTTTACGGGCTACAAGGATAACTTTTTTACGGTGCCTCAAGCGCCTTCCACGACAGCCTTTTACCGTCGTTAACGAATTTTAACTTCATATGGTAGAATGAAGACACGGCGTCGCTCGTCTACAAAAAAACAAAAAGGAATGACGATTCCAGACTTGAAGAGAGCCTTTGATCTTATAGAAAAAAAGGTGGCGGACATATCCCAGGGAACAATGGCGGAGAAAGTGAAGGAGTTTCAGAAACACTGGAAGTCCGTTTTTGGCCGCGACGTGAGTAAGCCTGCCGCCGAGGCCTATCTTGCCGTGAAGAAGAAGGGAACGCGCAAGATGCGAGGCGGTGCTCTACTTGCGGGTGCTCCTCTCGACTTTCAAACGCGCCCCGGCAGCGACTCGGGGGGTGTCTATCCTGCCTACGTAACAAGCGGGCTTACGGATATCAATAATCCTGGCTGCGGGATCAAGGATTCGGGAGTACTTCTTCCTGAAGGGCTGGGGTCGAACAAGGTAGGCGGTGGCACGATTCCGAGCAGCGTGTTCCAGGACCTGCAAACCGCATACCAAGGAGGCCGCCTTCCGCCCTCACCGGCTCCTGAAGCGAGGACATGGAATTATAAGTAAAGGCGGATTATCCAGCATCTCAAGAAACCTCATCTGCGATTAGGATTCTTGTGATGGAACCATCTTTCAAAGGAGATGAAGCAAGAGATTTAGCCGAACACTTACTTTCTCTTTACTACAATACTCAGAGCTATCCCTGGACGCGCCACCATATTGATAGCTACGACCAGTTCCTATCACAGGACTTACCCGCCATTATTCAAGCAGCCAATCCGCTGATTCTTCTTGAACAGAGAATCGGGACAACGGATGTCTATGCATATAAGGCTGAAATCTTCATTGGTGGTGTGAAAGGCGATCAACTCTTTATTGGATCTCCCACTCTCCGTCTCCAGGGGGGCGAGGAGGTTCGCTTACTCTTTCCCAGTGAAGCGAGGCTCCGCAATCTATCGTACTCGAGCCTTGTACAGGCCGACATCACAATCCGAATCACCTTTTCAAAGCCCGACTCTTCGGGTGAGCCGAGAGTTCTTGAGCTCGATGCAAAATCGGATCCCTCACTTTCGCGCTTCCCTCTTTTCCGTATCCCCATTCTTCTCCATTCTCGCTTCTGTGTCCTGCACCAAAAGCCCCCGATGTTTCTAAAGGAAGCGGGCGAGTGCGAATATGATTACGGCGGCTACTTCATCATTGACGGGTCCGAGAAGATACTTATAACTCGCCAGGAACAGGCCTTCAATACGCTCTATGTACAGAATCAGGAGCGTGACCCGAAGTTTTCTCTCTATGGCTCCATTTCATGTCTAAATCCGAAGACACGCCAGATCCGCCGTATCGGATTCACCCTGGATCGCCGTGCAAATACACTGGAAGTGAGTATCCCGTTCGTTCGCAAGTCTATCCCCATTTTTGTACTATTCCGCGCCCTCGGAATTCAGTCCGACAAGGACATTCTGCAGATGATCTTCCCCAACTTCGAATCCGATGAAGCCAAACTTCTAATGCCGCTTCTGCAGGAGTCGATTGTGCACGCCCATCCTTTCTTAGATACGTACACCGCAGTGCAGTATATTCGTGTGCTCACAAAGGGCTTCGGTGTAGAACACGTTCTTGATGTTCTGCACAACCATCTATTTGCACACGTGGAAGATCGCCCCTATGCACGCGCAATGTTCTTGGGCGAGTGCGTACGAAAAATCCTCCGCGTCCACTCTGGAATTGACCAGAAGACCGATAGGGACGACACGCGTAATCAGAGATGCCTTACGAGCGGGTTCTTAACACGTATGTTATTCCAGGATGTCTATTCGAAGTGGGTGAAGCTCGCAACCCAGACACTCGATAAGGAATACAAATACAACAGCAGCATTTACGCGGGAGAGAACTTCAAGAATCTCTTCTCTCCTGGAACACTGTCGACACTTCTGCAGACAAAGTACATCACGGAGGGAATTACTCGCGGCTTCAAAGGAAAGTGGGGCGAGGGGGCAGAAGGTGTAATCCAATCTCTCTCTCGTCTCTCCTACATGGATTTCCTCTCCCACTGTCGCCGTGTTCTTCTGAACTTCGACACAGGCATGAAACTGCAGGGCCCCCGTCGTCTCCACACGAGCCAGTTCGGCTATTTCTGCACGAATGAAACTCCTGGCGGCGCCTCCATTGGTATCACAAAGAATCTCACCACCCTTGCTGCGATCAGTACCTATTGCTCTCCGACCCCTATTTCAGAGTGGCTTCTCAGAAAAGCAGGGGTAATCCCCTGCGAAGATGTAACACCGGATATTTCTGTACGCGGTGTGCCTGTGTTCATCAATTCGGGAATCATGGGGTTTACCTTGCGCCCGGTGCTCCTTGTGGAGGTTCTGAAATGCATGAAGTGGACAGGATGCCTTCCGCCCTCGGCCAGCATTGGCTTTAATATTCGCGATCGCCAAGTCTTCCTCTATGTCGATGAAGGTCGCCCCATCCGCCCTCTTATCCATTTGATGAAGGGGGGCGTTGTTCCTGCACAAAAGCTCCGCGCCGCCAAGCGCTGGAGAGATCTAATCCTCGGATCCTTTGGCCCCACCCAGGACTTCACTCTCTCTAGCAATCGGTTTCTGGATCCTCTTGCATCGAAAGAAGCGCCGGCTCTTGAGGACTACAAGGAACTTCTTCTTCCTCACATCGGCTGCATAGAATACGTGGATCCGTATGAGGCGAATGAAATGTACATTGCCTGTTTTCCTGAGCAGATCCAGTCGAATACGAGCCATCTCGAAATCCACCCGTCCACCATGTTTGGTCTAATGACCAGCATGATCCCGTATGCGAATCACAACCAGTCTCCGCGTAACCAGCTCAGCTGCTCCCAGAGCAAACAGGGCGTGTCCGTCTATGCCACAAATTTCCCTTCCCGATTCGACAACCAGGTCCATGTATCCTGCTATTCGGAGGCACCCCTTGTCCGCACACTCTACTACGACTATGTGGCAAATGGGCAAATGGCGTATGGACATAATATCATCTTGGCGATGGGCTGCTTCTCTGGCTATAACCAGGAAGACGGTATTGTGATGAATGCAGATGCTCTACAACGGGGTCTTTTCCATAATATGACGTTCCGCAGCTACGAGATCTTTGAAGAAGATGATTTGGCTGCACACACCCAGTCTAGAGTTGCCAATCCCGCCAAGTATCCCCCGTGGACGAATCTCAAACCCGGTCTTGATTATAGCAAACTCGATGATCGTGGTATCATTCGTGAGGGAGAATGGGTTGACGAGACAACTGTTCTTGTTGGCAGGTATGTTCAGAGTGAATCTGGAGAGATTCGTGATGCGAGTTTAACAGCGCAGGTCTGGACTTCAGGGCGTGTGGAGAAGGTGGCTGTTATGCTGAACAATGCTAAGAGGGCGCTTGTGAAGGTGCGTGTATCACAATACAGAACACCTGAGCTGGGAGACAAGTTCTCCAATCGCCACGGGCAGAAGGGCACGCTGGGTATGGCCATACGAGGCCACGACATGCCACGATCTGAGTCTGGAATTGTACCCGATATGATCATGAACACGCACGCAATTCCTTCTCGTATGACGATTGCGCAGCTGCTCGAATCTCTTCTTGGAAAGTCGGCAGCCTTGCTCGGTGCCATTGGAAATGCCACGACCTTTATGAACACGGGTAGCCCTGCGGAAGCCATTGGACGCGTGCTGAGAGATACACTCGGTATGGAGCCGATGGGTGAAGAAATGATGTACGATGGAACAACGGGTGTGATGGTACCGTCGACCTTTTTCGTTGGAAATGTCTACACAATGCGTCTGAAGCACATGACGGAAGACAAGTGGAACGCGCGTGGCGAGGGTCGCAAAGAGCAGCGTACTCGCCAGCCGACAGGAGGGCGCGGAAATCAGGGTGGTCTGCGCATTGGAGAGATGGAACGTGATGCGATTATTGGGCACGGTATCACCTCATTTGTCCACGAATCCTATATGAAGCGTGCAGATGGTACAGAGTTTACCGTGTGTAATGGGTGCGGTACAATTCCAATTTATAACAATGCTGAGAAGAAGTATATCTGTCCTCTCTGCGACGGCCCCGTGCACTATATTGGAGAAACCGTTACAAATCTAGAGCTTGTACCCCCGATTAAGAGAAGCACAGCGACCTTTTCGAAGATCGAGATCCCGTATGCATTCAAATTGCTCGAACAGGAGCTCTCGACTTATATGAACATTGGTATGCGCTACCTTACGACGGCGGATCTGCAGACACTCTCGCCGCCGGCACTGCAGCGACTGAGTCGTACGGAACAGGAGGCGGCACTGAAGGCACCCCTGCCCCAGCGACTCGTGATCGATACAGTGGTCCCGGAGTTCGTTCAGCCAATTGAGGAAGATGTGGCGAGGCCAGAGGATCTGTCGGCACTTGGGCCTCCACCGCAACCCGTCGTACAAGCAGAAGCACAGCAACCTATTGCGCAAGCGCAAGCACAGCAACCTATTGCGCAAGCGCAAGCGCAGCAACCCGTGGCAAGCCCTTACCTCGTTGTCCCAATGAACAATGCACAGGTCGCGGCGATGCTTCCTGCCGCGCCGCCCCCACCTCCTCTTCAGGAAGGGGAAGATGAATTCCCTATGCAAACATCTGCTGCAGGGCCACCTGGTGCAAACATTCTAGCCTCAGGAATTCCCGGTGCACCCCCCACATTGTCCATAGATACCTCAGATGCTGCTTTGAGGGCCCAAGGTTTACAACAGCAACCTATTCGCAGTGCAATGCGGCGGGCCACATCGCGCCCTCAGTCTACAGGACAAGGAGGCGGATCGCCTTACGGAGGAAATGTTCGCGTAAATGTTGTCCGCGAACCATGATTTCTTTACGACAGTTCAACCGTTGAATATTAAAAATATGGTATCTCGTCGAGATCCCATATTTTTAGACCAACGGGTCTAAGTTCAACTGGTGATAAAATTGATACTATTCAAACACCCCGAGTAAATAGAATGAGTTACGAAGATCTTGATGTTCTTTATAGAAGCAGAATTACTCTTATAAAGATCTTGAAGGAAAATGGTTACGAGACAAAGGACTACGAGCGTTTCAGCCCCTGGGAGACCGAGGCGATGGCCATTGGCCAGACCTCTTTCCAGATTGATGTAACGAAGACGAATCCCGACGACCCTATCACAAAGTGCCGCGTTGTCTACAGCCTTCAGAAGCTGAAGCAGAAGATCTATGGTTTTCTCTCTGCCCTCACGAATACAGAGGATCCTAATTCAGTGGATCCTCTTACGACGGAGGTGATTGTGATTCTTCTTGAGGATGTAGCGGATGTCTTCCATAAAGCTGCCCTCGACGAGTGGCTGAAGAATAAGCTTCGTATTCGCTTCTTTAAAGCGCACACGCTTGTCTATGATCCCCGCGATCACACTCTTGTTCCTCCTCATGAGAAGCTCCCGTCCGAGGAACACGCCGAGTTCATGAAGCAGAACTATATTCGCTCAAAAGCCAACCTTCCAATGATCCGCTTCCACGAGGACATTATTGCACGTGTACTTGGGCTTCTTCCTGGAGATATCATAAAGATTACACGTCCGAGCCCTTCGGCGGGTCTTTACGATATTTACAGGGTTTGTGTCCCTTAAATAGTAGGGATGGTATCGGCTTGTAACGACACCACAGTTTCAAGTAGAGTTACAGATCAAACTAAATTTCAGTTATGGTATGATGCAACTAAAAATTCGTTAGATACTCCTGACCTCAACGATACAACTCTCAAATCTCTTGAAAATCAGATTATATATACAATTTCATGCACGCAAGATAAAATAAAAGAGAAACGGGCTCTTCCGAACAGCAATTATACTTTACAAGAGCAGGTTGTGTCCCTGCAAACAGAATTAAATGATAAAACGGATGATGTACGTACTGCAAAAGAGCGAGCACAGAGCATAACAAACCTGAATCAAAAGGCAAACCAAACAGAGAGTTGGTTTCCACTTGGCCGCCCCCTTCAGCAAACCTCCCTCTTTGCACTGATTGGTATATCAATCTTTTTTACCATGATGGTAATCGGCCTTGGCGCGAGTTATTTTGGATTTGAATTGAATCTTTCATGGGTTCCCGGTCCACCTCAACTGCGAGGAGGATTCTTTGGCAGTATTGTATCTCTCTTCTATATGTGGGCAAATCCTTTATCGCTTGCCTTACTAACCTCTCTGATTGTAACACTGAGTATAGTTACTTGGTTAAGAGTAAAGAGATAAATTAAATGTCCCACGATACTACAGGGGTGATGGACGCGACATGTACAAAAAATACAGTTACAATTGAAACAAAAAAAGATGCAGACACTCCCTTTGCCGAGACAAGTATTCTTGTTGAGCCTCTCAAACGAGACACAGGGGGTCTTATTACACAAACGCAGTTTGATGCTCTTCTCGATGCTGCAAAGAAAGACGGACGATATATTCTTGGGAGCCAATACAGTTTCTATATGTTAGCCGCGTCCACTCAGAGAGAATATTGTTACTGTTTACAACGGTACACCTATTATTTGAAAGACTATCAAGCGGGCAATGCTACTTCGTACACGAAGTATCAGTACTTTCGTTCTAGACTTGAGGATCTTCTTTCTGTCTTAGGATTTATGGAGAAAGTTCAGCTCAAGGGTGAAGATGCAAATATGACATTGCCATCTGCGCCACAAGAATCTTATTCGTCTCAAGCATTTCCTTTCCAAGTAACAGAGGAAATGGCGGATCAAAATGAAGTTAAACTACGGCAGGATAGACTCGAGTATTCCATGGAAAAAAATCGGTATGCAACAAATAGTCTTGCACTCTATACCTTTTTGAATTTAACTGCGGTAGGTATCTTACTGTATTTATTCAAAAAGTAATTGAATTAACTGATAAAACTCAAAGAGCTTTCTTAATTTTCAGTTCATATGGTAGAAGATGGATACGACAGAATTATATAACTATGATCTGGCAACGAAGCAGGGCCAGATCAATGAGTATGCCTATCATAACAAGATGGACACTCTCTTTTTCCTGCAGATATTTCTTATTTCTATGTTAATCCTTTGCATTTTTGCATATCTTGCACGTATTGATGTAATCACGTACTCCCTGCTAATCTATGTGGCCTTTATACTTCTGGTCATTGATAGTTTAATTTTTGTTGCACGGTACACCTATACACGGAGTGTACGTGATCAGAATCACTGGTATGCAAAGAAGTCGACAGTACATGAAGATCCCGTTACACCTGCTGCACCTGTACCCACAGGTCCATGGTGGTCGATCTTTGGACTGGGTGATATTTCCGGTGTTGATATTGGTGGACTCTGTGCTACTTATTCTAAGCAGTAAGTAGGATGAGTAACGCAGAAGACCTAAGACTTCATAAAAATAATGTAGTAATCCTGCTTGCAAGCCTACAAGACATGGTAGGTGAATATGGAAGAGTAAATGGCAATATGAAAAATGCTGAAGAGATCACTACTCAGCTCACGAAGACAGTTACACACCTCGGAGGAAAAATAAAGGATTACGAAAATGCAATTAGTACATATGAACAGGAGTTTATAGAACGTAGACAGGTGCTTCCTGCACAGCCCAATTTAAAAACATTGCAGGATTATGTTCTTGTCTTTTTCTTCGGCAGCTACCTCTTAGTCTCTATTTTTATCAGTCTCTACATTGGTCGCTCTACCCGAAACACGCCGACAAGCATCGTTGCATTTCTAGTTATGTGTGCAGTCGGTGTGATGATTTCGCAGGTAATCCTCAGGTTTGCTTAGAATCGAACTCCTCCACATCTGCCTCATCGCCAAACACGACGATGTGCCTATAAGTCTTTCCATCAGAAGGCTCTCCATACTCGTCATTTAGACGACTCTGAAGTGCTTTGGGATTCAACTTGTCGCCCGATCGCCGCGCATCACTGAGCCACTGGGTATATGCGCGACTGATCTGCTTGAAGTCGCACTGCTCGCCCACGGACTTACGGACACGCTCATTGCGGAACTTCGCAAACGTATCATACGACTCCTTGTACTCCGAGGCCGCATTCTTCACAATAAGGGGGATTGGCTCCAGCCCGTTCACGAGATACTCATTCTCGTAGATATCTACGAGCCACGAGAGGAACGTCTCGCGCCACAGCATGAACTTGTTATCAATCTCACCGTCTCTCAGATACACGTTCGGCTTCTTAGCAATGTAGTCCGGATCCTCTGCTGTTACGAACTTGCTCTCAAATGGCACGACCCGAATACGGCGCCATGTACCACCATCCATGCTGTTCACGGGCGGCAGATTGTTACACAACATGAAGAGCTTGCCCGTGATCTTGAACTTCTCCTGGTCCTGGAAGAGGGCGCGGGCCTCAATAATATCCTCGCCACTGAACTGCTTCATGCGGCTCGTGTTGATCGGCTCCTTGTCGTCTGGCTCCTGCATTGTGATGAAGCGCTTATTCTTCACCACCATGATCTCTGGGTTCGCCGCGCCACTGTCGGGCCGCTTCCTCGTGAGAACTGTTGTCGCCATGGATGTCCAGTAGTCGCCAAACGTGAGACGGCAGAGATCCTGCAGCTTCGACTTACCGTTGCCGCCCTTGCCCGTGAAATAGTAGAAGCACTGCTCCCTGTTGGTGCCCTCCAGACAACTCGCGATCAGACGGAGCAGATAGGCTCGTACCTCGGGACGAGGCATGATCTTTATGAAGAAGTCTTTCAGCTCGACAAGATATCCTCGTTGCTCCTCGTTCAGGTTCTTGAGGGGAATGTAGTTGATGGGAGGAACATCGAGGCCTCCCTGGCCGGCAAGAAAGCTCACATAGTCCTCGGGGCGGCCGTCTCGAAAGACGACGTGCTCTCGTGTGATTGAGGGTGGAATTACTTCTGCGGAGCGGGAGCGCAGCTCGAGAATACCGTTCGCGCAACCAAAGAGGAAGACGTTGCTGTTGAGCTTTGTGTGGAAGTCCTCCTGGCTGAAGAAGGTAGAGGCCATCTTCATGGCCGACTCGACGAAGGCCGTTGTGTAGAGATTCATCTGGATTTTAAGAAGTTTCTCAAGCTTCGCCTTGTAGCGTTCACGCTCATCATTGTTCTTTGCAGTGAGTGCTTCATTTGAGATCTTTTGGCACGCTTTGCTGATGTAAGTGGCTACATCGAAACTGATATTCCTGCGGAGCTGCATACCCTGATTGAGATGCTTCCACATGTTGATGAGGTCATCGTAGAAGTACCACTCTACACTCCTCTGGTTGATCGACGCCACATAGTTTGAATTGTAGAGCTTCTGCATGAGGGTGGCAACGTGAAAGTGAGTTGCATCAAGAGTTGTGCGGATATACTCCAGAATGTTTCCATCAATAATCTCATCATATGCCTTTTTATTATCATCACGCGCCCACTTCCGCAGAGACATCTCCGTGAGACGAGGCCCATCTCCATCCTTTCGCATCCGACCAAACCAGTCGCGTCGCCACTTGGCCACTTCGCCTTCCTGGAAACTGGGCGACTTTCGGCTGAAGTCAACCCAGAGCTTGAACATGTCCTCTGAAGGCTCGATGTTGTGGAGACACCATCCCACACGAATCCAGCTATCGTATGCACTTGCCCTCGCAATGGAAAGACAGTTGAGAACCATGTTTTGAATGATCCCCTTCTCCTCTTCATTACGCTCTCCTAGCTGAGTAATGTAATTAGAAACTGCCTCGTGGATCGGTGCGGCATTCACCTCAGGTTCCTTCACCTTTGGAAGAGGAGGATTCGCAATTATGTTGTACTCGGCAACTGCATTATCACGGATCGTCGTCGAATCGGGTATGAGCTTGTAGCGGAGCGAGAGAAGCTCCATGAGCTCGCGCGGCGTGTACTCAGCTACGTCGCCGACATCAAGAGCCCGCGTCGTTGGATTATAGCAGAAGACATGGGCGAGCTCATACCGGGGAATATCGGGTTTGGTCTCACCATAGAAGAACCATGCTTGCTTTCTCGTCATGGATTCATCATAGACCTCCTCGTCCGGGTTATCGTACCCTGTTCCCGAAAAGCAACTTTCCACAATCTTCTGGCTAAGAAGCCATGAACGCAGCACCTTCTGCTTCTCATTCGAAAGACAGAGATCAGGACACTCAATGTGAACACCATCCTTTCCGATCTTCTTCTTGCTATCCTGGTACGGTGAAGGTCGCAGAGTTACAAAGAATCTAAAAGTTTCGTTGTTTTGGGGGAGTGTAAAGAAGTGTTCAAGTCCGTCTACAAGCTTGGCGCAAAACGTGCGAATGTGTTCCTCTGTGAAACTGCGGTTCAGTCCTTTTCCTTCAGGATAGTGGAAGTCCAGGTCAATCAGCAGCGGCTTGTGAGAATTAAGCCGCGGCTGCTCAACCAAGTTCACCGACCGATTTCCCTTTACGAAGAGATAGTCGTGCATCAGGTCGAGAAACTCAGGATAATCGTCGTCCGTTACGAGCCACTTTCCACCACCCGACATTCCAGCGACACTCGCTTCATTTGATTTAGGGTTCCCTCTCTTCCCCAGGAAATCTGCGAGCGGATGCCCCTTCAATGCGAGAAGAGTACTCATCCTGTTTGCTGTTTTATGCTCCGCTTTTTTCAAAGTCAAATTTACGCGACCAGCACCTCCTAAAGAGGCTCTTATCTACAAAACAGTAAATACATGCATGTCAAAAAGACTTATGAAAGAGATCCCACAGGTAACGGATAAAACGATGCGTGATATGGGCATCTACTATATCCCTGATACTGCCAGCATCACAAAAGGTAAGGTTCTTATCCAGGGCCCAGACGACAGTCCGTTCGAGGGCTGTTTTTTCATTTTTCAATTCGCATTTCCAGACGACTATCCCTTCTCACCACCCAAAGTAAACGTACTCACAACCGATGGACTTACTCGTTTTCACCCGAATCTTTATGTCGAGGGTAAGGTGTGCTTATCTATTTTAGGTACCTACACTGGTCCTAGTTGGCAGAGTACAATGAGTCTTTCAATGGTTCTTTTATCCTTGAAAGCCTTACTTGATACAAATCCTCTTTCTCATGAACCAGGGTATAGTTCCTATACTTTAGCAAATCCTCTCGCATCCACCTATGCATCTTTTGTTCAACATCAATTGGTTGCACTCACTCTATCAGAACTTCGAGGATCTGAGTGTTATAAAGGGGTACAAGATGATTTACCCGACGACTTTAAAGAGAAAACACTCGTCTCTTTGAAGAAAGTTATTATGAAGAATTTAGAGTATTCAGACACTCTTTACACCGAGATTCCATATGGAATGAGAGGGTGTACACGATGGAAAGTACTTCATAAAGAAGTTCTTCTGTTAGAAAAGAATGGCAACGCTCAAAACAATGATTAAACAGGGGTTTGGCCTCGGTATTGGCTTTTTATCCGCACATATGATTTTTATCTTTGTTGGAATCCTTTTTTTCATTCCCGGATATCTACTCTTCGTTTCACAGGAAAACAAAACGGACCCGACTGTTTCAAAACAGATTAGTGGCCTCATTCTTATGCTTCTAGGTGTTGTGCTGGCGGGAGGAATTGGCTTTGGCTTCTTGATTGATGCCATCGGTGATTTCTCATGAAACGAACTGCCTAAAAATGAACGTTGTTCCTTGGTAGGGATTAGGCAACGAAATGAAATTTTGCCCTAAAGATGGATATTATTTGTATCTGGATGCGGGCACGGTGGGTGGGGGTGCACAGAGCATGTCTGACACAAAGACATTGAATCGTCTCTGTCGGCGCTGTGGATACACTGAGAAGGACTCTGACGGAGGTCTCATTACAGAGACCTATCTTCAGCAGAGAGCGAGTGAAGGATACAAAATTCTCTTGAATGAGTTCACTCGCCAGGATCAGACTCTTCCGCACATCAAGACGATCAAGTGTCCGAAGGAGACGTGTCCGACGAATACAGGAGGTATTGAAAAGGATGTGATTTACATGAAGTATGATTCTGCTGCCCTGAAGTACATTTACATCTGTAATGTCTGTTCAACGCAGTGGAGATCTCGGACTGATTGAGATATAATGTCGTGACTCTATAATAACGAAGCCTTGGCTTCGTTATTATAGAAGTCCCAGGACCTAACTGGTGATAAACTCTGCAATAAAGAAGCTCAAAGAGCTTCTTTATTTCTGAGTATCACCGGTAGATGTATGATATTATAAAAAAATCTTTTTTGTGATGTGAGGTTATTGTCACTAAAGAGATTTTCAGCAGTATCTTTAGAGAGGGTATGCAATCAGTGTTTTCATCATTCTTAACACTAGGAGCGAAAGCCGGCGCCAGCGCCGCTGCGCAGAAGGCCGCAGTAGATGCTGCCACACGTGCTGCTACAGCTGCAACACGGGCTGCTGCAACGAAAGCAGCGCGCGCAGGGGTTGTAGGGACTGCTGAGGGCGCTATTGGGACACTGGCTGTTAAAGAAACTGCGGCGGCGGCGGCAAAGGTGGCGACTGAACGAGCTGCTGTACAGACGGCGGCTAGACAAGCAACTGGGGCCGCGGCTGCTAAACAAGCTGCCGCGGCTGCAAGCACGAAAACTGCAACAGCAAAGGCGGCAGCACAGACAGCTCAAGATCTGGGAACAACTGCGGCTGCAGATGCAACCGCTGCAGCAGCTAAAGCTGGAATCTCAACTACCGCGAATACGGCTGCTCAAACTGCGGCTGAAGCTGCGGCTAGAGCTGCTGCTGAGCAAGCAACTGCAGATGCAGCTGCACATACAGCCGCCCTTGCAGCAGCAAAAGAGGCTCAAGGCCAGGTAGTCGCAGATGCAGCTGCCGATAAAATCGCAAGCGCCGCCGCAGCCACAGCAGATGATGCAGCGGCGCGGGCGGCGGCTTCGGCGGCGGCGGCGACTAATGCGGCTGTTAGCGATGCTGCTGCCAGTCGTGCTGCAAAATATCTAAGTAATGCAGCTACGCAAGAACTACAACAAGCAGCAACAAATGCCACGGCCGCTGCCGCTGCCATAGCAAGGCAAAGCCCAGATGCAGCGCGACTTGCGGCGGACGCTTCTCAAGCAACGCTCAACACGGCTAAACAGGCTCGAGTAGCTGCATCCACGTTGGCGAATAGCGCTGCCGCAGATGCAGGTGCTAAGACGATCATAGTTGGTACAAAAACAACGGCAGTGGGCCTAGCGGGTGCCGCAGTTACCCGTGCGGGTGCCGCTTTACAGGATGCAGCTAACGCTTTACTAGGCCGCATCGGTGCAAAGAAGGCAACTACAGAGGCTTTATCTACAGCCTCGGGCGAATTATCAAGTATGGGTGTAAAGGTCGTAGAATTAAAAGCGGTTGGGCAGGCACTTCAAGACTCTCTCGCGGCGGTAGGGGCACGTGATGGGGTAGCGGGTATTCAAACTGCACTCGCAAAGTCTGCAGCGACTACACTTGCTGATGTAAACAAAGCGACATTGACGCTTGGAACAATGAAGGCTGCATCTGCTACAGCAAAAAAAGCCGCAGATGCAGCCGCCACTGCCGCTGCCGATGCAGCCAAGGATATTGCATTGAAAACGGGTAAAAGAGATCTAGCCCAAGGGGCAGTCGATACGGCGACAAATACGCTTGCGACCGCAAGCTTAAAAAAGGAGGCCAAAGATGCTGCAAAGAAGAGTACAGAAGAGGCTGTAACGCGCAGTGTGACTGAATTAGACGATGCAACTAAAGCCCTTGCAGCAGCTTTAGAAGCTTCAATAAAGGCGAAGGGATCTGTAGATGATTTGGTAAAGAAGGGAGCAAAACAAGGAGATTTAGATGCGGCAAATAAGGTTGCAGTCGATGCCGCAAAAGCACAAACGGCCGCCGCCGCTGTTGTGAATACAAAGAAGACTGCACGAGATCTCGCAGAAAAAGCGAATGTAGCAGCAGCATCTGAGGCAAGTTCTGCTGCCATAAAGCTTACACAGAAACAGGCAGCAAAAGATGCTGCCGATATAGCCCTTGGAAAAGCATCCAATGATTTAGTTTTGATAGCTGCAAAACGTGATGCCGTGGCAGCTGGAAAAGTGGCGGCAGACGAATCACTCGCTCGCGCAAGTAGAGAAGTGGATGATATGCTGGCAAATATTGCGGGTAAACAACAGGCAGTACAGGCTTATAAAGATGCATTGTCGGATTTTCTAAAGAAGGGTGTGGCCGATGCAAATAAAACAACTGCCGACACAGTTTTAGCTACTCTTAAAAGAGATGCAATTGATGCTGCTACAAAATTTAAAGAAGTAGCTGGAACGCGTCTTGCTGCGAAGCAAGCTGTAGACAATGCGAAGGCTGGCGCGAATCAGGCGGCCGAGACAGTTATGGAAGCTGCAAGAAAGGCGAGAAACGCCGATGAGTCTCTTAGTATAACGAGTTCTATATTAAAGACAGCAGAAGAGAAATCTGCAGCGAAAGCAGCGATAAAGAAACAGACGGATGAAGCGCTTAGTTCGGCGACGAATGAATTCGACGAAGCCTCTAAATTACTTAGAGATAAGAAGGTGTTAGCAGAGAACGCTTATGGAAAATTGGAGGCAATGGCCTTAGAGAGTGTAAGCACGGAAGAGCATGCTGCAGCTAAAGTGCTTGCAGATAAGACTGCTGCAGATGTTGTTACGCAAGAGGCTATTGTGAATGGAAAGAACTCTGTAAGGAAAACTGCGGCAGCGGCGGCAGAGAAGGCAGAGAAGGCGGCAACCGATGCGGCGGCGAAAGTTACAGAGAAACAGACTGCAAAGAAAACCGCAGAAGAAGCTATGCATACTGCTGAAGGTGAGGTTGCAACGGCCTTAGTACATTTTAATTTAGCAGACGCTAAGAAGATGATAGCTGAAGAAGCAGTTTCAAAGGTACAAAAAGAAATAGATGATGCAGGTGCTTCTTTAGTCGAGAAGAAAACGGCGGCAGCACTCTATGAGGCGTCGGCGAAACAGATGCAGGTCAAATTTTCAAGTAAATCATCAAAGGACATACTTGATCAGGGGGCAGCGACAGCTGCAGATAACCTCACCGCGGCCACGACTCGGTATGGCGAGAAAAAAGCAGCTAGTAAAACGGCACTGTCTAGTTTGAATGATTCGGTAACAAAACTCCTTGCGGCGGTAGGCATACTCGCAAAGAAAGATGCTACACAAAGAGCAGCAAAGGATGCTCTAGATGAAGCAAACTCTATCATGGCAAAGGCGACAAAAAGTGTTGATGATGCCCTTTCAGATAAGGCTGTTAAAGATAGAGCCCTACAGGAAATGGAAAAGGAAATAAAGGACTTCGAAGCAACATTCGCAGAGAAAAAGTTGGCCGCTACTCGTTTTAGTGATGAATTAAAGGCTCTAGAATCAAGCGGCGCTTCAAAGGCAGAGCGTGATCAAGCACAAAATCTTGCAATTGCTGCTAACAAGGAAGTTGATATCTATATGGGGCGTCTAGACTTAAAGAAGGGTATCTTGAATGCGTTAGGCGATGAACTTTTGAAGTCGAAGAATATTCTTGCAGAATCTCTTGCAGAGTTGGCAAAAAAGGAATTGGTAAAACTAACAGCAGAAGAGACGTTACGGCTAACGAAAAACAATGCAGATAATGCCGCAGCGAAACTTCTTGCAGCACAGGTAGTTAAAGGAAAGCGTGCTGTGGCACTCGAAGAGATTACAGTGGAACTCGCGGATGAAGTGAATGCTATTGCAGGAAAAAGGGCGGTGGCAAATGCGTATACGAAGGCCGCCGGCATTGTGCGCAGTAAGGCCGACCTTTCAAAAGCAGCAGATGATCTTGCGGCTTCTGCAAAGGCGGCACAAGCTGAGGCGGATGCTGCAAAGCTAGTCTTAGATGGAAAAAGGGGTATAAAGGAAAAGGCACTTCAGGAAAGGTTATATGCGGAAAATGTTGCACTTTCTGCAAGTGAGACTATGCTCCGTAAAAAAGAGGCGAGTACTCTTGCGAATGCGAACCTTCTTAAAGCACAAGGGGCTCTGGATGCTGCAGCTGGTGTAGTTGCTAAAAGGAATGCGGCAAAAAAAGCATCGATAGAGGCATTGGCGACTGCGGAGACTGAAGTGAATCAGGCTGCCGTGAATCTTGCAGCAAAGAAGGCGGAGGCGAGTGCACTTGGAGACCAGTATACGTCGCTGGTCGCGAAGGGTGCGTCAGATGCACAGGCTCAAGCAGCACGGGCCGCCCGCGAGGAAGCGCTAGCAGCACTAAAAACCGTAAGTGATACGCATTCCTTAAAGGTGGCGACCCTTAGCCAAGCGAGGGCCAATCTTGATATTGCAACACGTGCCGCTGCCTCGAGTGGCGCCGAGCTGACCGAGAAAAAGGCAATTCAAAAGGGTTTAGCCGATGCAGCCACAAAGGCGGCAGAGGATTTCAAGGGGGCTGGAGAAAAACTTGCGAGTGCAGAGGTAAAGAAGACAAGTACCTCTGCATCCTTTGCAAATGTAAGTAGAGAGATTTTAGAAGAGGAAGGGGCTTTAGCGTCTAGAAAAGCAGAGTTAAAGGTTTTTCAAGATAGTTTAGATTCTCTTAAGCAGGAACAGTCTGCACTAGGGGGTAAAGAATTACTCGATGCACAGACAAAGGCGCTCCGAGGCCAGGCCGACGCCGCAAATAAGCATTTAGACGAGATGATTGCAGCACGTGTATCAAAGAAATCGGAGCTCGTGGCTGCAGAAGAGGTGGCGGCGAAAGGTGCGGCAAATGTAGTTCGTAAGAGGGGGGTTCAAGCTGAAGCAGATGCTGCATTACAAGCCGCGAATGAGGGGGTCGCAGGTGCCTCGCGCACTCTTTTATCAAAGAAAACTTTTAAGGGGCAGGCTTCTGAAGCGGCGAATAGGGCGGAGAACGAAGTGAGTCAGGCTGCAGCCGACCTTGAGGCAAAGAAACTCTATGCGAATGAAATGAAAAATGCATTTGATGCATTAAGCAAGGGGGCTGCAACGAGTACACAGAGACAGGTGGCAACGGATGCAGTTACAAGGGCCGCGAAAAATGCAGAGGAGGCCGCGGCTACCCTTGAACTCAAAACAGCGCAACGTGTGTTTGCAAAGAAAACGCTAGAAGTGGCGGAGGACACCCTAAAAGATGCAGAAAAACTGGTTGCAAGTAAGAAGGGTCTACGAGATCTGGCACAAACCGGTGTGGTGAATGCTCAGAAGGAACTAGATACTGCTGGCGCGGCGTTAACGGAGGCTGTCTCCAAGAAAGAGGGGGCATCCGCTGCAGCGGGCACTGCGGCGGGTGAGTTGGAACGGGCGTCCTCTGCTCTTCAGGAGAAGATAGCGGCAGCAGCAGCGCTTAAGGAGTCCTCGGCCTCCTTAGCTGGAAAAGGAGCAGTCGAGGGTACTTCCAGTGCAGCAAGTGATGCCGCGAGAGCCGCCGACGAAGCCGTCGCTGCCGCTCGCCGTGACATGGATGCAAAGCAGATAGTCCTCAATACTGCCCAAACAAATATGGATGCAGCAACCTCCGTGGCGACCGCGGCTGCAAAGACCCTTGGGGAGAAGAAGGCCGCCAAGGAAACGGCAGACACCTTGGTAGCAGGTGCTCAGAAGAATTTTGATGATGCCGCTGCCACTGTTGCAGGAAAGGCGGCAAAGAAAGAAGAAGCTTCTGTAGCCTTTTCAACTGTAGACGATGAGGTAACGCAGGGATTGAAAAACCTCCAAGAAAAGATGCAGGAAGCAGCAGCGATCAAGGGGGCGCTCGACACAGTTACATCAACAGGTAGTCGCGACGCGGCAGCAGCTGCAGCGGCGCGTGCCCAGGAAGATGTGATTTCCGCGACGGCGGATCTTGCGACAAAAAGGTCTGTATCTGCGACGGCAAAGGGAGATCTTGATACTGCAACTCGCCTTGCGCAGGAGGCACAAGAAGCTGTTACAAAGAAGGAGGGTGCAAGAAATGTAGCACAGCAAGGTGTCGAGAAGGCTCAAAGGGAGTTAACGGGTGCTGAAGGGGACCTAGCAAAAGCTACTTCTAAGAAGGAGGGCAGTTCAACTACACTGGCTACTGCATCTGATCAGTTAAGTAGTGCAGAGAAAGCGCTCCAGGAGAAGATAGTGGCAGCAGATGCGCTCAAGGCGTCTGCAAATGCTGCAACAAACGCTGCTACCCCTGCATCTAGGCAAGCACTTGATGCCGCTAATACCGCAGTTGAGAATGCCAAGGCACTTTTTAATACAAAGAAGGGACTCCGTGATACTGCTCAAGCGGAGATGGATGCTGCAACCTCCGCAGCGACTGCGGCTACAAAGACTCTTAGCGAGAAGAATGCGGCAAAAGTCGCCGCGGACAAGGTATTAGAAAATGCTCAGAAAGAGCTCAATGAGTTCGCTGCAGATCTTGCTAGGAAAGAAGCGAAGAAGGTAGAGGCATCTAATGCCTTTTCAGTGGTAGACGCCGAGGTAACACAGGGATTAAAAGCCCTTGAAGAAAAGACGCAAGAGGCGGCTGCAAAGAGGGCTGCTGCAGATGCCATGATAGACACCGGTAGCCGCGATGTCTCTGCAGAGGTTGCGGCCCTTGCACAGAAAGATATAGACAAGGCTGTAGCAGATCTTGAGCTGAAGAAGTCTGCGCTTGCGGCGGCAAACGATACTCTTAAAGATGCAAATCGTGCTGTATCCCAAGCAGAACAGGTCCTGATCGATAAAACGGCTGCGCAGAAGATGGCGAGCGAGATATTCGATAATGCTCAATCGAATCTTGATGATGCTACACTTGCCTTGGCAAATATGCAGGCTAGAAAGGAATCGTCGTCGGAAGCCTATTCCAGGGCAACTTCTCAGATGCTTGAAGCAGAAAAGGAGTTTGTAAGAGGGAAGGCCTCGTTGAAGGCATATGAAGATGCAGCACAGGAAAGTGTTGGTAGATCATCTATAGAGGGTGCTGTTCAGTCTGCACAGGCGTCTGCAGAACGGTACGCGAGAGATGCTGCAGAGGCGGCGACTGAGTTGGAGGGAAGAAAGGCGGCTTCCCTTGCCGCAAAGAATAGTGCAGATGCTGCGGATAGAGTTGTAAAGGATGCGGAAGCAGCAGTGCTAGAAAAAACAGCTGCTCGCGATGTAGCAGATGAAGTGCTTGCGGGTGCAAAGGCGAATGCGAAGAAGGCCGAGGCAGATCTTGCGACAAAGGCAGGAGAAAAGACGGCTGCAGGGGACGCGTTGGCTCGTGTAAAGGGCGAGGTTGATGATATGGAAAGGGATATTCTTGAGCGGCAGGGAAAGATAAGTAAAGCGACAGAGGATCTTGCGGGGGCGCTAGACGATGCGAAGAAGCAACAGATTACTGTTGATTTAAAAAAGGCTCAAGATGATCTTGTTGCTGCAACGAAAGCCCTAGATGAGAAGAAAGTTGCGCGCACAAATGCAGAGAATGCTATGAACGCGGCGGATAGTGCAGTGGCGGATGCAAAAAAATTGTTTAATGAAAAGGATGCAGCGGCCACTGCCGCAGGAAAGGCGGCGCGCGAAGCACAGGATGAATTGGATATAAAAACGGGTATTCTTGCAGCACGAAAGGGGGATAAGGAGGGGGCGAATGAAGCGCTCTCCGTATTCGATAAGCGAGTTGCAGATGCTGAAGAGGATTTAGCGGCAAAAAAGGCAGCAGGAGATGCATATGGAAAGACTCAGAAGAATATTGGCGAACTTCCGAAAACGGAGGAGGGGGCCATTGCCCTGAGGGAGGCGTCGGGTAAGGCGGATGCCGATCTGGCTGCGGCAACGAAGACACTTGATGCAAAGAAGGCAGAGAGAAATGCAGCAAAAGAGGCGGCCGATCGAGCGCAGCGGGAAGCAGATGATGCTGCCATAAAATTATCTGAAAAGCAGGGAAAGAAGGATCTGGCAGATATTAATCTCAAAAAGGGAGAGAAAGATGCCCAGGGTGCACAGGCTGCTGCAGATGCAGCGGCGGCAAAGGCAAAGAAGGCGGATGACGATCTGAAGAGTATAGACGCAGAAGTGAAGGCAGCAGAAGACGATTTGAATCTGAAAATAAAGGCGAAAGAAGAGACGGATGCAAAGGTGAAGGCGGATGCAGAGGCAAAGGTGAAAGCGGATGAGGCGGAGGCAAAGGTGAAAGCGGATGAGGCGGAGGCAAAGGTGAAAGCGGATGAGGCGGAGGCAAAGGTGAAAGCGGATGAGGCGGAGGCAAAGGTGAAA